CCACTGGCAATCCAATGAAAAAATCATCACCTCTTGGTCAAAATATTATAGCTGCAGTTATAATTCTCCTTGCAGAACCTTTGATAATTATGGTGGTATGGAATGCTTTCATACCAGGTATTTTTGGATTGTCAACTTTGGGATACTGGTCTGCAATGGGATTGTCTGCACTTTGTAGTATATTATTTAAATAATGAAACACCACATACCTGACTATCGTGAGATCCTTGACCGACTACAACCACTTGCTATTCAATGACCACGCAAAACTTTTATCAAGCATTAGAAAACTATAAAAATGCTTATGCAATGATGGAACTAAAAAAACAATTGAAAAGAGAAATGCCTCCTAGTGGTAGTTCTTTCTATAGATATTTTTCTGATCCTAATAGTAATCCACCATCACATCATACTCTTGAAGAACGCATTGATAATATGTCACTTGTAAAGTGTAAAGGACATGCTGTGTTTAATTATTACTATTCACAAGCTGCGTTTGCAATCCAATGAAACCAATCTAGGAACTGTCCACCTCTGCTTGACGGGGGTGGTTTTTTATTGTATAATTAGTATTCAACTATCTATTAAAATTATGTCCGAAGAAAACAAAGAAATTGCAGTAGATATTGACGCTGAGGTTATTGAAGAATCTGAAGAAGAAATTCCACAGATGTCTGATAAACAACTTAGAAGTTTTCAGAGAGATAAAATTACTAAAATTAATAGAGCACTCAAGACCATTCGTAGAAGAGAGAAAAATTTTATGACCATTATCAATAAAATGGATACTAAATAAAACACAATCATATGAAACACGTCTTATTTACATTGTATGATTGTAATAGTAATCTTTTAAATGATGAGGAATACATAAGACAACTTCTTTATGATACGACTCATGTTATGGGTGCTACTTTTATAAACACCCATACACATAAGTTTGAACCTCAAGGAGTAACTGCTGTAACTCTACTAGCAGAAAGTCATATTAGTATTCATACTTGGCCTGAAAATGGTATGGCGATATGCGATGTATTCACTTGTGGTGATGCTAATCCTAAACGTGGTGCCATATACATGGGATTGAAATTGGAAGCAAAAGATTACACTGCTCAAATTATAGACAGAGACAAGACATGAAAGCAGTAGTTTACACAAAAGAAAATTGTCAGTGGTGTGATAGGGTTAAGTATTTACTTAGTCATTTAGAAATTGATTATCTTGAATATAAATATGATAAAGATTTCACCAAAAAACAATTCTATTCGGAGTTTGGAGAAGGAGCAACTTTCCCACAAGTTTCTATAGATAATAAACATATAGGTGGATGTAAAGATACACTTCAATATTTTCAAGTCAATCAAGTGTTATGAGCAAGACAGATACAATTTGTGAATTCGTAGACACTATTGTAGATCAATATTCAGCTACGAAGAAAAAAATAAGAGTTGATTTTTATAAGTACTTTCAGTCTGAAGAGATTGATCGTAGAGTGATTAATGAATATGCTTCCAATTACATTTATCAAGTTACTGATATCATAGAAGAGATCAGTGGTGCGTTAGATGGTGATGAACTTCTACAGGAAGCATATTCACATTTTAAAAAACCAGAACTTCAGGAATTTAAATCATTATTGAATCGATTTGTTTCTGATGTTGAGAGATATAAAGACCATAAAAAAATTGTTCGTAGGAAAAAGGTAAAGACACCTGAACAACTGGTCAGGGGCTTGCATATTCAGACAGAACCCTTTATAATAGGAGAGAACAAATACACTTCAGTGCCGACTGACCAAATTATTGGATCTACGTCGGTTTTCTTATTCAATACAGTAACTCATGATCTTCTATTCTTAAACGGAGAGTCTTTAAGTTGCAAAGGAGCAAAGATTACTGGATACAACAATTTATCTGGACTTAAGAAATTAAAAAAAGTTATTAATACTATTGATTTAATTTTGAGTTCCACTCCATACAATTGTTGTTCAATCTTTGACTCACTACCAAATAAATCACGATCTGTACCTAGTACAGTGTCTCCTAATTTTGCTTTGATAAAAGTTTTACAATGAAATCATCAATCCCTGACAAGTATCTAAATACTAATGTGAGGGCCATGGTAAGTGGAGGGTTGCCAGAGCCAGAAACAGAATCAGAACCAGATGTGGAAGAAATTCCAGATCCGTCAAGAAAACCTATCCTCCATCTAGACACAGTTATTTCTTTTTTTAAGAAAGGTTTTAGGTTGGAGGTTAAATTTACCAGAGAAAATACATAGGAGAAAGAACATGACGGAAGTAACTAGTATCCTTTTGACAATCATGTTCAGCGTCACAGGGACAGCAATTGGATTTATTTTTGGGTGGTTTGGCAACAACTACTTCACTGCTTTTATGGAATCTCAGATGGGAGAAAACATTCATCCAGAGATGATGGATAACGAAGGTTATCTTGTTACTGAAGAACTTCTTGCTGTTAGATTTATTGATGAAGAAGATTGGAGTGAAGACGACGAGGATTAATTATGATCTTAATTGACATGAATCAATGCATGATCAGCAATCTGATGATGCAAGTGAAATCTAATGATGGTCTTGACATCAATCTTGTCAGACATATGGTTCTCCGATCATTAAAGTATTATAAAAAAACTTTTAGTGATGAATTCGGAGAACTAGTACTGTGTTATGATTCCAAGTTTTATTGGAGACGTGAATTATTTCCTTTCTATAAACAGAATAGAAAAAAAGACAGAGAAAATTCTGCTCATGATTGGGGTGCAATTTTTAATTGTCTGAATACAATTCGTGATGAAATTCGTGATAACTTTCCTTACGTTGTAATAGAAGTTTATGGTGCGGAGGCTGATGATATTATCAGTGTTATTACAAATCACATTGTGAATAATTGTGATGAAAAAATTCTTATTCTTTCTGGTGATAAAGACTTCCTACAGCTCTCAAAACATTCTTCTGTAAGTCAATATAATCCTATTCTGAAAAAGTATCTGACTCTAGATAATCCCAAACAATTTTTACTAGAACACATCATCAAGGGAGATAGAAGTGATGGTATTCCAAACTTCCTATCAGATGATGACACATTTATTTCTGGTAAAAGACAAAAACCTATCAGCAAAAAGAATCTCTGTAAGTGGATAGATTCTACGCCAGAAACTTTTTGTAGTAAAGAACAACTCAAAAACTATGAGAGGAATAAGAAACTTATTGACCTCAGTTGTATACCAGAGGAAATCACTAAGAAAATCATTGATGAATTTGAGTTGTTAAATAGTAACGTAAAACGAGGAGTACCAATTAACTACTTCGTAAAACATAAGTTAACTACACTATTGTCTGAAATGGAGGACTTTTAAAATGGCTTCAGAATTACCAGTTGAAAAGATGCTTTTGTCTGAGGTGCTACAGAAAGTATCTAATGCTAAAACAAAAAAAGAAAAGATTACGTTACTACAAAAGTTTAAAACACCAGCACTTCAATCAATTCTTATTTGGAATTTTGATGAGAGTGTAGTATCGATGCTTCCTGTGGGTGAAGTTCCGTTTACACCAAACGATTCTCCTAAAGGAACTGAACATACAATTCTACTTCATGAATACAAAAAACTATATAATTTTGTTAGAGGTGGTAATGATGGATTGCAAAGAGGTCGTCGTGAGCTGATCTTTATTCAGTTACTTGAAGGTCTACATGTTGATGAGGCAAATGTAATTTGTCTGGTGAAAGATAAACAAATTGGTAAACGCTATAAGATTACTAAAGCATGTGTTTCTGAAGCGTATCCTGAAATTCAATGGGGGAATAGGGCTTGAAGGTACTCCATAGCGACTGTGATCCATCGCTTGCAAATGACAGAAGTTTACCCTATACTGCATACTTAATTGAGTACCTGCAAGATGGGATGACTAAGTTTGACATCGTAATTGGTCGTAATCGAGTAGAGATTTTTGACCATTACTATGATAATTACCGTCATGATTTCAAGAACATGACACAAACAGAAGGAAGAGTAAATCCCAAACTGTGGGGAATTAAACCAAAAGAATCCAAGAAAAAGTAATTATGAAAGTAAGTCTCGTTACCGTCACTCCCGACGCTGAACAAACTATGGGGTATGTTGCTCGTGTGAGTAATCCCGCTAATCAAGATAATCCTAAAGTTTCAAGACTTCTAAAGTATTGTGTTGATCATCAACATTGGTCTGTGTTTGAACAAAGTTTCATGACTTTGGAGATTGAAACTACCAGAGCTATTGCAGCTCAAATTCTTCGTCATCGTAGCTTTACATTTCAAGAATTTTCACAACGGTATGCAGATAGTAGTCTCCTTGGAAACCAAATCCCACTTCCAGAAATGCGACGACAAGATGATAAGAATCGTCAAAACTCCATTGATAATCTAGATCCGTTTCTTGTTCAGAAACTAGAGATGCAAATGCAAACTCTATTTGATTCTTCTATGGCACTATACCAACAAATGTTGGGAGCAGGCGTTGCTAAGGAATGTGCTCGTAATGTGCTACCACTCTGCACTCCAACCAAAATCTACATGTCCGGCTCTTGTCGTTCATGGATCCATTACATCGATCTGAGGTCGGCACATGGAACACAAAAAGAACACATGCAAATCGCAGAAGGGTGTAGGAAAATCTTTATCGAACAGTTCCCCACGGTCGCCGAGTCGCTCGAGTGGACTGTATAAAGTAGAAGTAAAAAAATCATAATGATATCTGGATTCCTTATCGTCGTTTCTTGACATATGAGGAATTCTGTACTATAGTAAAGAGAGTCAAAGGTTCTAACCCAGACTACGATAGGATCAGAATCACCCCTGAGTGCCAAATACTATGAACATTTTTGTGACTGATGAGTGTCCACATGCATCCGCCAAAGTTCTTCCTGACAAACATATTGTCAAGATGCCTCTGGAGTGTTGTCAGATGCTTTCTATTGTTGCGTCTGATAAATGGGGACATGGATATGGTGATCTTCCCAAAGCAGATGGTAAACCATATGCAACTGAAAAAGGTGCTTTTCGCAACCACCCATGTACCATTTGGGCAAATGAAACTGTACCAAATGCTAGATGGTTAATTCTACATGGTCTGATGTTGTGTAAAGAATACACTCATCGATATGATAAAACACATACATGTGAGAAAACTTTAAAAGTTGCAGAAAAATTATTTCCACAGTCACTATGGTCGGACCATACACCATTTGTGAGGGCGATGCCAAATGAGTTTAAACATGACACAAGCATTGACACTTTTACTGCTTACAAAATGTACATTAGCAGCAAACCTTGGGTTGCATCTAATTATCTTCGTGACGAATCCAGAAAACCAAATTGGGTCTAATTATGCCAACATATCCAGTAATAAATAAAACCACAGGAGAGACAAAAGAACTCTCTATGACAGTCTCTGAATACGAACAGTGGAAGAAAGATAACCCAGACTGGGATAAAGACTGGTCTCAAGGTTGTGCATCTGCTGTTGGTGAAATTGGAGACTGGCGAAATAAAGTTCCGAAAGATCTACAAACAAAGATCAATAACATTAAAAAAGGACATCACGGGTCCACTATCCGAGGTTTTTGAGTATGCCAAGAGCAAGAAAAAAGAATACGCCTGACATCAATGGGATGTCTGCAAAACAAATGAAGCGTAGGAAACCGATTAACTCTGATATGTTAGTGGACATTGAACCACTAACTCCAGCACAAGAAAAGGTATTTGAGTATTGGGATAATGGCAAGAACTTGTTCATGTCTGGTGCAGCTGGTACTGGTAAAACATTTGTTGCGTTGCATCTTGCTCTCAGAGAAGTTTTAAAAGAAGAATCTCAATATGATAAAGTTTATATTGTTAGATCTTTAGTTGCTACCCGTGAAATTGGTTTTCTTCCTGGAACACATGAAGATAAAGCATCTCTATACCAAATTCCCTATAAGAATATGGTAAAATATATGTTTGAGATGCCAGACGATCCTTCGTTTGAAATGCTTTATGAAAATCTTAAAACACAAGAGACTATTTCTTTCTGGTCTACATCATTCCTTCGTGGTACTACTCTTGATCGTGCAATCATTATTGTTGATGAATGTCAGAATTTAAATTTTCATGAACTTGATAGTATCATTACTCGTGTTGGTGAAGATAGTAAAATTATTTTCTGTGGGGATCATCATCAGTCAGACCTTGTTAAAGCTGGTGAACGAAATGGTGTTATAGATTTTATGAGTATTCTTAGACTCATGGATGAGTTTGGTATGATTGAATTTGGTGTTGAGGATATTGTACGATCTGGTTTAATCCGTAGTTACCTAATCAACAAAATTAATCTTGGTTTCTGATGTTTAATCATATAGAAATTGACTTACCACATAAACTTGAAAGAGTTCATATAGATGGTAAAAGATATTACAAAATTCCTGGTGAAGATATAAAACTAGTCTCTGTCACTACAATAACTAGTTTTCAATCTGCTAAAAAAATTAAGGAGTGGAGAAAACGTGTTGGTGAGAAAGCTGCCAACCTTAAAACAAAACGTGCTACTAGTAGAGGAACTGGTATGCATACTCTTACAGAACATTTTCTCAAAAATGAACCTTTACCAAAATCAAATCCTCTACCAGAAATATTATTTAATATTGCTAAACCAGAATTAAAAAAAATAAATAATATTCATGCACTGGAAAGACCCCTATATAGTAAGACATTAGGGTTAGCTGGTACTGTCGATTGTATTGCAGAATACGAAGGAGAACTTGCTGTAATAGACTTTAAGACATCAGAGAAACCAAAACCAGAAGAATGGATTGAAAGTTACTTTGTTCAAGCTGTTGCATACGCTTGCATGTTGTATGAAATGACTGGTATAATAGTCAAGAAACTTGTTATCATTATGTCCTGTGAAAATGGAGAATGCAAAGTCTATGAAAAACGAAACAAATCAGAATACATTAGAAAACTTGCTCAGTATATACAAGAGTGGAAAGCTGCTAATGAGTAAAAGTAAAGAAGCCATCAATGAAGTTATAAACGATAAGTTTATGACATCATCAAAATTCTCTCTAGAAATTGAGAGGGTCGTACTGCAAAGTAACGGAGAACTTAATTACATTGAGGCTGTTCTTACTTTTTGCGAAGAGAATGAGATTGAAATAGAATCAGTTCCTAAACTATTATCCAAAGCTTTGAAAGAAAAGATTAAGTATGATGCTCAAAGACTTTCTTTCATGAAAAAATCTTCTAAGGCGAAACTCCCTATTTAATATGGATGGATTTGAAGTATATAAAATTTATCTTTCGTTAAAACTGCATTTCTCTAAAGACAACTACAACTTTTTTACATTCAATGGTAAATCACGTGCTAGTCTAAAGTCGTTTGAGAATAGGAAGGATAAGTATTTTTTCAAAAAACTTGGAACAAAATATAAACAAGATGAAATAGTTCAGTTTCTCGTAAGTCATTTTGTAGAAGACAGTAACTGTTGGATAGGAAACATAAACCCAAACAAATCAAAGACATACTCTGAGTGGCAAAACAAAATTCAGAGTATGTCTTTTGTCTTTCAAAATGAAATGGATTCACTATCAGATATCTCCCAAGACTTTGATAGTCTATTTAAGATTGAAAACGGACAACATCCTATTATGTTAAAGGAACATCTTGCTGGAAATGTAAGTCTTGAGAGTATGGTTATACTTCAGAAGTTGATCAATTACATTCCACATTTCACTAATCAAATTTCTGAACCTATCGTATGGCCTGAAGTTAAGAAAAGAGTAGTGAAATACGAACCTTTCATCTCAATAGAACGAACTAAATATAAGAGAATCCTTCTTAACACATGGAATTTTTTAACAACGAAATAATTCGATCTGAAGCAGCAGAAATGATGCAAATATATGAGGATATCCATGACCTCATGTCGAGTTATAAATTTCGTTCTCAAGAAGGTGGAAAAGAATATCTTTCTAAAATGGAAAGACTTCTAGAACTCCAAGAAATGCTTTACTTTAGAGCAAGGTATTCATCAGAAGATGATGCTAAGGAGTTTGTAATTATGTTAACTAGGACTCTACCATTCGTCGCTCAAGCCGGAGAGACGGATGCTAGTCAAGTCTTTCGCCGTATGCGAGAGGAGATTTCCCAGATGAAAAAACTCGTCGAAGAACCTTGACACCACCCCTGAAACCTGGTACTATAGTCAGGTGGTCAGGAAAAACCACAGGCCAAATACGTACACAATACGGAGAACACACATGTCTTTCGCTGCACTTAAAAAAAATTCTGCATCTTCCTTCGATAAACTGACTCAAGAATTGGATAAGATTTCCAACAGTGAGAAGTCTGGAGGTGCTGATGATCGTCTCTGGAAACCAGAACTTGATAAGTCTGGTAATGGTTATGCTGTAGTTCGTTTCCTTCCCGCACCTGAAGGTGAAGATATGCCTTGGGCAAAAGTCTTCAGTCATGCCTTCCAAGGACCTGGTGGATGGTATATTGAAAACTCTCTGACCACTATTAACAAGTCTGATCCCGTTGGTGAACTGAATCGTCAACTCTGGAACAGTGGTCGTGATTCCGATAAGGAAGTCGCTCGGAAACAGAAACGTAAACTGTCTTACTACAGCAACATCTATGTTGTTCGTGATCCTCTGCATCCTGAGAACGAGGGTCGAGTCTTCCTGTTCAAGTATGGTAAGAAGATTCACGACAAAATCATCGCAGCAATGCAACCTGAGTTTGAAGATGAAACTCCTATCAACCCGTTTGATTTCTGGCAGGGTGCTGACTTCAAACTGAAGATCAAGAAGGTTGCAGGTTATTGGAACTATGATTCTTCTGAGTTCGCATCACAAGGAACTCTTGGTAACTTTGATGATGATAAACTGGAATCAGTCTACAGTAAACAGTATTCTCTGACTGCATTTACTGATCCTTCCAACTTTAAAACTTTTGATGAACTTGAGAAACGTCTTGCTGCAGTCTTGACTGCAAAGTCTCAACCTCGTATTGATGCAGAGACTCAAGAAGACGAAGCTGTCTTCGATACTCCGATGGGTGGAGGATTCAACGATCCAGACATCACAATGTCTCGTCCTACTCCTCAACCAGTTCGTGAGGAACCAGTTCAATCTCGGGTGACTGCAACTGAACAAGAAGCTGATCTAGGTTTCTTTGCTGCACTCGCAGAAGAAGATGATTGATACAGAGAAGGGGGTCTAACGACCCCCTTTTTTTATATCTCTTCGGATAATCTGTATCCTTCTTTTGTTATCTTATACTGTGTATCATAACGGAGCAATCTGGTAATTTCCTGTTCCATAACTTCTACAGCATTAAATGTAGGAATAAAAATTTCTCTCTTCAGTTCATTAATAGAATTTTCGTATTCTCTATTAGTGACTTTTGTCAAATCACTTACGGTTGCAGTTCTATATGTAACTGATCGTCCTGTTAAATCGCCAGTGTTGGTGTCATATGTTTCTGTAGTGGAATAGACATATATATACTCCCAGTTTTTCTCTAGACTAGATGCGCCAGTTATTTTTAGAACTGCGTTTTTATTTCCAGCTCCAACGGTAACCAAGTCTCCTACGTTATAACCAACTCCATTTTCACCTGTAGCATCTGAAATTTCTGCTGCAGTAATTCCACCAGAAGAAACTGATGTGATATCTATTTGAAGATCTTTTCCAACACTAATAGTAGGTATACTATTTCCGACAGAGTATCCAGAACCTGGATTAATGACATCAAATGATGAAACTATACCACCAGTCTGATCTCTAATTTTTGGGTAGTATGTTACTAGATTTTGGTCTGCTCTATTTTGAAATACTTCTACGATAACTCCTCGTTCGAGTACAACATTACCATCAATATCCTTAATCTCATTTGTCTCCCAGTGTCTAGGTTTATCTGCTAGATCTCCATATACTTCTTCAATGTGTTTATCTAACTCGTCACTAGCTAGAGGCCATTGAGTTTGCATATCAAGTATGTTGTTCAATAATAAAATTGCCCAATAATAACCGCCGTCACCTAGTTTATCGTATGCGATGGAGTCTGGAGTTTCACCTGGTGTTATAGTGTATTGTTTTGAAGAAGCATAGATTGCGTTAAAACTATCTCTAGTTCTTACTCTTCTAAAAAGATTTTTAGAAAGTTTAAACTTTCCACGTTCTTTAAAGTCTGGATATAGAAAATCTGGTGTTGCTGTAAAAAACATTTTTAGTATCCTTGTGTTACTAGATCGCTAGTTATAATTTCCATCTCACCGAATGATAATGTTAGGTTGTAAGCAACTGGATATGGATTATCTTCCGAAACCATATGTGTTGCCCAAACATTATCTGGAGTAAATTGAACTTGGATATCTTTACATACACAACTCTTAAGTTTTGGTAGTGAAGTTATCTCTTCCCCCTTTGTTCTCCAAGTGATATCAAAAACTTTTGGTACGGTCAACCATCTATCTGTACCAGAACCAAATCCAGAACCACCGCCATCATTAAATGAATCATTTTTATTTGGTAGAACAGACTCTCTTAGTTTTCTAATTATACTATGAATCGATGCTTGTTCACCAGCATTTCTTGGAACTAGTTTCCAATTAAAATCAAATTGTCTCAGACCAATACCACTAAACACCTGTTCCATGTAAGGGTTTGCAACCTTACCATTAATATTTTGTGTTATTGCATTAGGATCTGCTCCAGTTTTTTTAATTAAATCAAGTAACTTTCCAACTGCGCCTCCTGATGCAAGTTTTTGAATACTTTCAGTTACTTCTGAAGCTGCTTCATCGCCACTTAATCCTTTAAAAACTTCTGGTCCGAACTTACCCAACACACCAACTGCTTGGTCAGACCATTGAGGATTATCTTTAAAAGATAAATCTTCAGGAATTGGCAATAGTATAGTATTTTCCCTGTTTAAAACAGCTGATGTAAATGACATGAATGGTGAGTTAAGTCCAAATGGAAAGAAACTATCTAGTCCTCCTGATCTTGGAGTACTAGGAGTTTCTGTAGCACTTGGTGAGTTAGCCGTTGCACTTGGTTTAAAATTGGATATATCAAGTTGCATATAATCATACGTATCGACCAAGTTAGAAGGCCAATATAAATTATTTGAGTTTAAGCCTGGGGATCCCCCATATTCTCTTCTGCTCATAAATATTTGTATGACATTTTCCTATAGCTATATATGAATACTTTAAAGGGAAAATTTTCTCCCAAAAATATTAAAAAATATCGTGGTGATCATAGATCTATTATTTATAGGTCATCATGGGAACTTAAGTTTATGAAATACTGTGACATGAATAGAAGTATTCTGGAATGGGGTAGTGAGGAGATTGTAATTCCATATAGATCTCCGCTAGACGGTAAAGTTCATAGATACTTTGTTGACTTTTATATTAAAGTTCAAGATGTTAACAACAATATCCAGAAGTATCTTATTGAAGTGAAACCAAAAAAACAAACTAGAGAACCCAAGGTTCAAAAGAAGGTGACTAAAAGATACATCAATGAAGTTACTGAGTACGCAAAAAATCAAGCTAAGTGGAAAGCTGCTCAGGAGTTTTGTGAAGATAGAAATTATAAGTTCATGTTAATCACAGAAGACGAACTTAAGGTATGAGTATCTTTCAAGAGATAACAGATTTAGCAGGAGGAGAACCAAGGTCCTACTCTTGGTATAGGGATGCCGTTAGGATGCATTTCCAACGGTCTGATTTATATTCAGACATGACACAGATGGAAGAAACTATGGTTCCTTCTGCTGGTGATCTTTATCTTTTTGAGTATAAGGCAACGTATGCAAGGAAGTTAAAATTCTATGATGAGTTTCCTCTAGTATATGTGTTGAGTGGCGGACCTAAATTTTATGGTGCTAACCTACATTATCTTCGTTACAGATCTAGAATGAATGTAATACTTGGTCTTGAAAAAGGTAGCGTTAGATTTCCTACACAGTGTTACCACAATTATGTCATCGAAGGATTAGAAACTCCGATGTACAAAATAAATAGAGAAGATTATAAAACAGCTATCTTTCTTCCCGTTGAGAATTTTGTTTCAAGAAGGAAAGGTATGTATCAACAATACAGTAAATCAGCCGTCTGGGGAGAAACATCTCAATGAGTATTAAAGGAATAGAAGAAGAAATGTCGAACTACGCTGAATTTAAGAGCGCAGTTCAAAAATATGGTTTCAGTCTAAACAATTTTTATGATATTAAATTTGAGATTACTGAAGCTGTACCATTGCACAATCAATTAGTTGCCAATAATTTAATTGACTTGAAATCAAATCGCAATTTGATGCGATTATATACTGATGAAGCAACTCTACCTGGTTTGCAATTATCGACATCAGAGTATAGAGTTACTAATACTCCTACTCTGAAGTATGTATACGGTGCAGTTTTTAGTGAAGCAACATTTTCATTTATCATGGATGCCGATGCTACTATTAAAAGTATCTTTGATGTATGGACTAACTGGATTTATGGTTATAGTTTAGATATGAATAGTGGTAATAATATAGCAGATATCTTACAATTAAGAGATGTCTCCACACGTAATAAATTTAGAACTAGATATAGAGATGATTATGCAATTGACATTACTATAATAAAATATGAAAGAGCAATGAGTAGTGATAAGAATAGTAATGTGAGAGAGAAACCTTCATTTTCTCTAAGAGATATTATTCCAGATTCTACTTCTTCGGTTCAAGGATCAAAATTTTACAAAGCAATACCAGTTTATGCTGTCAAGTTATTTAAAGCTTTTCCAGCAAATATTTCTTCTATTGCTTTGAACTCTGGAACTTCCGAGTTATCTAAACTATCAGTTGGTTTTGAATATGAAACTTATACAACTACGGCTCTTAACGCTGGTAGAGCAACCAATTGGATAGACACAGTTAATGATGGCACTGGTGACAGAGCGTTTGACATTTTTAATCTATTCTAGGTCTATAAATAATTTGAGTTAGTATTCCTATATTATAAGGAGTTATTATGCCTTTACCAAAGCTTTCTGCGCCTACATATGAGTTGGTTGTTCCTTCAACTGGTAAAAAGATTAAGTATAGACCTTTCCTAGTGAAAGAAGAAAAAATTCTTCTTCTTGCCATGGAAACTGAAGATGAAAAACAGATGGCGAATGCTGTGAAGACAATTCTTTCTAACTGTATTTTGACTTCTAGATTTAAAGTTGATACTCTTTCGTTATTTGATATTGAGTATATTTTTCTAAACATTAGAGGTAAATCTGTTGGTGAAACTGTTGAGTTAAATATTATTTGTCCTGATGATGGCGAGTCAACAGTTCCAGTAGTTATTGATCTTGATGACATCCAAGTCAAGAAGTCTGATGATCATGATAACATCATTAAAATGAATGATGATGTCTCTGTTGTCATGAAGTATCCAAGTATGGATCTGTTTATTAAAAACAACATGAAAGAATCTACGTCTGAGGTTGATGATGTATTTGAAATTGCATCGATGTGTATTGATCAGATTGTAGAAGGTGAAGAAGTATATGAATCTTCAAACTTTAGTAAGAAAGAGATCTTAGAATTTCTTGAGGGTATGGACACTAAACAGTTCATTAGTATCCAGAAATTCTTCGAGACCATGCCTAAATTATCACATACAGTTACGGTAAAAAATCCAAATACTAAAGTTGAAAGTGAGGTTGTTATTGAGGGATTAGCAAGTTTTTTCGCGTAGCCCTATCACATGAGTCTCTAGAAAATTTCTTCAGAGTAAACTTTGCAATGATGCAACATCATAAGTACAGTTTAACTGAGTTAGAAAATATGATTCCTTGGGAACGAGAGATTTATGTGACGATGTTGGTTGAATACATTAAGGAAGAAAACGAACGTCAAAAGAATCAACAGTAATATGCCAGCACCACTCGCCGCACTAGGAGGAATATTTGCTAAAGGGGCTCTCGCCGGAGGTAGGGCAGCAGCGATGGGTGCTGCTAAACAGACAATAACTGGTGGTATAAGAGAAGGTGTTCGAGGAGCAGCAAGAGGTGCTGTAAAGAGAACTCTTGGTGGTAGAAAAGGTAAGATGAAATCCTTATTGAGAGAAGGGGAATCGGGTACAGTTAAAGGTGGTGGTGGAGGAGCAATTGTTCCTAGGGGAGGTGCTCTAGTTCCTGCCATTAATACGTCAGCAATTGTTCCTGCACCAAAGAGTGAAACAGTAGTAGCAAAAAAATCTAGTAGTGGTGATGACGGAGATGCGGCAATTATTTCATCTCTAGATAATATAAAATCTTTACTGGAACAGATAATAAGTATTGAAGAGGAAGAACAGAAAAATATAAAGGATAGAATTCTTTCTGCATCAAGAGAGAAAGAAAGAGCATCTAGAGATGCAGAACAAGAAAAACAAGAAGAAGATAGAGTAAGAAGAGCTAGAAAAAAACCAGAAAGTCCTATAGTAAAAGGTGCTAAAAAGGCAGTTAAAGGAATCTGGGGTTTAATAAGTGACTTCGTAAAAGACTTTATTCTATATAAGATATTAGATTGGTTTGGCGATCCAAAGAATAAAAAGAATGTACAAAGAATCGTAGAATTTTTTCAAGGTGCAGTAAAATTCTTTGGTGCAGTTTTTAGTTTTATTGGTGGTCAGTTAGGGAGAATGATTGCTGTTATAGGCCCAGCGTTGAAAATATTTGGCGCTTTTTTAACACCTTTATTGGATTTAATCACACTAAAATGGTTAACTAATCCCGAAGAGTTTCTTAAAAATATATTAAACATACCAAAAATATTATTTGAAACTATACCAGAACTTTTTAAGGCTCTAGCAAACTTTATTACATTTGGATTGTTTGAGAATCTTGGTAAATGGGTTGGTGATATTATATCTAATTTTAATCCACTAAAATTATTAGGATTTGGTAAAGAAGAAACTGAAGAAACTTCTACTACTTCGGAAGGAGAGACTCAACAAAAACCACCACAAGAAAAGAAAACAGGTGGTGGCGGCGGTGTAATGTCCATGTTGAATCCAATGAATTGGTTCGGCGGTGGAGATAAACAGACAGTAGATACAGAGTCACTGCCAAAATTAAAAGAAGGTGGTATTGTTTCTCCTCCAGCTGGAGCTAATGGTGCTAAAGGTACTGATGGATCTTCTGGATCTGATGGATCTTCTGGATCTGATGGTATAGATGGTGCTAAAGGTACTGATGGATCTTCTGGATCTGATGGTATAGATGGTGCTAAAGGTACTGATGATAAATCACTTACTCAGGGTAGTGTAACTGTACATCCTTTAGAAAAAATAGTTGATGTAGCTGGAATATCTGAGAACTTAACTAAGGCAATGAAACCATTCATGGATATGATGGTTGCGCCATTTAAAATTATTGGTACTGCCATTGTTGGATTGATATTAAAAACTGTTAGTAAAATTCCATTTGTTGGCAACATTATAGAACCTATCATAAGAATGGCTGCATCTACATTCGGTGTACCGACAAATGTATTGACGCAATTAAAAACTCAGACAAGAGAAGATAGAGAAATAAAAGAGGTTGATAAAGAAAAACTATTAGAAAAGTTCTCGGAAAGTATTAAGAACGTTAAAGAGTCTGTTGAGATCGCAAAGAAAGAAGGTGGGGGTAATGTATTTCAATCTTTCTTCAGTGGTGCTGGTCAGGTGATGGGTGGTATTGGTAATTTCTTGGGTAATTTAATTTCTGCACCAGCGCAGGCTTCATTGAGATCTCCTAGTAGTGGATCTGGTGTTACTAGTGGAGGTGGAAGTAGTTCACCACCAATGCAGTCCTTTGCTTCTCACGCTGATGCAGGTGCTGCTGGAGTAACACAGTATAGTAATACTGAAACTGGAAAGTCTTATCAAAAAAATGAAGATGGAACTGGTTGGTCTGAAATGGCTGCTGCATCATCTCCATCTCCAAGTCTCGCAGCGGCCGCTGAATCTTTGAGAGGAATGTCTAGTGCTTCTGGTCCTGATGGTGGTGCTAATGGTTGCGTGTGGGCAGTTAATAAAGTATATGAGAAAGCAGGAATTACACCACCATGGGGTTCATCATTATATGTACCTACAGCTGAAAAAGATATGATTGGTACTGGTTATGCCCAAGTTTCATATGATCAACGTCAACCAGGTGATGTTATGGTCATGTATGATAGAAAAACACCACCTCAAGCGCATATTGGAGTTGTTCTTGCTAATGGAAATGTTCTTTCCAATTCTTCTGGTAAAGCATCATTTAGTTGGGAAGCTAGTCCTCAAGGATATAATAATTATTATGGTAGTCAAGGTAAAATTTATAGAAGACCAAATGCTGACATTAATGCACCAAATATTGCAACAGATCTTAAACAAAACAAAAATCCTGCAGCTAGTATAGTTCCCACTGCTTCAGCTTCTGGTAGTGCTTTACAATCAACGCAACAAGAAAGTTTACAGTTACAATCATCAGCTAAAACATCTTCTAGTGCTACTCCAACCATTGTTGATTTAGGTGGAGGTCAAGATAAATCTTCATTCCAATCAACAACTCAAACAACCCAGTCTCTTGGTGGGACTTTACCTGCCAATGGATTATGGGCAGTTTTCAAAACAAATCTCTAGTTAAATGTCAGACTTAAACGCAATTGCTCACGGTGTTGATTCTGAGACTGGGGAATACCTAACTCCCCAGGAAAGAAAATCTTTATTTAAAAAAGGTAAGATGAAGTCCAACATTAATGTTGGGGCATTTCGTAGTGGAGTTGCTGGTAATCAGAAATCTGGAGATGGAGGAGTCGGTGGCGGTATAGTAAGAATAACTCCGGTGCCGGTGCAAGATACTAGTGCGATAGTTTCTTCAGAAAAGGGTACGGTAGAAAAGAAAGAATCAGAACCTAAAAGAGATTACACTAAGATAAGAGAAAAATTTATTGAAGTTGAATCTGTATTTAAGAAACTAGTAACAGTAAAGAGTGAGAAGAAAAGACTACACGAAAAATACTTAGATTCTGTACAACCAACACCAAAGACAAGGACTACTAAAAAAGAAAGTGGTCCAATGCCAATGGGCAAAACAATCAATAAAGGTATTGCTAAGGCATCCTTTAATGTCTTTGGTATGCTTGGTGATCTTCTACAGTATTATGTTTTGTCATGGATAGGAGATCCAAAAAATAAAAAGATAGTAGAGACATTCACTACTATCTTTAAGCATGTTGCATCATTTTTTAATTGGTTTGTAACTGGTGTAGTAGATAATTTGCTGACTGGTTTTGCCGAGCTTGTTGGCGGCGATAGCATGTTAGAAAAAATAGGTGGGTTTTTTAAACTCGTTCTTGGTGTTGTTGGTTTGCGATGGTTACTAAATCCACTTAAAATATTAAAAGATCTAAAAAATATATTTAAATTTGGCAAAAAATTTACTAAAATATTCAGAGGTATATTTAAACTTGGTGATAAAGGTTTAAAGAATTCTTTTGGTGGGATATTAAAGTTAGCTGGAAAAGCATTTAGAAAGACTCTTGGTAGAATGATACAAAGAGTATTACTAAAAGTATTCGGTAAAGCAATAACAAAAGGAATGGTTGCTGTAACAAAGACTGTTGTTAAGAGTGTTGGTAAAGTTGTCAGAAAGATACCTGCTATAGGTCCACTGATAGGAATTGCAGTTGACCTAGCATTCGGCGCACCAATTGATGAAGCTTTAGTAAGAGCTGCTGGCGCATTGTTGGGTAGTGCTCTCGGTGCAACTTTAGCAGGAACTGTCGGTACTATACTTGGTAGTGTTTTACCAGTTATTGGTAATTTATTACTAGGTAAGGCAGCTGCTACTGCAGGAGGAGTACTCGGAAGTTTTGCCGGTGAATGGATTGCTGTATCAATTTACAAGGGAGTCAAAGGTTTATTTGGTGGTAAGAAAGAAGAAAAGAAAGAAGATACTCCTGAGTTAGCTTCTGGCGGTGTAGTATCTGGACCAGAAAAAGGATTCCTTGCAATTCTCCATGGTACTGAGGCAGTAATACCAGTTGCAAAGATACCAGAGATATTAACTCTACCATTCAAGGTACTTGGTTCTCATATACTTGGTTCAATATTTGCAGTAGTTGATGCTATGGGTTCTGTTGGTAGATTTGTAAAACCAATTGCTATTAGTGTATTAGCTCCTGCTATGAAATTATTTGGCATGGAAACAGCTGTTGCAGATAAAGATATTGGAAAGACACAAGGTAACGCTGAAACTATTACGAATAAGATCAACAATGAAAAAGAGAAGCAAGATCTCGACAAAATGTTTGGTAAGGATGTCTTCAAAGAGATTGGTGAAATGTTATTGATAGGTGGTGGATCAATATTTGGATCTTTATTTGGTGGACCAGCTCAGGCAGCAACTAGTGGTGGAGGAGGTGGTGGCGCTAGCGGTGGTGCTGGAGGTGGTGCTGGTAACACTCCATCAGGAACTACCTCATCTGTTTCTGGACAAGCAGGTAACATGAATAAAGGTGCTGAAATGCTTAGAAATGCTGGAGTTCCCGATAAGGGCGCTGCATATTTGGCTGGCAATATTCAACAGGAATCATCTTGGAATGGTCAACGTGATTGGGGACAGGTTTTGGGAGATGGTACATCACGTAATGGCGGTTTGGTATCCTGGGCATCGTGGTCTGATGACCCCGCTCGTCTAGGTAAGATTGAAAAGTATTTAGGTAAAAATATTAAAGAAGCTTCTGACGGCGAACAGATTAATGCGATGCTATGGGAAATGAAGAATTATTATCCTGGAGCATATAAAGTTTTCATGGATCCAAATTCTACTGATCAACAATTAGAGAAAGCATCTTATCAATACTGGGGATATGGAGAGGTAGGAGAAAGATATCATTATGCACAACAGGTACTGCAACACCTGCAAAAGTCTCCGAAACAAACTACACCATCAGCAACTGCATCAGCAACACCTGGAGTTACTCCTACACCTTTAACACTAGAACAGAAGTCAACAATGTTCCAGAAGGCAAGTATGCCTGCTTTATCTGCTGACACACTAACTTCTGCTGCACATTCAATACCAGAACAGAAGTCAACAATGTTCCAGAAGGCAGGTATGCCTGCTTTATCTGCTGACACACTAACTTCTGCTGCACATTCAATACCAGCTGCACAAATAACTCCATCAACACCATCGTCTGCTTCTATGCCTGCATTGAGTTCTTCTTTCTCAATTACACAGACTCTTCAATCAAGACAAACCAATAATCAATCAATTATCGCGACAATTAAACGTGGAGATAACTATAATGTTATGAACGCTACAAGTATGGATCTAAATAATACATCAGGTCTTTCAGAAACTTTAGTACTTAATAGGATATAATGGCAAACCAATTCCCAGGAGATTTTTCTCTACGTGAGGTAAATCTTTACTCAATGGATGGAAGAAGAAAGATCGACATCAAAGCTTTGGTGTTAGAAATAACTTTATATGAAAGTATATTATCTTCTGCTCTTCAAGCAACTCTTGCTATAGAAGATATTGGACAGAACTTAATTTCAAGTTTGCCCATTATGGGTCAGGAGAGAGTTGAAATAATAATTTCCAGTGATGGGTATCATTACAACTTGAACTTCTATGTCTACATGGTAGATGGTAGATCTATGAAGGAGAGAGCGCAAACATATGTCTTGAGTTGCATTTCACTAGAAGGTATAAGAAACGAAAACTATAGAATATGTGAAAGGATTGAAGGTAAGAAGTCTAACGAAATTATCACAGAAATTTTACGTAGAGATAGTTTCTCCACAAAAGGATTAGATGCTGACGAAACTGTTTTCCCATTTGATATGTACGTGCCAAATTGGAGAGTGTTTGATCTTTTCAATTGGTTATCCACAAGATCAGTACCCGAATATAAACAAAACTCTGTTGGATTTTTATTCTATGAAACATTTGAAGGATTCAGGTACAAGTCTATAGATGCTTTGTTGGATCAAGATGAATATCCCCAGAAAGATTTTACTTATACATATTTTCCAGGTAATACTACTGGACCAGGATTAACTGCGGCTGATAAGTATCGTATTATGAATTATGCATCACCAAAGGCATTCAACATCTATGATGACTTGAGGAGAGGTGCTTTTTGTCATGACTCTATCTATGTCGATGTTAACAGAGCAACTTATAGAGTCTTTAGAACAAATGCAGATGAGTTCTGGGATTCTAGTTCTCACTTAGAAAAAACTAAACCATATCTTGCTGGTGGTATAGGACAGATGTTGAGTAGAGGAAGTAGATTTATTTACAGACCATCAACAATTAGTACGTTTGGTGACTGGGAGAACATTGATGATTCGGAAAAAAATAATATAGATGATATTAATAAGAACTTTGAGAAAGCTTTCTATAGATATTATTTCATTGAATATAATCAATTAGACATTGCGGTTCCTGGTGACTTAAGAAATCGTGCAGGTAATGTTATAAATATTGCAATCCCAGATCCAAAGAAAGAAAAAGCAGATCGCGTAAAGATTGACAAAAGGATCAGCGGGAGGTATATTGTAGCTGCCGTCAAACATACCATTCTAAATAGAAGTGAACTTCGGACTAACATTACGCTCTCAAGAGACTCGTTTGGCGGTAGTAGATTACCAGATATCGAAGTGTCTGGAGGACAAGTAAACTTAGACGGTACAAACTAATGGAAAAATCTATCGAAGACCATATCGAAAAGGACAGAAAAATCCTTGAAGATCCAAACATTTCACCACAACGACGTAGACACATCGAATCAGAACTTCATGATCTAGAAGAGTATCATGAACATAATCCAAATGATCATCATGATCCAACAACGTTTGAAATGTATTGTGATGCTAACCCAGAAGCAGATGAATGTCGTATATATGAGGACTAATGTCAACTATTAACCCCACACTTCCAACATCAAGTTTCATCGGTAATGGTGATTTTTCTTGGTGGTTGGGTACAGTAGAAAATGCTGATGACCCTGATGCAAGACTGAATAGGGTGAAGGTAAATATTCTTGGTTATCATAAACCAGGAGAAAAGCCTTCTAAGTTACCATGGGCAATGGTAATGTCACCAACAGATTCTGCTGGAGCAAATGGTGTTGGATCTGGGGGTAATCAATTAAAACCTGGTAGTTTTGTAATCGGATTCTTTTTAGATTATCCAGATTGTCAGCAACCAGTTGTTATTGGTTCTCTATTGAGTAAAATCAAACCAATATTTAAAAAAGATTCACAAGCAGCTAGAGATTATCCTAGAGGATTTAATAATACTGTCAGTGGTAATGATGCAACAGACACTGGTCAAAGTGCAGAATCACTAGCAAGTCGTGATGCAACTTCGACATCTGTATCTGCTGCAGCAGCAGATCACTCTGCTGCTAATCCATCTGGAGTTGTGAACGAAATTCCTATAGCAAATGGAAAAAGCGGTGGACAAAAAACATTTGATTCTAATGTTTCATATGCAGTAACTAACATTGTATCTACTGCTAGTCATGTCAGAAGAATCAAGAAGAATACAAAATCAAAACTAACATTAGATCTAGATAAAGAAGAGCAAACCATACCAATTGAAGACTCTACAGATTTTCCACAGAGAGGTATTGTAGAAATCAATGGAGAATTAATTGGTTATGGAAATAAGGCGGAGAAAAAATTAGTTCTAGCTAAGAGAGGTTTTGACGCTACTACACCAGAAGATCATGAGAAGGGTGATGAGGTTAAATTAATTTTAAAAAGTGAATATGTTGGAGAAAAACAAGAGGGAAAAACTGCGAAGAAAGGAGACGTAATTGGAACGTTTACAGACTCTCTAGTTGATATTAAAGGATTTATAGATAAACAACTTGAATTTATTAAAGATTCTATTTGGTGGTTAATCAACCAGGTAAAATCTTTTGTGATGGGACAAATTACAAAGATTCTAAACGCTATAGGTGTCGCAGCAATTTTTCCTTTTCCGATGATGGGGAAAACAATAACTGATATAATCATGTTTATCTTGAGAGAGATTGCATGTATTATGGATGAATCTCTTGTTGAAATGATCTTTGGTGCGATTGAAGATGCAATCCAGTCTGTGATTGATACAATCATGGATGCAATTGATCAGATCCAGTGTATTTTTGATGCTATTTTTGATGCTATTTTTAGTTTGGTTGATATTGTTAATGATATTTTTAGCACAGTTAATGATCTCATCTCATCTATCAGTGCGATTGGTGATATGTCATATTTGTCGGATATATCACAACTAGGTATTACTAGTATACTAGATTTTATTTTCTCTCTATTGGGAATAGGATGTAATAGAGATACTAGAGATCCATTTGACATTTCTTTTTCTGGATGTTCTATTGCAGCAGTTGTTGACTGCGGACAAGGAATTAGTGGAATAGGGATGGATGGCGTGAAAGGAAAATGGAATCCACAATACTCAAAAATTATTGGAACATTTTCTGAGTCCGGCACAATGGTTGCTATGGATGACACACCATATAATACTAGATTGGTTATTGAACATGGTCCAAGTAAATCTGGTATTCATGTTTATGATAATGGTGACGTAAAAGTAACTAATGCGGCAAAGAAAACAGAAGTTACTATTAAAGATCAAGAAGTCATTGTTCATGGTAATGTAAAAATGATTGTTGATGGTGACTACCATCTAAAAGTTGGTAGAGACTATCACTTAGAAGTTCTCGGAATGTATAATATAACTGCTAACCAAGAAAGTAAAGTTACTTTCATGGGAGAACATGCTACATATTTCAAGAATGATTCTAAGTTGGAAGCTAACAATGGTTTAGCAATTGTTGCTTCTAAGATTGGTTTGTCTGCATCTGGTCAATACGAATTGCATTCTCCAATTGCAACTACATTCTGTACCGAACAAAATCACTTTGCATTGGGATCGTTTAATATCACATCAACTTTTTACAATAGATACACTGCTGGTAACATGATGGAGATGACTATTGGTAATGAAATATTATCTAGACTAGGAACTAAATTTGATACTGGTATTGGAATTTCAAATTATTTCCAAACTGGATCAGAAACTGAATGGTGGGGTGGTGCTCATCAACAGGTTGGTATGGGTGTTTGGAGTGAAAACAAACTCGGTGTTGATTCTGAGAATACATTAGGTATAACTCAATTTGCAAAAGCATCTGCTTCATTAGATATAACTATTGGAGCTGCTTTCAAATCAACTACTGGATTGTTATTTGATAATGCACAAGGTCTATTTGCAGAGACTAGTCTATCACCTTTTGTTGTCAAAGCGCCAATTATTTCTATTGGTTGACTTTAACCTTTTCATATGGTATACTATTACTACTAAAAGGAAAATCTTATGGAAGTTCGTCAAGACTCTTTGTTACACAAAGTAAAAGTAAATGTCCTAACGAGAAATGTTACTTTAATCGGGTATGATGGAGAAGAAGTAGAGATTCCAAACAATACTGGTAACGAATTTACTAGGATGTGTAACTTTATTAACGAAACTTTGACCGAAGACATGGTAGAGTATACTTACTAATTTCATCGCGGAACTACCATATAAATTCTCGAAAACCCCAATGAAAATCGGGCTTTAGTTACAAAAAACTCGGGAAAAAAATTCCAGGCCAAAATTAACTCTAGGCCTTTTTGACAAAAATACATTAATATGATCAGAGGAGGATTTAGTCCTCCTTTTTTATTGATTTTTTATCCGTATTTTTCTCAAAAATGCACTCCATCAACCCCTATAAATACAGGGGTTTTTTAAGCAAAAAAGTCTATAAATAAAACCAGGTAAAGTTCCAGCACTCGGAGTAAAATATGGCTCTAACAAGAGTTACGTCAGGTGGTATAGCACCTGGTATTGTAATTAAGTTTGATAGTGATAATACACCCACTAATCCAGCGTTATCTTTTGATAACTCTAGCGATGATGGTACAGGTATGTACCAACCAGCGACGAATGAGATCGCTTTTTCAACATCTGGCGTAGAACGTCTCAGAATTAAAGGAGACGGTCAGATTATTTCTGGTAATGGTACTATTCTTGGTGGTACTAACCCAGACTTTGATAACGCAATCAACGTTATCATGTATGTTAACCAGTCTGATAAGAACGCATCAGACTCGTCGTCAAATGATGGTGGTAATCTAAACCAGCCTTTCAAAACTATTGAAAGAGCACTTATCGAAGCATCGAGAAAGAGTTATGTTTCGGGTGCTGATGATAGATTTGAAGCATATACCATTATGGTTATGCCTGGTGATTACACCATTGATAATAGACCAGGTTATGATGTTGTCACATCACCAGTAACCGATGGTACATATACTGCTACAACTGCTACTTACGACCCGGCTACAGGTCTTTCCGTAATTACCGTTCCTAATCATGGTTTCTCGAATGGTGATCGTGTTAAATTGACAGTTGGATCTTTAACATTTACATGCGCTCTAGATAGTGATGCTACCCAACACTCGTATCCTCGCGTAACAGACCCAGCTTACGATACTTGGTTAAGTGTTTCTAACATAACAACCAACACATTTACTGTTGACGTTGGTGAGACCGCCAATCCTGCAGAGAGAGCATCTCATACATTTGTATCAGCAACCACTGGTGGTATTCTTCACGAACAAACTTCATTTGAAGCAAACCTTTACAGATTCAACCCAAGAAACGGTGGTGTCATCGTTCCAAGAGGTACTTCTGTTGTAGGTTATGACCTCAGAAAGACTGTTATTCGTCCTAAGTTCGTTCCAACACCAAACCTTGATGGTGGTGCAATTGATGGTGATTCTTATCAGGTAAGCTCAGTCAATTATGACGCTGCTACTATTATTGAAAAATGTCGTGGATATATTCAAGAACAAGCTTGGTTACATATCAAGAATACATATCCATCCGAATCTGATATTAATGAAAAATGTAGGAGAGATATCGGTTACTTCATCGATTCAGTTATTCGTGACTTGAGAGAAGGTGGTAACGCAAATACATTTATTGCTGGTGAATATTACACCAATGGTTCAACCACTATTAATCTAGGTAATAATAATTCTACCGAAAGAACTGCTGCTATTGCTGCTTATAATAAAGCACGCGATATCATGAAGGCAGCTTTAGACTATGATATCCAAAGTCAGTGGAATAATAATGGTAATGGTACATCTACTCATGGTGATACATCTCTTGGATCATACTATAATGAATTAACATCAATCACTGCTGGTAGTACTACCTACAATAAGACTGTATGGAGACCAGACATTAATAATAATGTAGATTATAATGGTAATGAGACAGCTGCAAATGAGTGTGCTGAAGCTAGGGATGCAGTCAATACTTTAACTCTAGCGATGACAACCATCGTTGGTAACCCAGATACATATAACGATCTAATTAAGAAGACTGTACCAGTTGCACACCAGACTGCAATCTTTAAGGTAACTGGTGGTTGTTATTTCTGGCAGATGACCTTTAAGGATGCTAAGAGCACTCCAACAGTCAAGGTTCAGTATGATGGAAGTGGTATTCCAACATTTACTGAGTATTCTGGAACATGGTCACTAACACCAGATGTAAATGGTAACCTACCTAATGCACATTCTCACCACAGAGTTGTTTCCTTCACATATGCTGACCAGAGAACAACTGACGGTGAACTAGAGAGATACTATAAGAGAATTGACGCATGGGATACAACAATTGACGGTGGTAACAACAGAGTAGTTCGTACAGAAGAATTCCAGATTGTTGGTGATTCTTCATCTACGAAGACAATCGATACCGTTAATTCTTGTTCACCATATATCTTCAACTGTTCGCTACGTTCTGTTCTTGGTCTCAACGGTATGCATACCGATGGAAGCAAGGTTAAAGCAAACAGCTTCAAGTCGATGGTTGTTGCACAGTTCACGGGTATCTCGCTTCAGAAAGACCCTAACGCATATTGGCAACCAAGAAACAAAACTGGTAAAGTTTATACCAGTGGTTCAGCAACTAATGCAGACAATGATAGTGTCGTAAACAACCCTGCTGTTGATCCAAACAATACGACTCAGAGAGGTCCAGTTTATGCTGACCCAGATGCTGAATATAGACATGATTGGAGACACTTCCACATCAAGGCATCCAACAGTGCATTTATTCAGGTCGTTTCTGTTTTCGCAGTTGGTTACGCAGACCAATTCTTAGCAGTTAATGGTGGTGATATGTCAATCACCAACTCTAACTCCAACTTCGGTCAAATTTCGCTCAGGGCAGCAGGACATAAGTTCCAAGCTGACCCACCATCTGCATTTGGTAAAATCACTGCTCTCATTCCTCCCGCAGGTATTAGTAAGGAGTCGCAGTATTCAGAACTTTATCCTATTGCTACTGATACTACTTGGGAAGTTAACTTAGGTGAAACTGCTACGAAGGATGAGACATCATGGGCAAGTTCTAAAACAAGATTTAGTACATCCGGCAACTCATTCTTCAAGTTATACTTTGAAATTCCTGGTGTAACAAAAGAAGAAGAGATTCCAGAACTAGTAGTAGAATCGGAAGATCTTAATGGTGGTGGTACTGTAGTCAAGAGATTCTTGACTTATGGTTCTGGTAATAACTACAATTTATTCAGAGAATATTATGATACAAGTGGTGTCTTAAGTGCAAATGATTGCGTAATCGTAAACCAAGTTGATGGTGAAGGTGGTGGACTATCCACTTACGAAGCTACTGTTTCCATTGCAACATCAACTAACGATAGTGAAACAAAGAACCATGAACGTGTCGGTTATAAGTGGGATAGAGTTCGTCAAAAAGTTTATGTTGAACTAGATTCAACAAAATCAAATACCAGAACTTATGTTTCTGAATTTATTTTCGCTGATATTGTTGAAACTACTTTCGTTACTGAAACAATAACAAATGACGACGGAAGTACTTCTGTTGTTTCAACTACTAAAGACATTAATGTTCTAGAATATTGGGAAGGTTTCCCTGGTTCAGTAACTACTGCTAAGTTACTTGACCAGAGAGCTTCTACACCTAATGACTTACTTTGGAGAGTTAAGTATATAATTCCAAAGAACTATGTAAATACTGATGGTGAAAAAATTACACCAAAACCACCAGAAAAGAGATTTATCATCCAAGGTACAAGTCCACAAAATGATAAAGATGGTGTTCCTTATACTAACTATAGATTTACTATTTGGGATGTACAAGAAGTACAGACATGGCAAGCAGGTGTAAGAGATGGTGAATATTATCTAACAATCCTAAGAGCAGATATTGATAAGTTTATAGATGGTTCTGATGGAACTGGTTATGAAAATACACCACACGTTCTTCAGAGAGAAGACAATAATGATATCATTATTGCTGACAGACTTTCTGAACTATCATTTGATGATAGAAACTATAGAGTTTCTTCTAACGTTAACTACCTATATCCTTCAACCAATGAAGAAGGTAATATTGGTAACCCAAGAGTACTTTGGAACCCACCACAGACAGATTCTCGTGTAATTGTCGAGCAGATGCCTGGTGATACATCATCAAATGCTAACTACTTCGGTTTCAGACCAAAAGATGTCTCTGTACCAAACAAGAAATATCACAAATCAAATGATAATTCAACTCCATTCCATGAAGTTCCTGCTCTAACATCACTAACCGCTGAAGCTTGTCATAGATTGGTAAAAGCACTTGATCTATGTTATATCAAGTCAACTGCTGGTACTGAAGTAAATGTAAAGGTTGCACCAGTTGCATCTTGGGATGATCGTGCTTCTGATACGTCTAACTATAGCACTGTTTCTACATCATTTAATGTTTATGGTACTGCTACATCATCACAATCTTATCGTATTGGTCAAGGAACCAGTACAATCACTGATCAAAATTCTGTTGATGCTAACAAGTATGGTTTTGCACTTTCAGATGAAGAAAGAAAGATCCCAGTTTGTTCCGCAACAACATCTACTATTAGTGGAACACATGACGCTGTAACTGGCAATACTCCAGGTAACCACCCACAGTCGATCGCACCAGTTGTACCACTCCTAAGACCTTCTATCCTACGTGCTTCTTCACACACTTGGGAATATATTGGTATTGGTCCTGGTAACTATTCAACTGGTTTCCCCAACCTACAAACAAGAGTCCTCAAGGCATACGAACAGTTTATTGCACAGGGTTACGAAAACGCTGGTGGTTTCGTTGCATCTTCTGGTACTAACTCTGCTGGTGATTTCTATATTGGTAATCAAGTCATTCAGGCTGGTGGTCAATCAACAACTACTCTAAACGTACCTAAAGTACGTAAGTCATCCGAATCTAACGCTGTTGATGTCAGTGACCTAGAGAATAGAATTGCAAACAACGTTATCAACGTTATTGCTTCACCTAACAAGAGTTCTGCACAACAGAATCTCCTCAAGGGTCTATCGAACTTCTTTACCACCGCTAGACTAACTGTTACCGATAGAGCAAACATCCAGACTCTATATGTAACTGATAGAATGTTTATTGCAAACAACTCTATCCTCAATGGTGAGAAATTCCCAGAAGGTGGTCCTGAAGGTTATGGTTTCACGAAGGGTGCAAGACCAGAGAAGACTGGTTACATTGCTACTGATACCAATGATAGACTATATGTTTCACCTAAGTTCCTTGATGCTTGGAGAATTAAGAAGAAGATTCTTTCCGCAACTAACATCAACTTAGATAATAACAGAGTTTACATTGAACCACTCAGTAGAACATTTACTTCTGCTAAGAAGAATGATGAATCATTGACTACTGCACTTGCAGAACCAATTACACTCACTGGTAGTATCAATGGTACTGGTGCTATTTCTTCAGTCACATTAAGTGGTCAAAATTCTGGATCATCTCTTGATGATGTAATTAAAGTTGGAATGAGAGTTGCTCAGACCAATAGAAACAAAGATAAGATTAAAGAAGAAGCAGTTGTTACTTCAGTAACTTCAACTACAATTCAACTCGCATATGTAAATTCGGACACAACTGCATCATTTGCATCTGGTTCTTCAATTGATATGTTCGCTGTTGATCAATTAGAATTGGTTGATACTAGTGGTATGCCACCATTTGGTAGAATTGATGTTGAACAAACTCTAGATCACGTTACATCAAAAGATTATATCGAAATTAGTAACGTTAAGTACTACTTGAATCCAGTTATCAACATTTCACTACAGTATGATGAAGTTGATTATACCACAAACACTGTTTCGGTTTCAACTTCACAAAACTTTGCTGCATATGAAAATTATGTAAATTCTGTATTACCAGAAGCAACACAATATGATTTACATACTATTATTAAAAATTATCCATCAGTAGTACAAGTAATTGAAGATTCAGAAGAACTATTAGATCCAAAGTATCTCTACGGTGCTCTTGTGAATGGAGGAACCACTGGTGTAAGTGCTAGTGTTTCATCTACAGTAGTTGGTGAGGGTGGAACTGAAACTGATGGTAGTGGAAATAATGGTGTACTTGTTAATATCGCAACAAACTTCCACGCTAAATTACCATCTAGAGGTGCCGTAACCTTCAGAAAGGTTGATGGTGGACAAACTAAATATAGTACTTTCGTATACGTAAAGAGAACATCACCAGGAATTTCACTACTCAGAAAAGTAACAACTCAGTCCAACAATGACACTGGTATATCTTATACTAGTTCCGATGGTTCAGAAATCTACTTCTCTGGTTCTGTAACATACTCATCTTATGGTGATAAGTGGACTGTAGAAAATGCATTTATTCCTGATGTAGAAGAGATCAGTGAAGACGTTGACATCGAAAGTGCAACTCTATACGAATTGCCAACCAAACCAGTTCCATTTACTGGCAGAATCGATGATACTTATACTGAAGGTATTGTACCAAACCCAGTTACATCTAAAGCATTAGGTGCTAACCTACAAACCAAGAGAACTGTTAAGACGTTCCAACCATTTGAAAATCTTAAGCAGGTCGCAGACTTTGCTCAGGATGCAGGTTTCACTCAGAATGATATTGTTGAAGTCATGATGAAACCAGGTTATTATAGACTATATTCAGATAGTGATAGTGAGTACGGCTCACAAATTACATTCCCATGTCAGTTGAAGATTAATGGTAGTGGTTCTAAGAAGACTACTGAACAGTATTCTAAAGAACTTGCTAATGAACCAGCTGGAAGAATTGGTGGTTATTCAAATAAAACTGTCAAATCTGGTGATAGTGTAAGTTTCTACAGAAGTCCTAAATTTAGTAATAGTTGGGGTGGTAGAACAGATTTACTATACATCAATAGTGTTGGTGATAGATTAGAATCAACTGGTGGTATTAATATTGAAAATGTACACTTCTTGGGTCTCAATGAATCAATCACAAGAAATGAAATTCTAGACAATGCATACTCAACAGATAGTTATACTGTTTCTGCAAGAAGGAGAGTAAGAAAAGCATGGTATGTTAAAGAGTCTAAGGACTTTGATAATTCAACATCTGCTACTGGTGGTGTCTCTGGTGGAATGAGTTTCCAAACCAAGTACACTGGAACAAATAGTACTGGTCAAGGTAGTTTTGAATACTTTATTAATAGTGGAGAAATTACTGAAGACGATAGAGATGAGAAATCTCCAACTGTAGATACAACTACGAAGAAGTCACCAAATGCTAGATACATCAAGTTCAAGTTTGAGAGATCTAAGTTCTCTACAAATGAAGCTAGATTTAATCAATTAACAGAATATGTAATTCCTGGTACTACTTTATATTATTTCCCCAACCAGTCAGGTCAAACACAAGATGCATCTACTAAGAGAACCAGAGTTCTCGATGTTAAGAAAAACACATCAACTGCAAATAGTGTAACTACGATTGATTCTATTGAAGTTATTTGTGCTGTATTTGAACCTTCAAATACTACTAGAACTAGAGGTGATGCTGATATTGATCTAAGTGATATCGGAATGCTTGATGCCGGTATTTCTAGTCCCAACTCTCTAACATCTGGTATTCAAATTATATTTGTTAATAGAAATGGTGATGAATTCTGTACTCTAACTTATAACTGGTGTAAACAAAAGAGAAACCAGATTGTTCCTAAGTCAATGTCAACCAGTGGTGAAGGTTTTGACGATAGTGAATATGATATCCCAGTTGTCTTTGGTATCGTTGCTGGTTATAAGTCAGATACTATTAACCTAGTTATTGATACAAACCCATCTAAAGATAGTGGTGGTATTAGATCGTTCTCAAGATCTGGTGCTGCAAATGGTTCATCTTCAGAGACATCCTTCACATTAACTAGTTCTTCTACTGGTGTATCAACATCTGGCAGTGGTTCTGGTGCTACATTCAAGGTTGATATTGCTGCGGGTAATGGTGGTTTCTATAGATATGATGTTACTGTTGAGGAATTAAATGCTGGTACTGGATTTGCTGTAGACGATACAGTAACGATTTTGGGTACTGCTCTTGGTGGTACTTCTCCAACGAATGACCTAACATTAACAGTTGGTAGTCTATATCCTGCTAAGAAACAATATCCTGCAACTAACCTATTCACATTCTATCCATCAATCTCCGTCTATCTAACAAATAGTGGCGGTACACATCTCGGTGAAGAATATTCTGTAACTATTCCTGGTTTTGCAAATGGTTATAGAAGACTTTATGGTAGACAAGATACTAGATATGTTCTATTTGAAGTCAAGGCATCTGAAATGGGAGCTCTTGGTGATAATGATGGAGTGAATGGTTCTGTTAAAGGACAATTCAGTGGTTTTGGTTATCAGGACATTAACTTTAATGAAAATTCACCTAATATTACGGTGGGTGATGTTACTTTCACTCCTAAGGATAGAAGAAGAACTACGTTTGCTAGTGACCAACAGTTTGAAGCAATTGCAAAGTATAACCTACAACAAGCAGGAACTGGTTATAGACAGTCTGGTTCTGGATTGACTACTATCGGTAGAAGAGTTACATGTAATTATGCTAAAAACTATAAAGTGAATCGTAAGAAGTTCCCAACTTCAACACCACCTACTGTTGGTAACTTGGGTGCTACACTCATCAAGGTCTCTGGTGTTCCAGGTACATCAAATACTGTTAAACTCGTCAATTGTACTATTGGCGCAATGAGTGATGCTAATGATAGATCAAACACTTATGGTGGTGGTTATCATGGTGGTCTAATTGCAATCGACAATGGTACTGTAAGTCTCCAGGGTGTAAGATTCCGTGGTAACTTGAGTTTGGATTGGTCTGGATTACTTACGGATAATGATGCTAGATTGTCATCCGAGAACAGATTTACATATGGTCACTCTGTAGATTTGGTTGAAACTGCTGGTATCATTAATATTTCCAAACTTGGTAATAGTGCATATAAAGAGTTGAATGTAAGTAAAGAAGACATCAACTATAAGTACTACACAATGTTTAGAGATGAAAATAACCTCTATATTGAACCAAATCAATTACCAACTGGTGAAATCGTTGATTATGACTCAAGAACCTTCCCAATTAGTACTGTAAATGCTATTCCTAAGTTCAACTCTACTGGTCAGTGGAATGACACTGTAGATATTTACGAAAGATTCTTGACTGACAAAATTTCTACACTTGCTTCACCATCTGGTGACTTCTCTGGTAGGAGACTTAGATTTAATAACTCTAGTGGTCTTGTTATCCGAGCAAGCGACTTTGGTAGAGATGAAGGTGGTCACACTGACGGTGTTAGAGATCTAGAACCAAAAACTATTACATTCGAGTTGCCATATAATAACACTGCTAATAAGGGAAAAGCAGAAGAAGTTGCGAAGAACATTATTCCAAACTTCACCGAAATTATCAGAAATGGTAACAAGGACTCTGTTCTCGGTACAGTAACATCCTTTGAATTCTATAAGAAAACTGATCAAAACATAGCAATCTTCGAGATTGGTTACTCTGGTAACGTTCAATACGAAGGTGAAGATGACATGAGAGGAATGGATGATGGTGGTACTCCTACTGGTGATTTTGATGACTTTGAATTACAGTTCTTGACGAAGTATATTCCTTCTCAGAGATTCAACTATGTTTCTACACTAACTACCAGATACATTAAGAGATCTAATGCAGATGCTAGTGGTCACTCTAAGTATGAATTAGGATTTGATGAAGCACAAAACCAATCAATCTTTGCTAATAGTAAGGATTTTGCGATCCAGAAGTTAGGTACTGGTGTATCTGTAAGTGAGGAAGCATCTGGTGCTGTAAATATTATCAACTTCAGAAAAGCTGATACTACTGGCAATAACAATGATAATGATGTAAGAGTAATTCTACAGACAAATATTGATAATGAGGTTGCTTCTTGTAGTATTGTTTCTCTAGGAATTAATAATGCACAAGATGATGTTCTTTACTACAATGGTACTACATTTACATCTGTAAATGAATCTACATTCAATGGTTTCAAGATAACCATGTTGGAAACTACTTCTACTAGAACTTCTGACACTGATACAAACTATGATATGTTTGCTCCTGGTGAGGTTGTCAATAATGTAGAAAATGCTTCGTTCCTTGTTAATAACTTCCGCGAAACAAACCTAACCAGTATCAAGGGTGAATTGCAGAGAATTAAGTCAATTATTTCTCCTGGTAGTTACATTGAATATGGTGGTCAGTATTACAAGGTTGCATATAGTCTCCCAGGTAGACCATACCTAGGTATTCACCAATATGCAAATCCAATAAATGCGGAAGATATTAGAACTTCTCTAGTTGTAAGACTTGAAGAAACATCTTATGAGATTAATTACACCAAGAAGAGAGGAGATGAAGTAATCACTAGATTCTACCTTTATGAAGATGATAACATTCTAAGATACTGGCCAACCGCTGGTAGAGCAGAAATCGGTGAACTTGAACTCTGTAGCTTCATTAAGACTTATATTGATGATAACCAAGGTTATAAGATTACTCTCAATAGAAGTAATATTGATTTCTGGCCATCATACATTCATGATTGGGATGGTTTAGAAATTGCAACTGCTTTTGAAGCTGGTTTGGATCCAGCAAATCCAACTGAAGCTGTTCCTGGTGTTGCAACTGGTACTGTTAAGTCAACCCCAATTAAACTTGCAGATCCTGTTGATACAACTTCTTGTACATATAAGAGAGTTAAGTCTATTGGTTATATCAATTTAGATGAGGAATACCTCTCTAAAGAAGGTATCAAGACTCAACAGCGTGCATTTATTGACATCTATTCATCTGATGACAATCTAAATCAAGATCTTGAGAAATATGAAGTTGGTCAAATTGTCTCCTTACCTTGGAGAAACCTTGGTGTAGGTTCAAACAATAGAGGTTATGACACTGGTTCTGGATATACTGACAAGTATCACTATACACCATCCAATATTAAGGTAACAGTTACTACTGCTGAAGGTGATCCTGGTCTTTCTGGTTCTACAAATAGACTTGGTGATGCTAGAATTAGTGCTTATGTAACTACTGACCAACCAGCATATGCTGATATTAAAGACAGTACTGATAAGAATGATGGTCACGCAAGATTATCAAATAATCTAACCAGTCTCCATCATATTGTCCAGTCATCAAATACTTGGTCTACTGGAAAAACTACTCATAATATCTATGATAAGATTGATCCATTGACCTTGATTAGAGGTTTGACAAGTTTCTCCACGATTCTAGGTAAACCACACGCCGATAATAATGCTTCGAGTTCCAGTGATAACAATGCAGCACTTGTTTCTGGTAAAACTAGACAATTCACTATCGCTCAGGATGGTGATCAGGACATTGGTAAAGGTCTTGTACCAGGTATTTCAATCTTGAATGTTACTGGTGCCACAGCATATTGGGAAGAGAATACAACAATTACATCTGTAACTAGATCAGGTTCTTCAGCCGGTTCTTATACATATGCTATCTTAGCAAATAAGGAACCACTAACTGCATTACCTGCTAACTTCCCTGTTGCATTTGACAACAGAAGATATCTTGAATTTGAACTATTCAACCCACTTCTCGGTAATCTTGCTGTAGGAGATGAGTTCCAAATTGTTCCACAGTTCAATACTGAAGGACATGCTTGGAGAAGACATAATGAGATCTTCCAGTCAAGAATTTCTGATATTCAGAAACTGACGAATACTGAAAATGGTGACGCTGGTGCGGTAATTAGACTTCACTTATCAGATCCATTTGACTATGGTTCTTCTGGTGATAATGGTAAGATGGATCTAAACACTTATTATGCTACAAGGTATGGTACAGAACAAACAAACTTCATTACTTCTGCAGAATCTAGATACTTTGGATTTATCTCGATTAACCATGGTGGATGGACATTCCCAAGAAGTGGTGCAAGTTACTTACCATCAAATATGGCAAGAATCTTTGTAGATGGTGGTAATGGTAATAGTAATAAGATTACTCTACCAAACTTCAGTGGAAGAATTCTTGCGGGTGATAGTTTCGCCTATACATATGAAGCAAGTAAGGTTGTTCAACAGATTAGTAGAGATAGTTACAGAGACATTAACAAAGGTAGATTCTATCTACGAGGTATTAGTGTTGAAGAAGGTGATACTCTATCAGGATTAGATATAAGTTCTATTAATAACATCGGTGTTTACGATAGATTCAAGAATAATGGTACTTATAATGTATTCCACGTTAGATATGAAAATACTAAAGGTGAAGAAACTGATAACTACGCATTTGGTAACTCAAATGCAAACAGTTTCTGGAATGGTGCAACCTTCAGTGAAGATCAACCAACAACCAAGTATAGATATTCAACTAGTACAATTGTTGATATAAATTCATTAACAGATAATTCTAATGGATTCTTCGTTGATATTGGTGGAGGTACTACGAATGGTGATGCTGGGGATTACTCATCCATCACAGGTGATGCAACAGCAATTGAGACTGCTCTAAACCAAGACTTTAATAATGATACTATGGGTGTTTATGATGTTAATGGTGCTACACAACAATCAGCTGATCCTTGGAGAAATTCATTAGTAAGATCCAACTCTAAAGCAGGTGTTGGATGTAACATTGGATTCCGAGTAATTAACAATACTGTTGAACAAGCTACTATCCTTGCTGCGGGTACTGGTTATGAAGTTAATGATTACATTCTAGTCGAAGGTGCTGTATTCAGTTATGATAACCCAAGATATCCAAAAGATGTCTACTTCTACGTCAGTGATGTTGATTCAAATGGTGGTGTTCTATCGTTTGAACCACGCCTTGCATTAGAATCTGATTCTTACAATTCTCCTAATGGTAGTGGTAGTGTACTGTATGCAAGATATGATTCAACTGTTGCTAAATTCTTGATTCAGAGAGAAGATAGTGGTACATTAACTGATCTTACATCATCTGATCCTCATCCATTCAGATCTTCTGATGATACTACCACAACAGCAGGTTCTGATGGTATATACATTCCAGATAATTCAATCTTTATTGATACAACTAGTGGTTCTGTCGTCTATCTTGCAGCACAAGTACCAACTCTAGAAGGTGAACTAATTGACTTCAACTTTAACTATCAAGGTGGATTTACAAATGGTATGAAACTCATATTTGCTAAACCAAAACCATCATTGAAGAGAGTTACTGGTACTGTTGTCACTGTTGGTACTCCTGGCACTGACGGTTATTCTGAAATTACACTGGATTCACCAGATAATATTCTGTTCAAAGAATATCCAGATACTACAGATTGGGTTTCAGTAAGTGATATACAGATCTCTCACACATCCGACCTATTTGCTAAAGATGGTGCTGTATGTAAGAGAATCTTCCATAGTGAAAAGGGTGGTACTATGGAGTTTAATGACTATAATATCTGGAATGACTGGTATAGACAAGGATCTCAGAACAAAGGTTATGGTATCTATGGTTCTCATGGATGGGTTGGTAACTGGGGTAGACTATCTGATGGGTCTAGACCAATTGGATTCACATCACTTGGTTCACTCGTCGTTAACTGGGGTAGACAGAGAGCGAATAGTATTTGGAAGACTGCACAACCTGTACGTCCTATCTGGACTCATAGAGGTGTTACAACTGACGTTAACTATAACGGTGCTGCATTTACTCCTGCACAAAGATACTTCTATACAAACGGAACTAATTCCTTCTTCTCATCTAGTTTCCTAAATTATCTCCCAGAAGATAATCAGGTGTTTGATAGAGTTGCATATGGTAACCCAATCAACCACATCACAAGCACATCTGATGCAATTAGAATGTCACTTTCGACTTCTAAGAAGTTCCTAAGAGAAGACTGGTGGTCTGGAAGATATTATGACGGTGGATTTGGATCGGTTACTTATCAACCACACCAGTGGGCAAGTACATTCGATGCAATTGCCGAGTCTAGAATTACTATTCCAAACAGAGTTTCTTATCAATTACAAGATCTCTCGTTTAGAAAGGGTGATAATGGTGGTAACATCAACTGGGGTTCTGGTAGAAAGACAAGATTGTCGGAACAAATCACTGCTGATTACATCCAACATTATTCTGCAGGTCCACTTAATAGTGCTGCAACTAACGCTGCTGACATCTTTGTTGATACTGGTATACGTGTTAGATTGTCTGATAGATCATCTACAGATAAACACCACAAACAGACACTTGTAAATAAAAATGCTTCCAACACTGTAACTGGAAACCTCAGAAAAGGAAAACTATATAATGCTGGTGATGTTGTTCCAGCTGGAATCTACAGTGTAGAAGCTGCTGATAATTCAAACTATGCATCTTATGCTCGTGGTTCTTCAATAACTGTAACTGGTTTTACAATTACTGCTGGATCAACATTAGTACTTCGTGCATATACAACACAGATTGCTAGAGGTGACCAGATTTACTTGAGAAAACCATCCAGTCCAACTGCTGGTCTTGCTGGTTACATTTACGTTGGTCAAGTTAGATATGTAGGTGGTGGTGGTGGTGAGAATGATACTAATGAAATTATTCTATCTGAAAATCTACCAACTGCGATTGATAGTCAAACAATGACAACAAGTACTGATTATGAATTGTATTACTATCGTCCACAAGGTCTGAAGACTCATGATTATGAATTTGATAAGTATGCTCCTGATGGTAGTTCTGATGGTCTTTCATCGAAAGTTGGTGAGTCTGTTGTTTCCGCTGGTATGGCTGGTTCCCACAACTACAATATGAGTGTCATTATTAATAAGAGAAACTATAACACTTCTCCAACTAATAACACACTAAATACAGTGAAGGCAGTTGGTAACTACTGGTGGTACTGGGGTTCGAGTGCCGCTCACAAGTCAATCAGAGTAACTGCTGGTGATCTATCTGGTCTTAACTGGTCACAAATGAACATTATGATCACTAGATTCAATCCTAAGGTACACTTGGAACAAGCGGTAACAATTACCTCAAACCCATCTACCATCCGAGTTAACAACGTATACATTTAATGGAGTCACGATGTCATTTTTCCTAAACGAAGAGCAAGAAGTTGCCCTGAATGAATTTCTAAATGAAGAAAACTTAAAAGTCTGTAATGAACAAATTGATCAAACAGAGATCCCTAAGGAGTTTAGGGATCTCATCGAAAAGACAATTGAAACAGGTTCTCCTGTCCCATTTTTTGATCCCAGAGTAGGTTACTATACAGTATCATTTACTCCTACAGAAAATGGCAATAGAATTTACGTTCATCATCATCTATCTGGTGTTTCTGCCGCTATCTTTGATCCATCTACAGTCACTGTGACTGTAGAAGAAGAGGAAGAAGAACCAGTAGATTCTGATGATCCAGTAGAAACAAAATCAGTACAATTTACTGATGAAAATGATGAGACAGATAAAAATGACACTGTTAGTAATGTAGTTGAAACAGACGATGGTATATACCTACCAACATAAATAAGAGGAGGGTTATATAACCCTCTTTTTTTCTAGGTATATACCGCACTATGGCATCAAATATTAAGCTTAAAAGATCTGCTGTAGCTGGCAGAGTTCCAACAACGTCAGATTTAGATCTAGGAGAAGTAGGTTTAAATACATACGACGGTCAAGCGTATATTAAACGACAACAGGGTGCAAACGAAGAGATTGTTTCTCTAAACCCAGTTGATCGTTATGGTGGTAATAGAGTTTACGTTTCTGCAGCAAAAGGAAACGATAACAATGACGGTATAGAATTTCCAGTAGCGACAATTAAGAAAGCATGTATTCTTGCTTCTGGAATGGCAAAACCAGTAACAATTTATGTTGCTACTGGTGATTACGTAGAAGATAACCCCATTATCGTTAACGATAATATTTCAATTATTGGTGATAACCTTAGAGGCGTTGTTATACGTCCTCAAAATGCGAAGAAAGATATCTTTAGAATAAGGAATAAAATTTTAGTTGAAGGTGTAGTTTTTAGAGACCACTTAGACAATAATGGAGAGGCAGACTATACATTTAGATATGCATTAGCGTTTGATGATGTAGATGATGTAGATGTAGATCGTACTGTTTATAGTGGTCTATCTTCAGCTAAACCTATCATTTCAACATCACCATATATCAAAGACTGTTCTTTGATTTCTTTTATTGGTGGTAATGGTGTATTGATTGATGGTAGTAGAATTAATCAATTTAACACTCCAATTAAACAAAGTGAGGTAGAACTTCCTGTTATTGGTGCTGCACCAGTACAAGGTAAGTCCATGGTTGCTGCTTATTTCACCATTCTAACTTTTGGTGGAACAGCATGGCACGTTATTAATGATGCATACTGTCAGTTGGTTTCTTGTTTCCAACTATTTGGTAAACATGGTGTTTATGCTCAGTCTGGTGGTTATGCTTCAATTACCAACTCAGCATCAAACTTTGGTATCTATGCTCTTCGTGGTACTGGATTTAGACAAAACTCATATATCTTTGATAATGGATACGTATCAGCTACAAGTCTTATTGATGGTGAAGATGCTATTGAGGTAATTGGTACACTAAGACCTGTTATCAACCACTATGTTGTTAAATTATATGATACAGATTACTTTACACCAAGTAATGTAACTTATAATCCTTCTACTGGTGTATCTACATTCACAGCAAATGCACACGGTTACAGCAATGGTGACCAAGTTTTTATTAAAACTGGTTCTATAGTATTTACTTGTGATTATGATAATAATGTATCACAGACTGGTTACCCAAGAGTTACTGACCCAGCAGCAAATAATTGGTTATATATCTCAAACGTAACTACAAATACATTTGATGTAAATGTTGGTGCGTCTACAGATCTCTCGACCCATACGTTTGTTTCTGCAGCAACAAATGCTATCAAACTAAGGTCTGCAATCACTGGTACATATAAAACTGCTGGTACTACGTTTACATTCGACCCAACAACTGATGTAAATTTAACTGACGATTATATCACAATTCCCAATCATGGTTTAAGTAATGGTGATGGTATTGAATATAAATCAAATACTTATCAACCAATTGGTGGATTGATTGACCGAACAAAATATTTTGTACAGTATATTAATGCAAATACTATTCAACTCTATGAAGATGAGTCTTTATCTTTCAAAGTTGATCTAACTGATGTTATTGGTAAGTCATATACCGCTACTAATGCAACCTATGATCCTTCAACTGGTTTATCGGTAATTACTATTGCTGGTCATGGTTTTGAAGTTGGTGAAAAAATTAAAATTGCTACTGGATCTTTAGTATTTACTTGCTCTTATGATAATCATCAGACTCAAGTTGGTTATCCTCGTTCCACAGACCCTGCAGCTGATACTTGGTTAAGTATTACTGCTGTTACCACAAATACATTTACAGTCAACGTTGGTAGTTCTACTGATCTATCAACGCATACTTTTGTATCTGCAGATGCTAATGGTATCACACATCAATCAGATCATTCTTTAGAAAAAGATGTAGAAGAATTCTTTGTTAGCAAAGTAGATAACCATCACAATAGTTATCAAAATATCACAATTCCTGCGGGTTCATATACATTTACTATTGGTCAAACTATTTCTGGTACTAATGGTTCTACCAATTCAAATGGAACTGTATTTGACTGGGATGCAACCACAAGAAAACTCACTGTATCTGTAAATCAGGTTCAGATTGGTGATGCCCTGTTGAGAAATATTTTTGTTGAGGGAATGACAATTAGTGATCATTCAGGAACTCCACAGACAGTAACAATTGGAACTTGTGAAACAAGAACAGACTTATATACTACTGAATTTATTATAAAGAGTACAATTGCTGGTAATGAAATCCAAAATATCAACCAGACTGTAAGTAAAGATATTAGTTTACATAGACCATCGATTGTAAACTCGTCTGGTCATACTTGGGAATTTATTGGTGCAGGTATTGACTATAACGCACTACCAGAGAACGGTGGTCAGAAAATAGAAGCATATGAACAATATGAAAACTTACCAGGTAGGGTTTATAGTTCTGGTACTGACGAATTAGGTGACTTTAAAGTTGGTAAATTTATTAAAGCAGAAAACAGAAGTGGTGAAATTACCTTCTCTCAGAGAGTTGTTATCGGTGAACTGTCTTCACTTAAGTTATCTATCTCAAACGTAACCATTGAAGAAATTTCACTTGATGCTGGTTTGGGTGATAATGAAGTTGGTGGTGCATCACATACTAGATTAAACACACAAAAAGCATCAAGAGATTTTATTACAAATAGACTTGGTGATTTTGTTGATAAATCTGTAAGTATTAACTCTGTTCCAAACTCTGTTGTACAGTTAAACTCTGCTGGTAAACTTAATACTGATATTATTCCACCAATTAGAAACTTTAATACATATAAAGTTATTGGTCAAGATGCACGAGCAGAAATTCATTTAGATATTCCATTTATTAGTGTTGGTGCTGGTGACTTTGTTACTGAAGAAGTTGGTGGTGTTGATACAAGTTATGTTCTTCAGTCTGATAATATATCACAATTCCTTGTAATTGATAATTTACACACAAGTCCAACTTTTACAAATACCACAACTATTGAAGCTGTTCTTTCTGGTGCTAAAGGAACTGTAGATACTTCTCTAGGAACTAATGGTTTAGAACAGGGTGTTCTTTTTAGTGGAACAGTAACTAACGTAGGTTCTGGATATACTCCAACTGGCGCATCTCAAGTATATACCAATGTTGCTCTCACTAATGTTTCTTCATCTGGTTCAGGTGCTAGAGCTGATATCACAGTTACGAATGGAACAATCACTAACGTTGACTTAAGAAAAGGTGGTACTGGTTATGCCGCTAATGATACACTAAGTGCAAGTTCTTCCGATTTGGGCGGAACTGGTTCTGGTTTTGTGTTTACAGTTGTGAATACAATCCAAAGACTTTTTGTTAACTTGACTGGTGAGAAGGTTAAATTTAGTGCTTCATCTGGAGCACCAGATTTCATTTATGATGATAATGCTCCTATAAAAACACTTAATAATGCAAGTTCAACGTCATTTACATTCGATGCTACAAATGATGTAAACTATAGTACTAGCAGAATAACACTTACTTCACATGGTCTTTCTAATGGTGACTTTTTAGAATATGATTCATCACCTAATGTTGCTATTGGTGGTTTAACTAATGGTAGTCATTATTTTGTCAAAGTTATCGATGGAAATACAATTGAGTTGTATACAAATTACAATTTAGATACACAGTATTTTGCATCTTTCTCGTCATCATCAACTGGAACACATTCACTGTCGTTTAACAATGTTAATGTAGACTTAAATAAATTTTATGTTGTTACACATGGTTTATCAACTGGTGATGCTGTAAAAGCTGAGGGAACTACATTACCTACTGGATTAATTAACACAGCATTTTATTTTGTTGGTGCCGTTACTACAAACACATTCACTCTTCATAACACAAAAGCTGCAGCTGAATCTTCTACTGGGGGATTAGTTGTTTCTGCAGTTAATGTTACTGCAACTGGTTCCGGCAATACTAGTCTGAGGGTATTCAATATCACTATTGATGGTGAATGTAATACCTCAAACATACCAACAACAAACTGGTCTGTCTTGTCTGGTGCTAGTGTTGATGCTGCTAACATTGTTTCTGGTGTAATTTCTGTAGATAGACTTGCATCCAGTGGTAGTGCAAATAATAAAACATTCTTACGTGGAGACTCTATATGGGCTGAAGCAGTTCAAGGTATTGTGGAAGATGGTGATTCTCCTCTTACTTTAGTTGGTGATAGTTTTGTAGATAACACAGTAAATCCGAATGAAACTGTACACTATAATAGAGTTAAAATAGGTATTCAAACAGTAACTGGTAGCAGTACTGGTACTTCTGGTTATACTAGATTAGGTGTTTCTGCTTACAACCATCAACAATTTGATGTTTCTTCTATTGGTGATGTTACAATTAAGGCAGCATCTTCTGGTGGTACTGTTGATGCTCTAACTTTAAATGGTAATAACGATCAATATTATCTAAACCCAGGTAATCTTGTTGCTACTGTACCTGTCGGTAAAGGTGGTACTAATATCACAACTTACGCTCAAGGTGATATTTTATATGGTAACAGTAGTGCAACCATTTCTAAGTTGGGTATTGGTAATCAATCTAATGTACTTGCAGTAAGTAATGGTGTTCCTTCATGGGTAAATTTTGGTATTGCAATTGCTAAAGGTATTCATACATCTAATATTTCTGCAACTTATAATAATGGTACTGCTGGTGTAGGTGCTACACTAACTGGTTCTGTAAATGGTGTATTCCCATCAGCAGATGGAGTCACATTCGGAAATAATGATATTGTTCTGGTCAATGGTCAGACAAATGCAGAAGAGAATGGTCTGTATCAAATTACCACTGTAGGTAGTGCAAACTCTGCATTTACAGCGACAAGAGTTAGTGATTATGATACTGTTGCTGAGATGTCTCTTGGTTATGTTCTAGTTTCAAACGGTCTCCCATCAAATACAACTCTCTGGAGATCTAATATTGAAACCACTGGGCATACTATTGGTACAGATGATATCAAATATTATAAAAATATTCTTGGTAGAGATACTTTATATGTAGATGGTGATAACAATAGAGTTGGTATTGGTGTTTCTGCTCCTACTGTTGCTCTGGATGTTTCTGGTAGTATTAAAGTCAGTGGCACTTCAGAATTCCAAAATAACATTAGTTTACCAGATTCTATTGGAATAAATTTTGGATCTAGTAATGATTTGCAGATTTATCATTCAGGTTCCTCATCTAATATTAGAGAAAATGGAACTGGTGACTTAAATATTTGGGGTGACAATATTGTTGTATATGATTCATCTGGAAATGAAGTAAAAGCAACATTTACTACTAATGGTTCAGTTGATCTTTATTATGACGATTCTAAGAAATTTGAAACCACTACATCTGGTGTTACTGTAACTGGGGATATAGTTACTACTGGAACTGAAATTGCAGATGCAAATTCACTACAAAAGTCATTCACTGCTACAACAACATCAACTTCTGCAACACTAATTGCTTCTATTAATGGTTCTACTTACAGATCTGTCGAATTCTTGATTCAAGTATCAGAAAATGCAAACTTCCATATGGAAAAAGTATTGGTAGTTCATGATGGAACAACTGCATACATGACTGCATATGGTACTGTTCATTCTGGTTCTGTTCTTGCTACATTTGACACTAATATTGTTTCTAACGTAATCAGACTGCTTGCAACTGCATCGTCTACTAACACCACTACCTATAAAGTTGTTGCTACTGCAATCAAGTATTGATTTATAAATAATTAGACAAATATGGGGGGAAAGTGAACCCCAAGGAGTCTTATGGCAACTAATAGAAATTTTATTGTCAAAAACGGTTTAGAAGTTGATGGCGATACACTGTTTGTTGACCCCACAAATAATAGGGTTGGAATTAAAGATTCCACCCCTTCTTATGATTTGGATGTTGGTGGTACTGGTAGATTTACTGGCGATGTTATATTTGATAGTAATGTCAATTTAGGTGACAATGATCATTTGAGTATTGGTGATAGTGAAGATTTAAAACTTTACCATAATGGATCTAATAGTTTTATTGATGATAATGGAGTTGGAAAACTTTATTTGAGATCAAGTGTTGGTGGAGTTTTCATAACTAAAACTACTGGCGATCAAATGGTTGCCGCAAATCCAAATGGATCAGTAGAACTCTACTACAACAACTCCAAGAAATTTGAGACCACAACAACTGGTGCATCTTTCACTGGTAATATTACACTATCTGGTAATCAATATTTTGGTGATAACCAAACTGCCAATTTTGGAACTGGTAACGACTTACAAATTTATCATGATGGCAGTAATAGTTACATTAATGATACTGGAGATGGAGCTCTAAGACTTGTAGGTAATCAAGTTGTTGTGAGATTTAATGCCGAAAATATGGCGGTGTTTAACACAAATGCTGATGTTCAACTCTACTATGATAATGTACAAAAATTTAATACTACCACTTTAGGAACAAGTACAACTGGACTATCAAACGCAGATGTTTTCCAGTCTGACGGTGGTACTTATGCAGCAGCATCACATACTGTAACCAATGCTGCTCTTGTAATTCCAGAATCAAGTACCATCTATACTGATGATGGTGGATATTTAAGAGTTTTAATTGGTAAAAACGGTGATGACATTACCATTGGTCAACATAATACAGCACTAATTACTGATATTGAGTTAAAACCTGGTAATACTGGTGCTGTAAAATTACATCACTCTGGCACATCAGATAATATAAAACTCCAGACAAATGGTAGTGGTGTTACTGTAACTGGAACTGCATCAGCAACAACACTATCAACAGGTGCTTCTGGTACAGGTATTAATATTTCAACTAATACAATTAGTGGTCCAGCAACTCTTACAATCGATCCAGCAGGAGTTGGCAACAATACAGGAACTCTTGTCATCGCTGGTGATTTACAGGTTGATGGTACTACAACTACAATCAATTCAACTACAGTAAATGTAGATGATCTCAATATTACTCTAGCATCTGGTGCTGCTAATGCTGCAGCTGCAAATGGTGCTGGTATTACTATTGATGGTGCTAGTGCAACATTGACTTATGTTTCTGCTGGAGATAACTGGAAATTCAATAAAGATCTTGTTATTGGTAATGATGATAATGGTGGTCACGCAACCTATGATAGTACTGCTGCACTTAGAGTAGATGGAGATGCTGGTGTAGGATTATTTGTAACTAATAATTCTCAAAATGCTGATCCAGTTGCAGTATTTTACAAAAATGATGATGCAAATGATGTTCCTGCAGTCATTATTTCTAGTGATGCAGATAGTGGAACTGAAAGTATTTTTGATGTTAGGGGAAGAACAGCTCAAAGTACAGCAGACTTAAGTGCTACAAGTAATAGCGCAGATACGATTTTTGATGTTCGTGGTGATACTAATGTTTATGTTACTGGAGATTTATACACTGGTGGTAGATATAGTAGTTCAACTAAGTACAGAGTATTAAACACAAACGACGAAAGTTCTCTAAATGTGGACCAAGTTGATGGATTACATGCATCTTCATTTTTAAGATCTGACGCTACTGATACTGCTACTGGCGCAATTACTTTTAGTAATGAGATTAACATAACCAGATATGGAAACACTCATTTCCATCATGGTACGCAGTATAGTACTTATCTTACATATGGTGCAGCTGCAGGTGGCGTATTTTTCAGAACTTACAATGGTAGTGGATATTCCACAAAAGTAACATTAGATAAAGATGGTAATTTTGGTATCGGTGTTACACCAACGTATAAATTACATGTTTCTGGAGAAGCATTTGTAACAGGAAATGTCAATAATGGTGGATTTGATTTTAGACTTGGTGCATCAAACCAGACATCTAGAGGAAACTCTGGTACTTCAAGAGCTCTTGTAAAAAATGCTGGTGCTAAACTAGTCGTTAACTATGCTGGTGATTTTGTTGGTGGTACTGAAGTCCAGAGTAACTTAACAGTTACTGGAACTGGTGGTATTAATACTACAGCTGGACATGTAACTGCAAATACTGGAAATGGGTGGATTAAAATTGGTCCAAGTAATACTACGTATGCTCACGTTGAAACTGACCGTAGTAGATTTTACTTCAATAAAAGAATTATTGTTGATGAAGGAATTGTTAGCTCATATAATGAGGATCTACTATTATATGCAAATAATAGTGGTACACTAGGTGTTAGAGTAACTCACAATGCCGCAACTACTCTTTATTATGATGATGCCGCAAAAATAGCAACAACATCTGGTGGTGTTAATGTTACTGGACAAACTGAAACAGATACATTGTTGTCAACTAACGGTATTGCAATTACTGGCAGTCCTGGAACAATTGCTGGATCAAATTTTGCGAATGGTTATTTAAGAATTGGAACTTCATCACTTGGATGGTCTTTTGACAATAACGAAATGGTTACATTTGGTACTTGTATTGTTAATAGTGCATCTGGAAGTACATTAACATTTAGCAATAGACCTGCATTTGATGGTGGTGCATCTGGAACATCGTCACCATTTACTGTAGATAGTACTCAAGTAGTTACTAATCTAAATGCTGATTTACTTGATGGTCAACAGGGTTCTGCATATCTGAGATCAAATGCAAACAATGATAGCGCAACTGGAACCTTTAGAACTAGTGCCTCTTATATTGAAGCCGGAAAAGGTAGTGGAAGTGTTGCATTAACAATTAATGATGGTTATGGTAATGCAAACCTAGCATTTAATCATCTTGGTGGTGTACCAGATGTAACTGGTTCTTCTGGAAGAATTGAATGTTCTGTTGATAGCACTACTGCTAATATGTATTTTGAACTAGGTAATAGTTCAACTGCAAATACAGCCAGATCACTTTCCACAATAATGACGCTGACAACTTCGGCAATTACTGCTGAATCTGGAATTTCGTTTAGTGGTAATGGTTCTGGTTTGACTAATCTTAATTCTGCTAACCTAACTGGAACAATTAATGATGCCCGCATACCTGACACAATTACTCCAGCAACTCGTGTAGAAACCAAAGAAATTAGAACCTCTAATGGTACTGAGTTGGTCTTAAATGCTGGCGAGTCTGCTGGGAAGATCGCAAGCCAAACTGGTGAATTGGTCTATGTAAACGCTGAGGGAGGTCTTCGCATATCCACACCATCAGTCTCTAACTGGGGCAGCGGTTATGTAGAGCAACGAACAAATATCACAGGTGGTGGTATTTTCTTCCACCGTAATACAACCGCGATGGGTGAGATTACCACATCTGATACTACTTGGCTGAGAATTAATCAGAACACTGCTAAAAACATTTACACCCCGCGATATATTCGTGCAGATGGCGGTTTCTTTGTTGATGGAACGTCTAAAGGTATTAATGGAGATGGTAGTTTAATTGGACCTGCATTTAATCTCACTGTTGGAAGTACATCTTGTAAAATTAGCGGCAGTAACAATCAACTTCTTTTATACAACGATGCAGATGAAACTGTTATTCATAGAAATGATGGTACTAATTATTATATTCTTTTATCTAATACAGGTGCAGCTGCTAGTGATACTTGGAATGGTTTAAGACCATTCTATATTAACACTGGAACTGGAAGACTCCATTCAAACAATGGTCAAACTATTGCTGGTGGGTTATCAACAAGTGGTACTATTACTTTAACGGGTAGTTCTATTATCAATCACCATACTACTAATACGGCAGACAAAATAAGAGTTTGGGATAGTAGTTCATATACTATTGGTATGATGTCAGGCAGAACTCATGGTAGATTGAATGATTATGCAATGACATTTACATTCAATAATGAATCTGATCGTGGATTCTTGTGGAGAGATACTGCTCATGATGCGTCTGGTGGTGCTATGTCACTATCAACTGATGGTGGTCTTGCAGTATCGAGAGGTATTAACACAGGTACTGGTGAAACCGATACTGGATGGCATGATCATCCATTGCACGTAGATAATACTTGGCAAACAGGACAAAATAGTAGTTATAACACCGTATATATCGATGCGGACTGGTCTGGTACTGCCGCTTTTACTGCTAATAGAGCCCAAGTTGGCCTTAGAGTCGATGTGGATAATTCAAAGTCAAACACTACAAGCACTAACGGCAACCGTCATAATATGTACGGCATTTACACTTCTTCAGACTCTACTGGATATACTCACGACAATCGAGGTCTTTATAGTTTTGCCAAAGTTACAGGTAATGGATCTGGAATAGGCACGCAAAGCGTCTTTGGTGCATATACATATGCACAAGCATATGCTGCAGGCGGTGCGGTTAATGCTTATGGTATCCACTCTATAGCATATAGAGGCGGCAATACATCAGGAGGTACTTTATACGCAGTATATGGTAGAGCACAGAACACAGATAATGGTTCTGGTAAGTCTGGTAATGCCGTTGGTGGATATTTTGAGGTTCAGTGTGATGAAGATACTATTGGAGATGCAAAAGGAGTTTATTCACACATTGACCGTAATGCTGGTACTGTGACAACCGGATACTTATTCTTCGGATCATATGCTGGAACTGTAGGTACTAAATGGGGTACATATATTACCGGCGAGACAAAGAATTATTTCTCTGGCAATGTGGGAATTGGCTCGACTGCCCCAGTTGCAAAATTAGATGTCAACGGAAACATCCATTGCACAAAACTTGCTGCTGGAACAGCTTCTAACCCAGGAACTAACGTAGATATTTGTTTAGGTGCTGATAACGATACTGGATTTCAATGCCCCTCTGACGGTAATTTGAAGTTTTGGTGTAACAACGCCGAAGTTGCCTCATGGACAGCTAGTACACTTACTTTTGCGAAAGCCTCGACATTTAATGGTCGAGTAACTATCAATAATCATCTAGATTTACCAGATAACGAATATCTCTATTTTGGAAGTGGTGATGATGTTGAGTTTTTCTGTAATGGTTCACATATGTATATGGACCTTAACAGCGGAATCGGTAACTTCTACATCCGTGATGGTTCAACAACTAGATACACATTCGATGACAATGGAAGCTTTACAGCAACTGGAAACGTTACTGCATACTCTGACATTAAATTAAAAGAGAACATTGAACCTATTGCAAACCCTCTTGATAAGGTCAATCAGATCAATGGCGTAACATTTGACAGAATAGATACTCCAGAACTCGGAAGACAGATGGGAGTTATCGCTCAAGATGTCGAAAAAGTCTGCCCCGAACTTGTTTCTACCGATGAGGAGGGAACTAAATCTGTTGCTTATGGCAACATGGTGGGTCTGCTAATTGAAGCAATTAAAGACCAACAAGAACAAATAAATATACTCAAAGAAGAAATTAAATTACTTAAAGGAGATAACTAATGCCTTTACCTACTGGATCTATTAGTATAAACCAAATTCAATCATACGTGGGACATGCTAGTGGTGCAACTCGTAGTCTTGGTGATGCTGCAATGAGAGCAGCTATTGGAATTGCAACAGGTGCAATATCTATGAATAGTTTTAGGGGTCTTAATAGGACTTATATGTCAGTATCATATCCTGGAAATTCACCAAATGCTACTAATGGTAATTGGAGAAGAGTTGAATTTAGTAGTAGTGGTACGTTAACTATAAATCATGCACCTGATGATGCACCCGAATTATATTATTGCGTCGTCGGTGGCGGCGGTGGAGGAGGCGGCGGAATCTCTGGAGGTGGAGGCGGAGGTGGTATGAGAACCGGCACTATGAATATATCACCTGGTAGTTATCCAGTTGTTGTAGGTGCTGGAGGATCTGGTGGTCCAGGAGGACCAAACTCTGGTAATGGATCTAATGGAAGTTCATCATCTTTTAATGGAATTACATCTGCTGGTGGTGGAAGAGGTGGAAGATTTTCTGCTGGTAATGCTGGAGGATCTGGTGGAGGTGGATCTGTAAGAGGAAATCCAGTTAGCGGTTGGCCTGGTGGAAATGGTAATACTCCTGCTGTTTCTCCACCACAAGGAAAAAATGGTGGTACAGGATCTTATACAATTCCAGGAAATGGCGCTGGAGGTGGAGGCGGAGGTGCTGAACAAACTGGAAGAAATTGCCCTGGTCCTTATCCAACTCAGGATGGACGTGTTTTTAGAGGAGGCCCTGGTGGCAATGGCCTTGTGTGGTCAGTTGAACAAACTAATATGCAGGTAACGATAAGATATGGAGCTGGAGGTGGCGGAGGTTGTTCTAGACCTGGTGGTGCTTATGCACCAGCGCAAACTCAAGCAGGATCGGGTGGATCGGGTGGAGGTGGTGCTGGATCCATTAATACCGCTAATGCTGGTGCTGGAAGTGCTAATAGAGGAGCAGGTGGAGGTGGAGGAGGTCAAAGAGATGCCCCACAATATAGAGGCGCTGGTGGTAACGGTGGATCAGGTTTAGTTAGATTTATTTACAAGTATCAGTAAACTATTATGGCACATTTTACACAATTGGATGAAAATAACATAGTTATTAAAACTATAGTTATTGCAAATGAAGAAATTTTAGATGAGAATGGTAATGAAAGTGAATCTACGGGTATTGAACTTTGTAGACAAATTGTAAGTGATCCAAATTCTACATGGTTACAGACATCATTTAATTCAAATATTAGAAGTAAATTTGCTGGTATAGGTAATTTATACGTACCAGATAGAGATTGTTTCATTGAAAACAAACCACACGAATCTTGGACATTAAATATGGAATCTTTGGTATGGGAACCTCCAATACCATATCCAGATGATTATAATGAATATAACTATTTTTGGGATGAGGATACTGATTCGTGGTTAAAGTTTGAGCATATATAATGTACATTTGATGTTTGTTTATGTCATATCAAAGTATTTGGTTTGATACCAACCTACCAGAAGATATTGTAGATGTATTAGGAAAAGATTTATCTAAGAATTTTGATGAGCACGTGCAGAAATCAAAACTACAGAATGATGTAATAGATGAATCTAAAAGAAACTCATACAATGCGTGGATACCAACTACGCATTGGGTTTCTGGTTTTTTGTGGCACTATGTACAAAAAGCAAATAGAGAAAATTTTCTCTATGATATATCTAATGTAGATGGAGAAAATATTCAGTATACACATTATAATCCAGGTGAGTTCTATAAATGGCATATAGATGCTGGTATTGCTTCTTGTTATTCTCCAACTAATATTTTGGAAGACGGTAAATTTAAATCTAATGAAGACTATGTAAGTGAAAAATGTGAAATGGTAAGAAAGTTATCTTTTGTCTTGCAGTTATCTGATTCGGAAAATTATACTGGTGGTAATCTCCAGTTACTCGACGAAACTGATCAAAGTTATTTTGCCCCTAGAAAGAAAGGAACAATAATTATATTTGATTCTAGAACAAAACATAGAGTTTTAAAAGTTAAATCTGGTTTACGTAAATCATTAGTTGGTTGGGTTGTAGGACCCCGTTGGAGGTAATTATGGAAATTGCAGCACGTATCTTTGAAGATTATAGAGAATACAGAGATATGAGTATATCAATAGACCCAGGAGATGATACTGTGCCTATTGGTGCTCAACAATTTTTAAAAAGACATGGGTTTCTAATTATTCGTAATTTAGTAGATCCAGAAGAACTTTATACTAAAGTTCCAAGAGAAAGAGGTAAACTTAGTTATTATGGTTCATATGACAAATACTCGCATGAACCAGATGAAGTTCAAGTATCTGGTTCTTTAGCAAGATATGGTTATCCAAAATATAAAACAACTCATTCTAAAGTAAAAACTATTTTAGAAAAAATATTGAATGACGAATTATATAATACCTATTACTATGAACGATTTTATTTTTTAGGTCAAAAACTAGAGAGACATGTAGATAGAGATGCTTGTGAAATTTCAGTATCAATACAAATTAGCAAAGCTTCTCATAAACCATGGAGTTTTTGTTTAAAAACTTTAGGTGGAAAAGAAGTTTATGCTAATTTAAAAGATGGTGATGGTATTGTCTATATGGGTTGTGATGTTGAACACTGGAGAACTCCTTTAAAATCCAAATATAACTTTGTCTTTAGTAATCTAAGAAAATTAATACGAGAACCAGAATATCATCACCAAATATTCTTTCATTATGTAAGAGCTAATGGATTAAAATCACACCATGCATTTGATAAGTAATATAGCTTCTCTTTTGAACCCTGACAGAGTTATTCTACTGAGTTCGGTTAACCGTGTCAATACCCTTGACAAACACGTCTAAATAATCTATGATTGTTATCGTAATCAACTTTTATCAACAATGACAGCAACTCCTACACAAACTCCCGCAGAACTTCGTGCAAACTTCCTCGAACAACAGAAAAAGTGTGCAGAGGAAATTCAACAACTCGATGCTGAACTTGCAAGGAGGAAAGAACTTTTCCTGAAACTCCAAGGTGCTATTGAAAGCATGAATATCTTGGAACCACCTACTGAAGGTGAACAAGTAACTCTTCCAGAAACCACTTCTGACGCTTCTGGAACTGTTGAAGAATAATGTCTAAGTCCCGAGAAATTAGGGACAAAATGAAGAGAGACCTTATCAACAAAATGAAAGGTCTCTCTGAAAATATTACAGATTCTATTGGTGAAATATCTAAAGGTAGATCTGCATTTGTCCCGAAAGAAACTGTAGATAACAGATTAAGAATTTGTAGATCATGTGATGAATTTAATTCATCTACTACACAATGTAAACGTTGTGGGTGCTTTATGTCAGCTAAAACAAGATTGAAACACTCCTCATGTCCAATTGGAAAATGGTCTAAAGAAATATGATCACTGAAGAAAACATCAAACTTATTCTCAAGGAGAGAATGGAGAGACTTGAGTCCCTGATAAATCAGGGACAATTTGAAGATGCAATCTCCATCGGAGAAGAATTTGATGAGTGGATTCGTACTCTATTGATAGATAAATAATTTTTTTCGTTCCGGCCCTTGACAAGGAGGGAACTTGCCTATATTATAGCCAGGTACATCAGAGGAATCTGACAATGTTCTCAACACCCATCCACAAACGTTCAATCATTGACGAAATTAGGGATGAAATTCAACTTGACGAATATTATCGCAAGTTTGAAATAAATGATAAAGAAGATTGTGATTTCTATGATGATCCACAATCTGAATACGAATTCGCTTTCGACTCTTATTACGAGTAATTTTTTATTAACGGAGAAACTAAACTACAATGGCACGAACTCATCGCAAGTATTCCGCTAAAAAGTACAATACTTCTAAGGAAGAAAAACTTAATTATGCAATGAACACTGACTATGAATATGACGAACTTGCTAGTGGATATAAAATCTCAGGTAAAAAGAGGTGGAATCGAAAATCTGATCCAGATTTTGATACTAAAGATGATTGGGGATAAATCCTGCGAGTGGTTTAATTACCTAAAATGTTCGCATGAACGTTCTATATTAATTGGTCTTTGAGATTAAATTATCCCCAATAACGATTAAACCACCCTTTGGGGTGGTTTTTTTATAGCTACTGTGTAGTATAAGGAGGATAATTATGTATAATTTTGATAATTATGATTTACAACTGAGACAATTTGAAATGGTAGTAACTAATGCAGTAAATATGGAAATTGCTGATAAACTATCAAGTGAAGAAGCTTATCAACGGATAAAGGAAGGGTACGGAATTCTTAAAAAATACCGTAAAAAACACAAAAATGATCCTACATAGGTTATGATATCACCATATTCGCAAGACTATCATGGATGAAAAACATCTTAAACGTAAAGACGCATTTAATTTATTTTATGAGAGTGTTTTGAAACCAGATCCAGATCTTAGGAGAGATGCTCATGAACAACTCTGTTTTAATGAATTAATGGAGTGGAGAAGTGAAATTCTTGCTTACCTAGACTTTAAAAGAAATCAGGAGTTCTGAGAATGTATACAGGATCTTACTACACAGTATTAGTAATCTTTTCAATCGCAGTTTATTTTATTGTTACTGATGAAAATGCCGCAAGATTAGTTAATGTAAGATTCTTAGAACTAATGATTGGGATTCGTCGTAGATGGATGATCTTGACAATGTGGCCAAGGATAAAGTATGATCAGTGGAAGATAAAACGATTTATCAAAAAATATCGTAAAGAACAAAATCTACCTGGAGATTAACATGACTAAAAAAACACATGTAACTAAGTCTGGTGACATTTTTGAGTGGGAAGAAACCGACGAGGTTCGTAAGTCAGTTGAACGACTGCATCAAACTATTCGAGATCTTGAAAAGAAAGCACCTGATTATGGAGTAGGTAAATGAGTAATGAACCAATTACAGTTGAAGACTACAAACTAGTAGCAGATGAATTCTTTAAGAAATATAATTTTGTTTCTGAAAGACTTGGTCCTGTTCCACCCAAAGCAGAAGATGTTTTAAAAGTCATGGAAGCAATGACTGGTGCTGTAATGAAAGATAGGGTAAAGAACAAAGTAGGACCTTTTGGATTTAATAAAAACAAAGAATAATGGACATCGAACCTTATCCAGACGAAATGTTTGACGAAGCACAACGTAGAGAAAAAACAAACGAACATCCCAAGATTGCTGAAGTTGATTGGATTGATGATGCTTTTTATGTAGAAGAAACTAGGTTTCTATGGAAAAGTGTCAGAAAAGATACAGGAAAAGATTTCCTGTTTGGATTAACAAAAGAAATTGTTATCAATATGACACGATGGCATCTTAAGTGTGAACAAGATGGTACATTAGAACAATATAGTAGAGTAGTAGGATCTGCTATTGTTGATGGTAAATTATGATCATCAACTTTAAATTGGGGGAGGATGTCAATGAAGATTTTCAATCCTGGTATGAGTGTTGTCTTTCGTTGGGAGTAACACCAAACATCAATAGATTTTTAGCATATGTAAATTATTATGGAACATTCAGAAACCCCAGAATCCCCACCGATTGATACTCTGAAAGTTAGTGAGAATGATGATGGATCTTTTACAATGGAGTGGGATCCAGATGATCCAGTGTGGTCATGGTTAAATACAATGACAGAGGATGAAATTACTGAAATTATTCACAACTATACCGACAAGGTACTCCAAAATGAAAAAATCGATTCTATTATTGCTAACGATTCTCTTACTCCCGACTAATGTCATTGCTGGATCACGTTCTGGCTATTCTAGAGATGTGAAGTGTTACAAGACTGTATATCGTGAGGAATATATCCCAGGAACTAGAAGAAATCCTGGTTATGTTCGCACATATACAGACAAAAAAGAAATTCCTTGTAAGAAAAAGGTGAAGTTTATTCATCCACACCCACACCATAATCATAACTCTAAGAAACATGTTGATGACAATTCTTGCGTTGAGGGTACTGTTGTTGGTGGTATTCTAGGTGGTGCAGCAGGTGGCACTCTTGCTACTAAAAAGAATTGGATCTGGTCGATTCCTTTAGGTGTAGTTAGTGGTGCTATGGTAGGTTGTCAGGTAGACGGTGGTTGAAGTGTCCCACAGACGCTTGTAGACCCCTCTCATGTGATGTATATTAGCCATGTTAAGAGAAACACCCCAAACGATGCAACTCACATCTAAAGATTCTTCCATGGTTGTTGATTTCTATCCCGTCAAATATGCTGATGGAACTACCAACAACCGTCACATGCTCAAAATTGTTACTTTCATGAAAGATAAACAATCCATGCGTTACATCAACAAAAAAGATATGCAACGTGAGATTGATTCCCGTGTTTATGGTTATGGTTACGAAGTGACCGACATTCACACAGATCCACAATTTTTTAACTCTGCCCTCGCTTGTTCATGCTAATTATGTCAATTAACAATCTTTCTATTGAAAATCTTTCTTACGAGGAAATAGTTTTGTTGCAAGAAATTATGATGGATGTGTGGGAGCATGGAATTGCTGGTGGTCGCACTAATTACGACAAAGAGATGTTTGATTCACTTTACGAAAAAATTATGACATCGTAACACAAATGAATAGTATAGTAGTAGTAAAAAATAATATTGATGTAAGTCCTTTCGTTTCTAAGTTATATGATAACTGGAAAGATTGGAACTATATGAATGATCAAGATCGTATTATATTTGGGCACAATTTAGAACAAACTAAAATTGTACCCTTAATTACTGTTAAAAACTCATTTAGTTGTAATGTAAAAGATAATGACAAACAAGTAAGTACCGAGTTTTTAGAAAAATATAGTGAAGTAAAAGACTTCTTTAGAGATATAAAAGTAAAAAAACCATGTAGAACTGGTTTTATTAAGATGAACCCAGGTGCTGTTGTCAAACCAAACGTTGATGACGGTAATTATTATAAGACGAGAGATAGATATTTTTTGCCATTACAGTCAACCTACCATATGCTTATTGGTGGGAACTTACTCCGTTTGGATCCTGGTGTGTTATATTGGTTCAATCATCATTTACCATATGGTATTGTAAATGTTGGTAATACCGTAGGCATTTCACTCATGTTTGATGCACTACATAATAAAAATAATCCACATCATTTCATTAAATGACACCAGAAACCTTGCTGCCCATCACGACGTTGACGACAGTGGTCTCTACAACCACTTGCAGAACTGTCTACAGGAGGCCCTCGGCGAGTTGTCGGAGGGTTTATAATTACAAGGTACTCAAGGGAACAAACCCAATGCGCTACACAACTCCATCAGGCCGTGAGTATTTCTTCCCCGAGTCAATCTCTCGCGATGAAGCACTAGAACGCATGGCGCAATATGCAAAGAAATACGAAAATGATGAGCGTTCTGGACAACAACTATTCGACGACATGTTTGGAGGTTAATTATTAGCTAATTTCTGTTCTCGACTGATGATTACTTCCAAAACACAAATGATCAACGTCATGTCAAAATGTGACGGTGCAGATACTCTCACTCGCGAGGAAAAGTTTCAAGTGTTCGTGAGAGTGTGTGATAACATGCTTAATCAAGGTAGAATCAGCAAATCAAACCACAAACGATGGACTGAGATCTGGTGACAGTCAGGGAAGTGTCCACCATCTCCCCATCAGACCCTGATCTGGTGTATATTAGCCATGTTGAGAGGAACACGAATGACCGACTTCATCTGCGCTTACTTCGGTGGTGATCAGTCAGGTATCACCTGGACCATCACTGCTCGTGGGTTTGCATCACTCAAACAGGCAGAAAAACATGGTCTTTACATGTTGCCAACCGCAGGAGTTTTCGGTTTTGCTGTTATTGCAGAACATGAAGATGACTGGGTTCTGTATGATCAATTCAGCATCTTGCCCCCTAACGTATCCGTGGGACAGAATCCTAAACAACTCAATAACTTCTCTGTAACTAACGTTCCCGATCTTCAATTCGTTTGATTATGATGCACATCGAAGACACTACTGGTATTAAATACCACCGCAATCTCAAGTTTGTTCTTTACAATGAGGTCGTCTACAACAATGGTGAAATCATCGGTGCTATCTACGAAGATAAAGAGAACGGTGGTTTCTCGATCAAAAAAGTTATTGAAACAGACAGCGGACCTGAGTATCAGTTTGTTGGGAATTTCAATACTGTAAGTGACGCTAAAGAGTTCATCAACAACGCAGGCACACTTTAATGGCATTTGAAGTATTAGTTAGGACACCTTCAGGTAGACTTAGTTGGAAACCTGTAGATGATTGTATCACTCACAAAGAAGCACGTGAACAAGGTTCAGCACAATATGCTGGCAAAGTTCTTTCTACCAGATCTGTGAGTGATTCATTCCGATCTGGTGCTTCTAACGCTGTAAACTTTGTTTCAAACAACACAAGTGATGTAACTTTCTTCTGGATTGTCCTAGGAGGTACAATTTTACTGGTTGTAACTTTCTGGCCTTTCCTTCTGGTAGGCGGCGCAGTATACTGTGCTTATAAATTCTTCAAGAAACTAAAATGAGTGACCAACTGAGTAAGTTCTTCATCCTGTTTGAAGACATTGATACAAATGCAGAGGAAATCATTGACACTCAACTAGAAATAGTTGAAGAACGGATGTGCAAACTAGAAAGACAAAATAAGTGGAGAGACATATACGCTTTGGTGCAAGAGTATAAAGAATGGGGAACAGCAAAAGAAGGAGACGACTATGCCTTTTTGTGGTTGGAAAGAATATCTAATACAGAACAAGTAGACTGATAAGAGAGACTGATCGTTCGCCCCCTTGACCCCAAGGGGGTTTTCGCGTATATTAGCCACATTGAGAGACGTACTGCATGATTCTTCGTTCCCACCAAACCCGCATCACTAACAAGATGCAGGAATTCAACAAAGGTCGCATCTTTGTTCCTACTGGTGGTGGTAAGACTCTGTGCATGATTGTTGATGCAATCAACGCTCTTAAGAGTGGTCCTAAGACCATCGTAGTTGTTTCTCCACGTATTCTCCTTGCAAACCAACTTTGCAGTGAGTTCATGGAACAAATCTCTCGCACATGGGTGCATGTTTGTCATGTTCACAGTGGTGAGACTGAGTATTTCTCTTCCACCAAATCTGACAAGATCGCAATGTTCAACAACGTTGCGCGTGCTGCATCTGAGTCCTGCATCATCTTCACTACTTACAACTCTTTGAACAAGGTTGTGAGTGCAGGTATTGACATTGACGTGATGTATTGTGATGAAGCACATAACTCTACCCGCAGAGATTTCTTCAAGTCTGTTGCATCTGCGTCCATGATTGCGCGTCGTTCGTATTACTTCACTGCGACTCCGCGTAACAATCGCGACCCACATGCAAACGGTATGAATAATACTTTTGTGTACGGAGATGTGATTGAAAAAGTACCTGCACAAGAACTGATTGAGTCTGGTTCGATCATTCCTCCCACTATTCATACTCACGAGACTGACATTGTACGTCAGAAGGATACTGCTGCACAGGTTGATAGTGAAACTGTCCTGAGTATTCTTGACACACTTGATGAAACTAATGCATCCAAAGTATTAGTTGCTGCACCATCGACTCGCGTTCTGTGGAACATGTTGACACAATCTGATGTGATTCAACAACTCACAGAACGTGGTTTTGAGATCATGCATATCACCTCTAAACACGGTGCATATGTCAACAAAACAAAAGTGAGTCGTGAGGTATTCTTTGACACTCTGACTCGTTATGGTAAAGATGACAACAAGAAATTCCTGTTGTTTCACTATTCCATTCTGTCTGAGGGTATCAACGTACCTGGTTTGACTCACTGCATTTTGCTGCGTAATCTTCCATTGATTGAGATGGCACAGACTATCGGTCGTGTTATCCGTCTGCATATTGACGATATCAAAGATATTCAATCCGGTAAGATTCCTGCAGGTCAGTGTCAACTCTATCGCAAATCTACTGGGTTTGTGACTGTCCCAGTTCATAAGAATCATGGTGGTGCTGTTGCAAAACGTCTCCAGTATGTTGTTGACTCTATTTTTAAGGAAGGTAAGTCGGTTGAGGTATTTGCTTAGTCCAGTTTACGAACTGGTCACAACCCCTTGACTTCCGACCCCATAACCTGTATATTAGCCAAGTAATCAATCAAATGTCCATGACTGATCCACGCATTGACTACCTAGTTAATCCTTTCATGGAACTAGTAGATCGTAATAATTTTGATACTCTCAGGAATAAAATGCACATCTTCACTGGTGTGACTGGTCAGGGTAAAACTCACTCTTGTGTATATGATTGGATTCCTGAACTTATTCGTAACAAAAAAACTAAGTTAACCATATACTCAGTACCAGAAGATTCTGTTCGTGAGGATGATCTGTTTGAAGATATTGCATTCGAGTGTGGTGCAAAATTTGAAAGCACTCGTGGACATAAAAACAACAAACGTTTGTTTGCAAAAGTAAAAAAAGAAATCAACAAAGGTATTCCAGTTCTTTTGACAATTAATCATGCTTCTCTGTCTGGTGGAACTGCAGGAAAAGAGTTTGGTGAATGGTTGGTTAAAACCAATACAGATTGTGCAGTGATCATTGACGAAGCACATTTGTGGACTGTTTCCTGTTTTGAGAATTACAAGAATGTAACTGGTAACACTCCATCGGACTATAATGCAGTCTTGTTTAAGTGGTGTATGAATGTATCTAAAATTACATCAAAGATTTTTGGTATCACTGCAACACCCAATGCAGAACATCTGAATAAGATTAACCCAGCTCCTGGTATGGAGTTCTGTATTGTAAATCAATTTTGTCCAAAGGAACTCTTGATTGGTAGGAGTGCATGGTTAGATAATTGTGAGTTATTTGACATGTCAGATGCAGTTTTTGCACTGCAAAATGCACTGTCAAAATTCACTAATCGTCGTGGACTTGCAAACAAAAAACAAACTATGATGATTCAGTGTGCTCCAAATATTGACAGTAAAAATGCAAATCCCTGGACTATTGAATATACAAAAAAACAAATTCTAGACTATCTGGAACAGAATCCTTGGTTTGATCGTGATGAACCTATTCTTGCAATTATGTCAGCTGAAGAAAAAGCAATGTATTCTATCAATGGATCTCGTATTGTGTGTGATGATGGTGACGATGAAATCAAAGAAAATCTTCGTGATCCAGAACATCCACTGACATTTCTACTGACAGTTGAGAAAGGTAAATGTGGAATGGATATCAAGAACTTGTCATCTTATATGTCATTCCGCAGTAATATCAAACGTGATTCTAGTGGTGAAGAAATCATCATCAGTTTTCTTCAACAACTTGGTCGTCTTGTGCGTTTAAATCCTGGTGTTGAACTTGATGATTATGATCTTACTGATTATGCAAGGTCTATCAAAGATAACCCTACATTAATTAATCAGTTGGTTGCAAATAACTCTTTTGATGTTTATTTGCCCAATACTTCTACGTGGAAATGTGCAACAGAAGTATTCACCAAACAATACTGTTCATCGGTGGTACGGGGTCGGTCTTGGATCGGGACGTACTGAGAACCCAGTCCACCACTAGAGGGAAGACGTGTTTTTTCCATATTTTCCCTCTTTCCGACCCATTGCACCCTGCTCACCTCTAGAAATGCAAGAAAAACTCAAAGTATCATTGGTGGAAGAGTATTTGGACATCTGGTTTACACTCTGGACAGACACTCGACATAAACAACCATTGTATGATAAGATAGATAGTCTTTGGAAGGCTATGACTTTCGAGGAAAAAACTCAAGTCAATCAAATACTACAGGAGAGTCGCAAATGACAAAGAAAGAATTTACTAAGAAAGGTGGAGAAACTTGGGAATGGGAAGAAACTCCAGAAGTGATTGCAGCATTAAATCAATTGCACAATCGAGTTAAAATTGCAAATCTAAAATCAGATGATGACAAACTCAACTATGACACAGGAGGGAAATGATTCCATTTTTTATTGAAATGAATTACCAAGAAATTCCAGTTCCACCAGCAATCATTCGTTATTGTGATGAGTTTACATTAGGTGCATCGATTGATGATTTAAGATTTCTTGATTGTGTTTACATGAACATGGGACTGTATGGAAACGACGTAGATATATTAGAGGAATATCGAAATGAACCCAGGTGATCGTGTACAGTTTATAGGTTGTACCAAGGAACAACAACAGTGGGGTAACAATGATTGGCCACCATGTATACTGAATGAAGTATACATTCTCACTGATGTAGAAGTTCATCGACAACACACAAAGGTATCATTAGAAGGTATCACAGGTAAATTCAATTCTGTTTGTTTCAAGGTAACTCACTGATGACTGAACTTTTAGATCATTATCGTTCTTTGTATGGAGAATGTTCATTTGAGACTGATTACTATTTTGATTTGTATGAACGGTATGTTGATTCATATGATGAGAATACAATTGATGAATTCTTAGATCATATGAAAACCATATGTGCGGAAGATTCATATGATGCTGCATTTGGTGATCTTGCCAACTGTTTTGATCTTGCAATCATTGATGAGATTAATGATGTGAATCTAGAAGAACTTGAATGTGATTACTTTATTTGTGGTAAGTATGTATTTAATCCTTATTGGGAGAACTCATGACTGTATTTTCTGAAATTGATTCTAAGGAGTATGATCTCATCTCCGCTGCAACATGGTATAGATTAGAACATATGTCTGATGCAGAAAAGAATGAAATTCTATTTGAACATCTCACTGAAGAATATGAAAAGATCAGTATCTTTCATGAGATTGTGAATAGTATTATTTCTGATGTTGGAGAGAATAAGTTTGAAGAAGTTGCTGAAGAAGCATCATGTGATAAACAAGAAACTGATCTTCTCATATATCTAACTGATCTACAAACGTTTAAAGAGAATCATAATTGGATCATTGATGATATCTTTGATGCAGCAACAGAAAATCTACCATTAGATCAGTTTCAAAAGTATTATGATGACTATCAAGGGTATTCATCAACATATTCTAATGATGCAGTGAATGTATTTCTTCAACACTTCCCAGTTGATCAATTAGTTCACTTTGATTCATACTATCAAGGATTGTATGATGATCTAGATGAGTTCTACAAGGAGATGGAAGAGTTTAAACAAGATCCAGTATTCCAATGTGATTATGATAAGGATGATTATGTAATGTATGATGAGTATGTCTTTGATAAGAATGCAATCAAGGAAGGTCCTTATGTCTAAGACACAAAATGCTCTTGCACGTAATATTGCCAAACTCACAGAAAAGACAACACGGAAACGTAAAGTCAAAGAGACGGAGATCAAATGGACAAAATCAAAGGATACTAAGTTGTTTCCGTATTCTACATTTCCATGGAGATTAGAGGATCGTAAAGAGAATAAAGTATGTCATTTTCAATGTTATGAACATGCAGAAAAGTATATTCGTCGATATCAACTAGATAAGAAAGAGTATAAGTTACAAGAACATGTCTAGTGTTTTTATATTTTTCTTCATTATTCTACTTACAATCACATTAGAATTTAGTTGGCCCGTAAAGAAATGAAACCAGGCGATCGTATTGAACTCATTAAACAACCAGGACCAGCACCAAATCGATCGACGTTGATTCTTGGTTATACTTACACACTTGAGAACATTCAAGAAAAGAAAGTTAAGGTTAAGAATAAGGAAGGATTATTTCCAATTGATTGTTTCTTGATTCATGAAACACATCAGTACCAACTTACAATGACTGAACAAACAATAATACTGAATGCTTTGCATTATTACAAGAAAGTGGACAAGAGAGATAACTTCGCTCAATTCACTGAAGATAAGATCAACAACTTGCGTGATCAATTGGTATCACAACTGATTGAACAATCATGGGACAAACAACCTAAATGGAGACAATGAAACAACTCATCCGACCTGAATTCATTATTGGTAACTTAGGTAATGATAAAGCAACTGATGAAGTACAAGACACATGTAATCTCTGTTTCAAAGATGAACAACCAGGTGAAGGTTCGTTACTTGATGGTGTCAATGGTAAACTCCGAAAGTGTCATACAAACTGGATTCCAACAGATTCAGTTAATTTCATCAATGAAGGATTCGCTAACATCATTCGCCATTGTAATGATCAACAATGGAAACTGCCATTAGATAACAAATGGGAAAGTCATATTCAATATACAAGATATACTGATAAAGGACATCACTATGGTTGGCATAAAGATTACTACCCAGAGTGTACTGCTCTAAATGAAAAACATAACATGGGTATAAGAAGAATCAGTATTGTGTATTGTCTATCTCATAAGAAAGATTATGTAGGTGGAGAGTTTCAAATACAACAAGATGATTCAATCTTTACTCATAAGTTTAACTATGGTGATTTCATTGTGTTCCCATCGACTGTGCCACATAGAGTCAAACCATTGAAGAAAGGTCAGAGAATAACATTAGTTGGATGGTATGCTTGACCTTTATCCACAAGTTCCGCATAAATTGTGGAAAAACCTGTGGAAAAAGAATGGTTAATTAAATGTGGCTGAGAGTTTTGTAATTATTATCATATGTGTATGTAAGAGGGGATTATTATCATATGTGTGTGGTAATCTATGATAAACCTCTGGTAATCCTCTGAGTTGTTGTTACCTTTACCCGCAATCTATGAAAATGTCAAGGTCGCCAAGCTCAGAAAACCTCCGAGGCCCTGTGGAAAACTCAGAGATTTAAATTATTATCATATGTATGCATATTATTAACATATGATATGTGTGTATATGTGCTCTCAGAGACCCCTAGAAGGACCTCTAAGACCCCTCTAAGGTCTTCTGAGTATACTTGGATAGTTTACTAAATTATTAACATATGATATATGCATATACATGACATGTGAAATTATTATCATATGTAATATGTACGTGTGGAAAACTACTTTTCCACAACCCCTTGACAGCATGACAGAAACTCTGTATAATAGCTCTGTCAGACGTTCAAAGGATGCTCTATGGCTTCAAAGATGCCCAGGATGAAAGGTGCTGTCACTGGCAACTTTGGAAGACAAAAGATAAAGACACGCCCAGGCACATATGAACTTAGTAAGTATAGTTTGTCAAAGAAAGGTATGACAATACCACGGCCAGATGATGCAATGGCATTGTATATACAAGCATATAATGAAACATCTGATCCTAAGTTACAGCAATCATTAATGGAAATAATTCGTAATCACTATAATAAGAGGATCAATAATGTTTAAAATTGGAGATCTAGTAAACTACAAGAACAATACAGGAAAGGTTATATTCATTTGTGAATGGTCATTAAGTATACTTTTAGGTGATGAGTTTCCTAAACAACAACAAACTCGTCTAGTAGTATACAACTGTGAATACAAAAATGTAAAGAAGTTATGTGACAGTCAGAAGATTGACAGTGGGCCTGCAACCAATTCATGAACTGTCCATTATCACTTGATTTTAGATCTAGATCCTGTATTGTTAGTTGGTAGTCAAGATTTGGACCAAAATGACACAAACTCAAAAGGATCAAATGATTGAAAAAATCTATGAGATTGTTGATTCTCACTTTCCAAAGAAACCAAATGACATTTTGATCGATGAACTTTGCGATGCATTTGATTCACTTTGTCCTGTGACAGTCTAGAAGGTGTCCACTGACCCCCATATGGGGGTCAAAATCGTGTATTGTAGTTTCAAGTCAAAAAACCACATGGATTTCACTCAAGGACTCATCGCATCAGGTTACGTTCTCGACACTGAGAACTTTGATGACTGTTACGTCAAGACCGATTCAGAGGGTGTTCTGCACCTCTACCAAGAGGGAGAGGACGACAACGAATGGAATTATGTGACCATGGACGATGAATTCAATGTCATCTCTGAGAAAACATTCACCCTTGACTGAATCAAACACAATGTCAATGTACAACATCATCAAAGAGTTTTTCACTGAAGATGAGTGGAATGCGATCTACGATGCACTTGCAGACTATCAAGATCATGGAGAGACTGAGACCGAATTGTCTCAGTCAGTCCAATCAAAAATCACTGAACTGTTTAACTGAATTTCAAACTATGTCAGACTACATGATCAAAATGGGTGTCGGTCCTGAGACTCATGAGGAACATCTTCGTCAAACTATTAGTGATTTATTGACAACAATCGGTTATCTTCAGAAAGGTCAAAATGATAATGCTAAGGACTGGATGTATAATCAAGTCCTCCCATCTCTAGAGAATGTGTATAAAGAACAAGACAGTAAGTATGGTATACGTAGTGAGTCAATGTTATATCGTAGAGGTGAATATGATTGGGATTTAATCTGTTCTACTCCTCCAGTTATACTATGAGTCATCAGTCAGTCCAATCAAAAATCACTGAATTGTTCTCATGATTAAAAAAGGTTCTGTTTCACCTGTTCTAGTCAGAAAAGGAAAGTATGGGTACAACGTCTGGATTTTCGATAAAACTACCGTCAACAGGAACCAAGAACCCAGACACCATTTTAAAATGATGAATCGGTACGAAAGTTATGTGTCTCGCATCGATGCGATCGAAGATGGATGGAAGTTTGTTAATCACGGAGTAAAACGAATGGACAATCGGTGAACCGTCCACGATCAATTGATTTCGTCCCCTGATCCTGTATTGTAGCTACATGAACAAAACCCTTTCAAACAACCCCTACGTGAACACCCTTGTCGAGATGGGATACGATCGACAAGACTGCGAGATGGTCGCGTCTGCAGGTCTCGACAAGACGTTCCCCTGTGTCATCTATGGTCGCACCTTTGACACGAAAGAACAGTATGATCAGGAACTTGCAGACTATCTGAACGGTCTGTGACAGTCAGACTAGTGTCACACGGTTTCGTCACTGACCTCAAAATCGTGTATTGTAGCTACATCAACCAAACGGAGTCAAACCATGCGTAAGATCGAAACCCAGATGAACAACGCGATCAAGTCAAACAAGAACTGGACTAACGCAAACACTAGTGTTACCACTGAAGACGGTGTGTCTGAGGTGCGTTTGCATGGTAACTTGATTGCAAAGGTTGGTGATGACTTTGTTACCATCTTTGATGGTGGGTATCAATCAAACACAACTAAATCACGTCTCAACGCTATCATCAACGAGTTCTGTTGTGCGTTCACTGATGGTGTCTTTCAGAAGGATTTTCAGTGGTTCATTCGTGACAACAAAGTCATCCATGATTTCGTTGATGGTTACACATTCGCTGAGTTTGCTTAAGTTACACTCACCCATTCACACTATCTAACACAAACTCATGAACTACACTCTCAAACAACTCCAAGACCGTGTGAATGAAATGATTGCACAACAGGGGGAGGATGCAGAATGTGCCGCATGGATTTATACCAAGAATGATATACATGTAAAGGATGAAAATGGTGAGGTTGATTATGATCATCAGGTAGAAAATACTGCATTGATTAGACGTATCTTTGATGATGTTGGAAACATTGATTACATCTATCAGGTGATTCAAGAGTGTGTGGATGAGGTTACAGAGGAGCAATTCATGTCATATCAACAAGAATTAGTAGAGGTACAATGAGAGTTACGCAATACTTACTGAGTGGAATCTGTGTTATCATGGGTATGACTTGCTATCTGTTATTCCTTGCGGAACGTGATAGTAAGATGATGAATTACTATGATTCAACGATTCAAAAATCAAGGTAAATCAGTATTGCACAAAATGTAGCGAAATCGATCCTGAGGTGGACAGTTCACCAAAGTGTCCACTAAACCCCCACAGACCCCTAAAATCGTGTATATTAAAGGAGTGGAGGGGATCACACCTCACCACACCTCTCAGACCTTCTCTCTTCTTTCATCATGCGTAAAATCGAAACCCTCATGAACAATGCAATCTCAGAGGGTACAGACTGGAGAACTGCAAACACTCGCGTTGAGACCGTCGAGGGTGTCTCCTCTGTCTATCTTCACAACAATCTGATCGCAGAAATCACAGACGATTCGATCAAACTGTATGATGGGGGTTATCAGTCAAACACCACTAAGTCACGTTTGAATGCAATTCTTTCAGAACACGGTGTCACTGGAGAGGGTGTATTCCAGAAAAACTTTGAGTGGTTCATCAGATTGTGGAACGGTACAGAGTTTTTCACCACTGAGTTTCGTTCCGGTATGCGTCTCGCATAGGGGTCAATCCCCCCACTTAATCACATCATCCTTTTAAATCACATGAACGACGAAATCAACGAGATCGCATACTTAGACTGCGCCGATGTGTTCCTACAAGAGGAACCACGATGGGACGATGATGCTCCCAAACTCTCTGAAGATGACATCAGAGAGAACGATTATGACGATAATTTCTAACCCTTACTCATCCACTCACTCACTCACACAACACCATGAACAAAGAACAACTCATCGCCCTGCTTCGTGACGCCACCGACACCAGCGAACTGCTGACACGTTTGGAGGATCTCAGCATGCTGCAGCAACTAGGTGCTATGCCAGACCAGACTACAGGACTTGCTGCTTATGGACGCTCAGACGAGATCGATTTCTGAACTGGCACAACGGCCCTCTCAGAGGAGGGGGCTAGAGACTACAATAGCCACATACGAAACAAAGGACACATGCTCACTTCAAACTTCGCCGTTCAACCTGCTTCCTACGGCACCTTTGATGAGTGGGGTTGTGAGTGGGCAACCGACATCAACCACGCTTACCGCCTTGCTGATGCATTCGGCGAACCCTGTGTCGTCTGGTGTGTGCCACACAACGGTGCTGCTTACAAGTGGTGCCGTGCTGGTGTGGATCAGGTAGAGCAGATCGCTGACCTGCTCTTTGGGGTTGACGCCTGACTCCTGACCCTGTACAATAGCCACATACGAAACCAAACACATGACAAGCTCCACTCAAAACCTGCTCGACATCGCCACTGCCCTACAGGCAAACGGCAAGACAGTCAAGGTCACAGTGCTCAAGCAACGTGGACCACGTAAGGGAGAGACACCCATGAGCATGACAAAGGGCAGTCGCTCCAACACCAACCGCCGAGGACAGACATCGCCCTCTGCTGTGACAGCGACCCGTTCAGTCGTCGCCGGCAACGCCTCATCTTACTTCAAGACATCCGGCTGAGTCAAGAGAGGAAACGGGAGGGCCTGGCCTCTGGTCCCCCGTCCGTGAGCGAAAACGGGTCACTACCCTAATCTATAACGGACCAAATCCGACCTCTCAATATCTCATATATAAAAAAATTCTCAAGCCAAAAAACTCTTCAGAGACCTTTTGCCATGAAAAACTCCATTGACATATACACAGATAGTCCAGATGACATCAGAGGACATCAAATAAAGACGAGATGGTATTACTGGTTCTGGGGAGCCGCGACTTTAACTGTACTGGTCGGTCAGATTTATGTCGGGACTGGATATAGACAAATGTCCAATTCACTCGACAATCTGACAAGAATTTTTTACAAAAACATCGATAGTATCAAATGAAATTTTCACTTCAGGAAGTAGACCATCTTTTACTAGCACTCGAAAAACTACCATCGTATCACCAATCACAGATTAGGGAAGGAATCAGAGTTGGAGGAGATCATGAAGAACTTGTACAAAAACTCAAATTTTACAGAGTGAGACTAACGTAATGACACAGAGACAATGGCAGGAAGTATTTTCAATTGTACGTAAACATCAGAAGGAAAGTTTTGGCAGACTTCGTGGTGATTATATGAAAGAATATGAAGAACTCCGAGAAATTTTAAACGAACTTTACACTTATGCATATGACGAAAAAGACGACTCCCGAGAATGTGAAAGAAGCGAATGAAGGATTATTTTGTGCAACAATGAATCTACCATTAGCTGCAGAACACTGTGGAATGACTCAGAGGGAGATGAAACATATATTCAGAGAATATCTAAAATATAACGATCCTACGTATGAAAACTGATATATAATGAAGACTTGTAATACCAATCAAATGAATATCAATGAATTTAGTACTGAAGTTCAGTATGATTCAGACAAGGATGAATATTTTATAACAATCCCCCCGTCACTTGTCGATGAACTGCAGTGGGAAGAAGGGGATGTTTTAGAGTGGGAATATCATGACTACAATGGCCTTCCAGGCCTCCGCCTACATAAGATAGGTGAGTAAACAGCGCGAATTTCTCTGAAATATGGCGAAGAAAGATAAAGCAAGGATTCATAATTGTAAACCTACACGTAAGTATAGGGAGCGTACGATATCGTATACGCCCCCACCAAACTTTTCTTGTGGTACACCTGCATCTGGTACACCAGGTCAATCAGGTTATACACCAGCAGTAGCGGGTACATCAACTCCTGGCACTGAAAAAACCATTAGTGGGTTGATTCGTTACAACCATAATGAAGTTGGCAACCAAAATAGCTCTTTTTCTGGTACAGACAGTTACGGTAACGATATAAAAGCAATTACTTTTGCGGAAAGAGAACCATTATATTTCCGATATAATTACATCAATGAAGTCGATGACTATGTTGATGATGAAGATAAATCATATATCAATTCAATTACATCTGGTCAGTATTATTATGAACAAGATGTTGATGAAGTAGAGAAATTAAAGAATCAAGTTCCGCGATGGGAGATTCAATGTAGACCTTTTATTACATATGATGAGGAATATTTTCAACATGTCTTCAATTGGCCGACAGATCATACTGTAGTAACACGGAAAGTCTGTGGATTTTTTGAAGAACAAGCAGTTTGTGAGTGTGGAGAAGGCGCTGGTCAATCAACTACTTATACAGTAGCTACTCCATGTGTCACCTTTACTGGCACTACGGAACTTGATAAAGTTGAGAGTGAAATTTTATGGATTGATGAGAATTATAATTACAGAAAACTAAGTTTTAGTCCGACTACAGGAAGAATTAATGGTGATGAAGGAGCAGGTTCTGCTGTTCCTTCTGATATTTCAGCATCTATCAATATTTCATTTGAGTGGGATGATGATCCAGATACTGCAGGTGTTGCTGTTGGTACGATTGGATGGAATGGAAGTGGTGTAAGTTTTACACAGAGTGGAGAAAAAGGTAGTACTAGTTCATCAGTAACATTATCTGATGGTGATTATTTGTTGAATTTGACTCGAAATGCTGGTGGATTTGATGTAACAAATAATGGAACTCGAATTATATTATATGATGGCGGCGGATCAGATACAAACGCACAAGTTGATTTAAATGTTACTAATACCAATGGTTCTAGCGTAACTGCAAAGTTTGATGATAAAGGTAATTTAGTTGTTAAAGGTACTACTAATTATAGTGCAACATCTACGCAAAGTAATAAGTCGTCTTATTTGACAAGTAAGATTGGTGATCCAATAATTTATCATGGTGGCACTGATGATAATAAAATTTTCTTTAATTATCAACCAGAAAATTTGCAAGGTACTAATCCAGTAGAAACTACTGTTAATCATGTTTTTAATGACCCAGCAAATGTAACTAATAGTTTAACTAGTTCTTCTACCAGTTTTACAATTCAAGAAATTTCACCTGCTGATCTCGGTGGTGGGGATAATTCCAATGCAAGAAAACATTATGAAGTTACTGTAAGTGGATTTAATATTCGTACTCCTGCAGATATCAATATCTCTTTTTTATCTGGTTTAAGTGCATCTGGATTACGAGATAGTGGTAATGTAGTTGTGTCTAGAATACAATTATTATCAACCAGTAAGTTTAAAGTTTGGTTTAAGGCGGATAATAATGTTAACACGTACATGCGTAGTTGGAAAATATCTTTAGGGGAAAAATCAAATAGTAAGTCTGGTTCTACAAGTAGACCAATGAAGATTGGTGATACTATCAATGGTCATACCATCACCAATATTGTTAACTATGTTGTTGATATTGCTCTCAAGAGAACAGTTGCATCATCTTCACCAAAGAATCTAAGTCAACCTGGTGTCAGTAAGGATACATTTAAAGATGTATATGGTGGTAGTGATGATGGATATTCAAGAACTCAAGGTTGGTTAAAGTTAGACACTGTTGCTGATCTAGCAGAAGATATGCAGGTTTTTGGTCCAGTTGATGATGACAGTATTTCTGAAGGTACTAAAATAACTGCCGTTGATACTGCAGGAAATAGAATTTTTATTACTAAACCTCTCGTAGGTGATCGTCCAAAATCAGTAAGATTTGCAGATAACTCTGTGAATAGAATTAGCAAACATACTCTTTGTTATGCAGAGATTAATGGATCTGGTAGTGATTTTACTGCAGATGGCGATTATACAAGTGGTGATGGTATACAAATTACTGTTAGAGCGGGTAAAGGTGTCATTAATAGATCTGCTGTTGTTGGTACATATTATTCAAGTGGTAAGAAAAAACTTCAGTATAGTCCAATCTTCTATGCTGCAGATGCTCAGTGTCAAGAAGAAACTGATGTTGATGAACTTGGAGAATATGTACTTGCAACTACTATATGGAGAGACAATCAAATAATTTCTGGTTATGATTTTGAAGATGTATATGTGTTGAGAAAACCAAGTATTGAGATACCAATCATATATCAGATTGCTTCTCTATATTTTGGACTTACGAATTCTCCTATTCCAAGATATCTTCTAAGAAAATTTTACAGAGATTACAAAAAAGATTCTAACATAATCAGAATGTATGGAGTTGTCGGTGATTTTTGTAAGACAGAACTTAAGGGATTGAAATCTGCAATAACTTTTGACTCTATTTGTAGAAATGATGTTAGGTTAGAGTATTTCCAATCATATATTCCTGAACTTGAACTTGATGATTTGGGTGAAGGTGGTAATACTATTGATGAAGGCGTCAAAGATGCATGTATTAGACGTACTATTGAAGAAGTTGAACGACAGCGAAAAAAACAAGGTAAATATGATGATTTTGATAAGGTAGTTGATAGATTTGAAGAAATTATAACAAATACTATTTCACAATCTTCATTTTTAAGTGAAGACTATTATAATAGATTAGTTGGTGATGAAGACTCAATTTTAAATAAAATTAAATCTGGAACTGGAAATATTAAAAATTCTACACCAGATACAAAAATTGAGAATCTACCACCTCAGGTTGAAGGTTCTGATAATTCTGGTAGAATTAATATTTCTGATTCTTATAGAGAATTACCCCCATCAATGGATAGATGTAAGTATTTTATTGAGGACTTAGTTATTACAGATGATAAGTTTGTGAATCCAGTTCTTGATCTATCACCAGAGACTACAATTAATCAACCAAGACTTGTGTTTAGATCTAAACCACGTTTGACTTGGACTGGTGGAGCTACCACACAAACTACTACAGTAACAGCAGGAGGATCTACATCTTCTATTATAATCACTGTGAATTTAGATTCTGAGGGTTACTTAGATACCATTACTTCATCTACAGGTGCTGTAACTGCACAAGCATCTTCATTTGTTGCAGGAACTCCATCATCAGGAACAGAAGGACAACCTGGTTATACTGCTGGAATTTCATCATCAGGATGTAACTATAGTGCCGGATGGAGAATTGGTCCAAAAGATGCAAAGAATAATATTTACTTTGGTGAGAGAGCAGAACAGTATGGTGATGGTGCGTATTATGAAGCTACAAACAATTCATTACCACCACAATTAAGAGATCTTGATTATAAAGATCGTAGCAGTGATGATGATATCTTACCACCAATTCCAACTGTATATCCAAGAGTTCTATGGGAAAGGAATGTAAGTTATCAACAAGATTTTTATAAAATGTTCTGGTTTAGACTAAATGAACTCACTGAGTTAATTGGTGAAACTCTTGCCAACTTTGGTAATCCATATATGGACAAACCAGTTTTAGCTAAGATTAGAAGAAGTATTGGAAGTTCTGATACTGAAATTTTAGTAGAAAGTACATCAGGGTTCTTGGAGTCTGGATATCTTTCTATTCTAAAATATCAGAAAAAAATAGTTACCGATCAAACTGGTAATAATACTGTTTATTTCTCATATTCTGGTGAAGAAATTATCTATTATGATAGTAAAACTGATAGAAAATTCCAAAATTGTGTTAGAGAAGCTGTAAGTTCTTCTTCAGATCAGGTTCAAATAATTTCCGCCAAAGAAATTAGTAAAGATGTTAGATATAAAATTATTCACATCGGAACGACTGATTGGAAAAAGTTAACGGATGACATTAAAGGTACACCTGCTGTTGGTGATGTTTTTGTTGCCAATAAGAATGGTGGTAATGGTAGTGGTGAAGTAGAAATTTTTGCAACAAACTCTGATAATACTCCAGATGAAGATAAGAAGTTTGGAGCGTCAGATAATCCAAGAGAAACTATTATAACTAGTTATGACAAAGGATTCAGTATTTCACAATATTGGATCGATAGACTCAGGGAGGTTTAATCATGTCATTTAGACCAGTTGCAAGAATTGGAGACATTAACTCTTATGGAGCTCCAATTATTGGTACTAAAGCAGTCAATGTGATTGTTGCTGGAAGTCCAGTAGCAGTTGCTGGAAGTCCAGTAGCACCACACGACGAAAAACCAACTCACGTATCAGTAACAACTACTATATCTCCAACAGTTTTAATTACTGGCACTCCAGTGACAACTGTTGGCGCACCAGATACCTGTTTTCACTTCAGAGTGACTGGAGCTCCAAGAGTTTTGTTCTAGAATCTGTTGACACCACCAGTTGTCACTGGTATAATTACGTCAGTTCTTAAGAAATCAAATGGCTAAATCACGAATCGGATTGTCTGGTGGTACTTTCATTGAGGGTAAGCCCAAAATGACTCGTCAGGGTAAAGGTAAATTTACTAAGTACGCTGCAACGTCTCGTAACAAAGCTAGAAAAGCATATCGCGGTCAAGGAAAATGAGTTTAGTCGTCAATTTACCAGCAAGAAAAGTCTATGTGAGAAAAGAATATCTCACTGATCATCAATCTGGTTTTGGCGAATTTGTTGAGGGCGTCTGGGTATCGGCAAAGTCTATACCTGGACGCGCTTTTATTTTGAGACTTATCTTCCTGAATATGGGTCAATGTATGACAAACTCCCAATCAGTGCGTTCCTGGACCGCCCAGAGACCCCTGAACCTGATTTAGACTTACCTAACCTACAGTTTTGGAACTGTATGGACTATATCGGAGATAGAACCTCCAAAAAAGTTCTGGAAATGATTCTAGAGGTAAAATGGCTAATTCACCAAACCCGGATTATGCACCAGAACTTATGAAAAAAGACTTTGGAACAGTAATTCTCATCACAAATCCGAAATCAGATTACTATCTGAAGAGTGCAAATAAACCTATTTTGCGGAATACGAAAAAATGAAGTAAAAGTCACATATATAGTATATAAAGATTCTTTTATAGGTAATGCCGCAGTATCTAGGTTCAGTAACTGGAAAGAGGACTTTACAGTCTAATTACCTTGGCAAAATTTCTAGGGCCTTTAAAGACCTTAGTTTAAATTTTGCTCGTAATCCTGTGACTGGTGATATTGTTGTGTTAAAGAATGAAGAATCGATAAAACAGTCGGTCAAAAATTTAGTTTTGACCAAAGTAAATGAACGACCATTTAATCCACTTGTAGGAACTGATACTACTTCATATTTGTTTGAATTAAATACTGGGGTCTCATCAAATGCATTAATTGAACAAATTGAAAAGGTACTTGTAACCTATGAACCAAGAATCAAACTGGTAGCTATTGAAGTAAATCCACCAACACCAGATGCTACAATTGACTCTGGATTTGAGGTAATTATTGAGTATGAAATAGTTGGTTCACCACCAGAAGTTCAAAATCTATCATTCATACTAGTAAGAGAAAGTTAAATGGAATTACCAATAGTATCAGCGTTAGAATTTGATCAGGTAAAAAGTTCGATCAAAGAGTATATAAAAACAAAAACAGACTTCAAAGACTATGACTTTGAAGGTTCTAACCTTTCTATGCTGGTTGATGTACTAGCATATAATACATTATATACTAACTATAATTTGAATATGGCATCTAACGAGTTAAATCTCGATACTGCTGTACTCAGAGACAATGTTGTTTCTATTGCAAAGAGACTAGGATATACTGCAAATTCCTATACCTCTTCTAAGGTATCTGTAAATTTGACTGTAACTGGTATTGAAGATTACGATTATATTTTATTAACAGCAGGTTCTGTTCTTACAGCGAATAATAATGGTAAAAATTATACCTTTTTGACGAGAAATGATATTGAAGCAAATGTAAAAGGTAAGTCCAAAACAACATTACGTGATATTGCATTAGTTGAAGGTACTGAATATAGTATTTCTTATGTTGTAGATAGTTCAAATGAACACCAAAGATTCTTTGTGCCTAATAATTTTGTAGATTCAGAAACTTTTAGAGTATTTGTTATTCCAGATCCTACAAATAATATTGAAATTGAATATACCAAAAAAGATACTATTGTAGATGTAAATAACGCTGATACTGTTTTCTTTGTCGAAGAAGTACAAGATCAAAAATATGAAATTGTATTTGGTGATGATGTAATCGGTAGAAAAGTACGAGATGGTGAAATTATAAGAATATCTTACGTAGTAACTGGTGGTGGTCAAGCGAACGGTATTAAAGAATTCAAATATAACGGAAAGATAAGAGGATATACCGGCAGTCCTGCAGATTCTAGTACAACAACTGAAGGTACACTTCTAAATTTATCAAAAATTGATTTTGAACTAAGTGATGGTGTGGATAGATCTGATGGTGGATCTGACTATGAGACAATTAAGTCAATTAAATATAGAGCTCCAAGATATTATGCATCTCAAGAAAGAGCAGTAACACTTTCTGATTATGAATCAATTATTCAACAGATTTACCCAAATGCTGACTTAGTACGTGTTATCGGTGGCGAAAACTTAAAACCACCAAGATTTGGAGAAGTTTTTATTGCAATTAAACCTACAGTTGGTCAATTTGTCAGTGATTATGAAAAAGACAGAATTGCTGGTGAAATGGATAAGTATAAAGTTGGTTCTGTAAAAGTCAGTGTTGTTGATCCTGAATACTTGAATTTTGTAGTTAAACCTGTAATTCAATACGATCCAGATAAAACTAGAAATAGATCTTCTGATTTAGTAAGTTTAATAAATGGTGTAGTTGGTGAATATGTAAATTCTACAGACTTTAATAAGTTTGGTGGTATTTACTCTGATCTTTCATTGAGATGTAAAATTAAAGGACTTGATGATGCAATTCAGTATGTAGAATTACCAGTCTATTTGCAGCAACCTGTTGATTTACAAGGATTAATTAACAGAAACTATGATCCAAATTTCTATACAAAATTAAAAACTGATACAAAAGATCCATTTTATGTTATCACGGATCCTTTTTGTCATGTTGGTATACCAAGTCCAGTATTTGTTGGAGCTCTATCTGGTTGTGATACAGACAATATTCTTTATCTGTATAATGCAGACACGTTGCAACCAATCAAAGAAGTCGGCTCTGTTGATCCGTTAACAGGAGAGGTAGAATTCCAAGTTCAGGCCTGTGATAATGTTACAATAAATACTATAGTTATCCCTGAAGTTATAGAGATACCAACAGGTCCTGGGACAATACCAGAAATTACAGTATTACCTCCATCTATTAATGAAGGTGATGATGGTGATCCACCACCAGGTTCTGATGATGAACCAAGATACGAATATCCTGGTCTTATAACTAGTGATCCACCACCAGGTGATGACAGTGGTGGTACTATAGACCCACCAGGAACTCCACCAATTACTCAGGGTCCTGGCGGCGGTGTTCCCGACATCCCAGCAATACCACCAGATATTGATACTCCAGGTGACGGAGACGGTGAAGGTATTATCGGACCACCAATTGATTTAGATGACTTTGTACCAGAAGAAGATCCATACAGCTGCTCATGATATACCTCGATCAAAAAGACTCAATTCTCTCCACTTTAATTGAGAATCAGTTTCCTGATTTTGTTCAGGAAAATAATGAACGGTTCGTAAACTTCGTAACTAGCTACTATCAGTCTCAAGAGTTAAAATTTAAACCTCTTGATATAGCCTCCAATTTAACGGAGTACTATAATATATCTTATTTTAGACCAAATAACTTAGTTCAAAAAACTAAGTTAAATATGTCTTCAAACCTTAGCAAAACTGCTGAGGTTATTACTGTTGATAGCACTGATGGATTTCCAGAGAAGGATGGATATATCAAGATAAATGATGAAATTATATTTTATAGAACAACAACAAAAACTACTTTTGAGGATTGTGTAAGGGGCACAACAGCTTTAGTTCTTGATAGAGAAGTTACTACTGATATAGTCTTAACTTCTAGTAAAACTGCGGAACATCTTGACAAATCAGAAGTAGTTAATATTGCTTATTTTTATGCTAATGAATTCTTTAGTAGAATTAAATCTGAGTTAGTTCCATTATTACCAGAAGTTTTAGTAGATGACATTGATCTTGGTTCTTTCATTAGCAGAATTAGATCTTTTTATGCTTCTAAAGGAAGTTTAAATTCTCATAGAATTTTATTCAGAATTCTTTTTAACGATAGAAGATTTAATATTATTCTAAAAAGAAGAGGTTTTGGTGCTAAATTAAAGATTAATAATACCAGAGGTAAAGTAGATTCTTCACCACCACCTCAAATTGTTTCTGGTGGTGTTAACTATGATAATAGAATTGAAAATGGGACATTAGTCAATCCACCAATAATATCAATTATTGGTAGTGGTACTGGTGTAGTATCTAATGGTATTAGAGAAAATACTACTGCAGTTATTGACGTAAGTGGAATAAATTCTGATGGAGTTATAACTTCTATTACTGTTAGTGATGAAGGAGAAAATTATAGAGGACCAATCAGTGCAGTTGTAAGAAATAGAAAATTTTTAGAAGACCAAGTTGTTTATAATGAATCAAGAACTGGAAGTGGTAGAGTAGAGTATTATGATTCTTTTACTGATGAATTATTACTTTATGATGTAGTTGGTTATTTTGCTCCAAATGATGAATTATTTACCGATGATGGAGAAAAAGCAAGAGCTTTCGTTGCAAAGTCATTTACATCTCCCGTAGCTAGTAGAAATGGATTCCAGGTTGATGGTGAAGAACAAAATATAGAATTCCCTAGAAACTATACATTCAGTCCTTCTAGTGCTTCCAGTATAAGTCCAGTAATTACAAAGTTTAAGTACTTAACTGGCGATTTGGAAGGTGGTTTTTTACCTCAAGTAGTTACTCTCGTACAAGATGCAGATAGGAAGTATAAAATACCAGGAGCTACTATTGGTATTGATACATCATTCTCATTAGAAAATAATGTATATCAGGTAGATATTAGTAGAGAAACTGATATAAATCATATCTATTTACAACCAACAACAATTATCATAAGAGAACAATCGATTATAATCGGTGATACAGATTTTATTATCTCTGTGGATGACGCTAGTAGATTTCCACTAAACAATGGAGTTATATTTGTTGATGGTGTAGAAATATATTATAAATCAAGAACTATGAAACAGTTCTTTGGTTGTGAATATCCACAAATTGCTGGAATTCAGACTGAAAATATAACACTTGATGTTGAAAATGAAGTTGTTTCCTATGGAAGAATGGAAACTTTAAATAAGTGGACTAGTGGGGAATCTATTACTAAAGATGATTTAAGATATAATGGAATTTCACTATATCGTGCATTAAATTCTGGTACTTCTGGATCTACTGCTCCAACACATACTTCTGGTAGTGCTTATGATGGTACAATCATAAATTCGACCCCAGTAGAATGGAAATATGTAGTCAAAAATAGATACAACTATTCTTTTTATATAAAAAACAGTGATTCTACTGTAATTGACCCATCATTCAGAATATTAGGAGTTCCTTCTACTCTATCTGTAGAAGACGGTGGAGCTTTAAATTTTGATTCCACATACAGATTCATTGATAATGATGATAAAAATATATCAACATTTAATCAATCAGATTCCGAAACTTCAGATATATTTACAACAATATTTCCAAATCCACAAGTAAATTATGTTGATGATTCTAGATTTGTCAACATATATTATCATACAACTGGTATTCAATCAAAATATGAATTTGGTGATCATGTATATGTTGCATCTACAGCAATTCCACCTTGGTGGAATGATATTACCACACAATCTGGAAATCTTTTCGATTCCAACAAAAATCCAAGTAATGCTGCTGGAAAATTAGTTAATTTTACAAACCAAAACTCCGTTTATAGGATCAACAAAAGATCTTTAAGACCTGGTGGAGCAAATTTTGTTGGTACTGGTAGAAAAAACAAAAAATCTGTTGGTCTAGATGTAAATGGTATTCAAATTAATTCATATAGAGGAAATACTATAGAATACGGTGAAATATCTAAAATTGTTATAGCTGATGGAGGAATTTATCCAGTACCATTACGATTAGATGGTACAGCAGCTAGATACGATGTTTGGGCTGGTGGTATGCCCAGATTCCAGATAACATCCCAAAGTGGATCTGTTACTAATAGAAATACTGGATCATTATTAAGAATTGCTGCATCAATTAAAAAAGTTAATTTTACAACATTATACGAAGATTACCAATCCGAATTAACTGGATTTACATCAAAACCAACTATCGAATTGGTAAATGACTCACCTTCTATCACACAAAAGTTTGTTTTAGATGAGAACGATATTTTTGGGTCAGGAGTAGATTCATTAAATATTGATGCTGATGACGTAGAGAGTCTAAATTCTGGTGATAGAGTTTTATTTAATTATACCAATAATTTACAATCATTTGATAACTTATCAAATGGCACATATTATTATGTCAGTGTAGTAAATTCCACTACAGATCCTATTGTAATTAAGTTACATACAACAAAGTCTGATGCTTTATTATCAAAGGATCCTATTACTTTAACTCTTTCTGCTGGATATTCTTCGGTAAACTTCAAACTAGTTGCTGATCCTCTTCTACACCCAAATCATAGAGATGCTGTATTGGACATTAGTTATGTTAATGGTAATATTGATAATATAATTGTTTTAGACGAAGGTTTTGGGTATGTTGCGTTACCATCAATTTATATTAGAGGTGGTGGAAAAACTACAGAATTTAAAATTCCATTTGGAAAAGGTACTGATAGATATATTGAAGCAGAAGGTCCTTTAGTTTCCAACAAGAATTTTTATAAGTCAAATTATAATGAAATTGAAAATCCTAATGTATCTACTACGTATGATAGTAGACCATCAGCAATACTAGATTTTGGTAGTAATGTAGAAGGTGTTGCTTATGTTTCTGATGGTGAAGTTTCTTCTGTGTCGATTACAAATATTGGACAAAACTATAGTGTACCTCCTATTATTGAAGTTGGCGCCGGCGGTACTGAAAAGGCTACACTAACATCAGTGTTGGATATTACTGGAAATAGTAAATCAGGGTTGAAAGAAGTTATTATAGAAAATGGTGGTGAAGGTTATACTGCATCTCCTAGATTAACTTTTAAATCTGCAGAGAAGAGGAAAGCAGTAGTATCTGTAAAATTAAAAGAGTGGACATTTAACTTACCTTCCATGTTGTCTAGGAATGGTAGAATTGATGAATATGGTGGTTATGTTTTTAATACAGATGATGTAGTACCTTCTGCAAATAATGAAGCAACTTTTAAAGTAGTTGATCAGAATCTTGATTTTGCTAAATCATTAGATTCAAAAGAATATTATATTTTAACATTTGCTGATAAGTTGGTTGCATATGATATACATCAGAGAAACTCTGCAATTAGATCAACATATCCAAATTTAAACTCAAATGTAAATAACATCGTATCTGCTGAATACCATTCACCTGTAGTTGGTTTTAGTTGTGACGGTATTCCAATTTATGCATCAAATAAACACTATAGTGATCCTAGAGGTAATTCTTCGCTCGAGGAAGTTAAATCAAGATATAAATTAAAGTATAGTACATCTCAACCCAGCACAACAAATAGATTATCTGTATCTATTAGTAGTACAACATATTGGGTAAGTAGAGATGGTGGACCAGATATAAGTGATTATCCAATTGGTAGTTTTATTGAGGATTACGAATATTCTGCTGATACTACTTTAGGTTCGTTAGATAAATTCAATGGTAGGTATGCTGTTACACCAGAATTCCCAGATGGAAAATATTATTATGTAGCTACTACATCTTCATACGATAGTGTAACAAATTCTCTCTTGACCAATAGTACTGCTGGAAATCCAAGTAGTGCATCTATACCAACTGGCTTCCCATTTGTTGTTGGTGACGAATTTGCTTCTACTTACGACGACTATAACAATAATAAGTGTAGAACTTCCGATAGAATTCCAAAAGTATTTGAAAGAGCCTACGAAGGACCACAGTCTAAATCTGATGATCTGAATTATTCTGGTTATGAGGGTAATGATTATTATCCATCAGAAGATACATCAAGAACAAAGAGTGTTATATCACAAAGGATTCCAAATTCTCAATTTGATAAATCATTTACTTCATCTTATGGTGGATATAGTTTATCGAGTGGTTCTGTTGATTCATGCATAATTGAAAATGCTGGTAATAATTACAAAGTTGGTGATAAATTAATTTTTGATAATAATTTAACTGGAGGATCTGGAGCTTCTGCTTTTGTTTCTAGAGTTGGTGGTAAAAAAATAACAAATATCAAAATTTTACCAAATACTGATAATAAATCAGTAGAGTTTACAACAGACTCTTCTCATGGATTAATATATGGAGATTATGTATTTTTTGAATATGATAAAGTAAATGAATCTTTAATAGGTGATGGTTATTTTAATGAAACAATTAATTTGTCATCACCAAGTGGATCAGAATCTCAGTTTGTCGCTGTAACCAGTGCTGGATTATCTGGAACAAAATTGGAAAATATTAATATAAATGCATTTTTAATCTATAAAATTGTTGGTGATAATATTGAATTATATGCAGATTTAGAGAAGCAACAACCTCTATTTGAAATAAGTGAAGTTGAATCTAATTATATTATAATCGATCCAAGAAAATTACCAGATACTTTCTTTGTACACAGTAGTACTATTACAAAAGTCTTTATTGTTCAAAAAACTAGAGATTATTCTGGTAAATATAGAGTCGCCAGATATGTAAGTCCAACAAAATTTGTAATTAATTTTATTGAATCTGTAGAAAATTATTATGATGAAAGATTAAGATATTCTGCAAAATCTGCAGGTGCTACTGGACCGATAGTTGATATTACTATATCCAATAAGGGTTCTGGTTATAGACGACTTCCATCAATTTCCTCTATTGTAAAGAAAGGTACTATTGCTTCAGACAATCAAATAGCAGGAGACGGTAAGGCAATTGTTCAATTAGATTCTACAAGTATTGGAAAATTAAAAAATTTCAACTATTCTGCAGTATCTTCTTTTACTGAAAATATTAATGTAAGACATAAAGTAAAAACTCCAGTAACTGCAAAAGTTACCAATAATTTTGAAATTGATAGTGTCGAAGTTTTATCGGGTGGTTCTTTGTATGATAATGTTGTCACTCTTTTAGTTAATGGAGATTCTGCAAGAGCAAACTTAAAAGCAACCGTTAGTGTCGGTACTATTACTAAAGTGGAAGTAATTGATGGTGGTTCAAATTTTTCTGAAGTACCAATTATAACAGTATCTTCTCAGGAAGGTAGTGGTGCATCTTTTAAAGTAAATATTAAGAGAAAGAATCTTCTCCCAAATGCTCCTATCACTACAGATAGAGTATCCAAGAAATATCCAGTTGCAATTGAAGGACTTGTTACTGGATTTGATCCATTATCATCTACTATTCAAATAAATGAAACTTCTGGATTCTTTATTGATAATGACGTAATTAAAACATCTAATGGTCAAATTTATGGCAATTTAGTTTCTACAAAGAGATCTAAAGTGTCTGCTGGAATAGAATCTAAAGTTGATCTTCCTAGAAAAATTACTGATACTAGAGGTAACGTTAGTGACTACTCCCAAAGAGTAACTGATAGTAATTATTATCAAAATTGGTCATATTCTATAGTCTCTTCCAGAGACACTAAGGAGTGGAAAAAAACACAAGATATTAATACACACCCAGCTGGATTCAAACAGTTTGGTAAAAAAGTTATTGAGAGAAGAAAGAAATTCTTCTCGGATCAGGTTTTCAAGAGCAGTGTCATCTTCACCGCAGCAATTTCTAGTGATATTAACTTGAATGTCAAGTTATCTCCATGTTATCAGAGAAGACTTCTTTTACAAGATACTTCTCTATATTCTGTTGGCAATTACATTTATGGAACTATTAGTGGTGCTATTGCACAAGTTGTTAAAGTTACTGAGTACTTCATATATGTAGAAATTAGAAGTAAAAAAGAATTCCAACTTCGTGAAATTATTGTAAGAATTACTCAAGATTTTGCTTTTGCTAATTTTGATTCTACAGATTTATCTCTGGCTTTCTTTAGTGGAATATACCAGGAACATGATACTTCCTTTGAAGTAGCAGCGTCAACTACAAACAATAATGAATATTATTTTGTACCAAATTTTGATTTCTTATCCACAGATGAAATTTATCTCTATAGAATTTCACCAAGATATGATTCTACAGATCCAACAAATATAATTAATAATTTTGATGTATTGGATACCAGTACATTATCTACAAATAGTAACGCTATTTCATTCACTAAAGATAGTGTTTCTTATTCTGTGACATCTTCCACACTGGAACAATTTATTATATCTGTTGCTGGAGTAGTACAAAATCCTAATTTATTAACTGTATCCAATAATACAGTTGGTTTAGGTGTTAATATTGGATTTGACAATACCAAAGTCTGTGCAGTAAGACATGAGAATCTTAGAAAATTATCATTCACAAACCCACAAACAAATAATACTGTATTTACTTTAAATCATACTCCTTCTGATCATTGCGAGCTTTTAATTTTCTATTTGGGAGTATTCCAAACTCAATTAGTCCCTGCACAAGATTTTACTATCAGTGGAAACCAGATAACTTTTGAGTCTTCTGTAGATCCAAGTTTGGTATTTGGTTGGTATATTCAAAATGAAACTATCACTTGTGAAAGTATTGATACTGCTTTATTAAATCAAAACAGAATCCAATCGATCTTACATTGTACTTCTGCTAATGAGAAACAACAATTTATTGAGTCAAATGCAGTTAAAAATGCACAATCATTTTATGAATCAAGAAATGAACTTATAGATGGTACTGTCTACCCAGCTTCTGCTACAAGAGTTGAAGGTTTTGATACTAGATTTACATATACAAGTCCAAGATATTCCAGCAGTTATGTAGAAGTCCTGGATAAGTTATCTTTCAATGGTTCAACTACTACCTTCTCTATTAAGAGAGATGGTAAAAATTACACTCCAAGCAATGGAGAAGAAAGTCTTGTAGTATACATTGATAATCAAGTACTAGACCATGATCAATATAGTGTTAGTGGTTCTAATATCACTTTCTCTACAGCTTACGCCTCGTCTATTAATTGTACGTTGATTGATTATGTGAGTGAATTTTTATCAAATACAAATAATGAAAATGGTACTATTATTGATAGATTAGGAGTAGTCCAGAATGGTACTAGAACTAAGTTTAATCTTTCTGATAGAGGTGTTCCAAAGTATGTTAATAATGTCGGTGATATTTTTGTTATAAAAAATGATGAACTACAATATCCTGTATCTTCTTACACAGACCATAAAGTTAGAACTTTTAATGGTCATACGGTAAATGACAATAAAATTACTTTTGTAGATGCTCCAGAAGCTTCTGATGATATTAATCTTGTATTCTTTAATAGACAGTTATCACCATTATCAACAAAGAATGTTGTATTGGATCCATTTGTATGTTTTGATGATTCAAGAACAACTTTCCCAATCACGATTGATGGCATATTACAGTCTAGTTTTGTCACAAATAACTTCTTTGTTGTTAGAAACGGAGTACTACAAAAACCAAGTATAGATTATACTATTACTAGTGGTAATATAACTTTCTCTGATGCTCCATCACCAGATGAAGATGGTACTATATTCGCTTTCTATGCATATGATGGAATTAATCAGAATGAAACATTAGAGTTTGCTAATTATATAAATGGCACACAAACAGATTTTGCATTAACTACAAATTACACTAATACTACTGTAGATAATGATGTAAATGTTCTTGTACTCAGAAATGGTGTCTTTCAAGAAGTTGGTGTTGACTATTCGATCCAAGATAATAACACATTCCCATTCATTAGATTTACTACTGCACCACAAACAACAGAAGACATCTTCATGTTGAATATTATTGGTAGTGGTGATTCTAATTTAGTTAATATTACATCTACATTATCTCAAACTAATTCTACCACAATAACTGCTACTGCGGATGCTACAACATCTAATAAATTCCTTGTATTTAATAATGGTATTTTACAAACAAGATTATCTAGTGCATACAGTGTAAATGTTCCTTCTGGATCTGGTTCACAGACATTTACATTCACTTTCGCTGAAGATGTAGATATTAGTGATCTTTATATTATTGCATTTGCTGATCAAACAACTCTAGGTCAAGAGTATGATGTATTGACAGTTTCTAATACATCAACATTAACATATGACTTACGATTTAGTGGTAGTGCAACTGATGCATTAAGTGATGCAAATGAAATTATGGTGGCAATTGATGGTGTTGTACAAAAAGCAGGTTTTGCATACACAGTTTCTCCATATAGTGTTAATAGTGTAACAGACAGAATTATATTCAATTCAACCGCATTAACATCTGTTGGTGCTAAAATTACAATTATTAGAATTGGTGATGATATACCAGGTGTTTCAAATCCAGTAGAATACTTAGACTTCATTGATGATAATTATACTAAGGTAACTAGAACAGAAAATGGAGTTTCTATTCTCCCAACTAGATATAAACTAGTATATACTGCTGGAAATGGTTTCCAGAGTTTCAATCCCTCTATAAGTGATCCTGCAGATTTACTTATTATTAGGGCTGGTGTAGTCCAGAATCCAACTCAAGATTATGTTGTAGGACCTGGTTATATTGAATTTACAACTAATGTTGAAGAAACAGAAGATATTTACGTTTTACATGCCCATGGAAGAGACGAATTAACTATTACTGGTGGTTCAACTGTATCTACAAACCAAACTGATTACGTGGTTTCATCAACTATTTCTTCTAGTGATGAAGATAAGATTATAATTTATGCAGATGGTGTTCCTAGATTTAAGAGAAGAGGTGATTTCACTGTATACAATAATAATACAATTAGACTAACTCACTCAGATGGATTTGCTCCAACTCAAGTATTTGTTGTTAAGTATCCAAATGTACAGTTAATTGATGAGTTTCAGTATTGTCCAAATGGTGAGAGAACTATATTTAAGTTATTCTACAATCAAGCAAATCTTATTGCTGCAAATATTCTTACCGATGCTGATATTTTAGCAGTTAAAAATGGAATTGTACTAGATCCTTCCACGGAGTATAGTATATCAACCAGCAGAGGTCTCATAACGTTCACTGACGCTCCTGCTCACAATGATACTATTATGTTGATTAGAATGAGTGAGAATACTGCATTAACTCTTGTGGATGATCCAGGTAGCAGTAATACTAGAAGATACAATTTTGGTAATAGTTATTCCGAATCTTTACAGAGGGAAAATGTTGTAATATTCTCCAATAATAAGTGGAGATTTGCTGAACTTGGACACTTCACATGGAATAATGATAATACTGTTACTTTATCAGAAAATCATACTACAGGAACTTTATTTGCTATTAAGTTCTTCGGTGTATTCAATTTGCTAGATCAAATCAATACTCCTTTCAATGGTTCTATCACCAGATTCAATTTGTTTGATGGTGAAGAAAACTTTGTTCCTGTCGGAACAGTATCTGATGACGACACTCCAGATCCAACAAGTCTATTGGTTGTCAAAAATGGAGATATACTAGAACCTGGTCATGATTTTGATATTGAACCAATTACTGATAACGAAACTCAGATTGTATTCACTACAGCACCAGTTGCTTCGGATGTGATTTCGGTAAGAAGTGTTGGATCTTTCGATAAACTTGATACTAAGACCAGTTCATCTGGAACAGTATTTGAGTTAACAAAGAGTGGAAACGTCTACTATCCAAATTATGATATTGATAGACCAAGAAAACTAGAAAATCAATTATTGGTTGTTAAAGATGGTGAAGTACAAAGTCCTCTATATGACTATTATATTGATAATGAAAAAATTAGATTTACTAGTTCTGTTTCCTTCAGTAGATTATTCATCATGGACTTCAGGGGAACTTATGGTGATGTAAGAGTATTCAATAGAATAAGTGAAGTTAACACTGGTGATAAGATACAGATTCCTGGTGAGGAAGAAGAAAGAACTGTCACTGCGGTTCTTTCACCAACAATATTAACCACTGCATCTTACAGTGGTGACGGTCCTTCAGGATTTGCTGCAACAGCAACTTACTCTAGTGGTAAAGTTACTGGATTTACGGTATCTAATAAAGGTGGTGGTTATGATACCCCAGTGGTAATTAGAACAAAAGGAACTGGTACTGGTGCTAAAGCAACCGCTTTGGTTGAGACTATCTATGGAAATAGAGTAGAGGAAAGTTCTATTGATATTCAATATGGTGGGTATAACATTTATACAAATCCAACTGTAGTTGCAACTCAATATGCAAGTGTTTATAAATTACAACCACTTAATAAGTCGGAAATTAGAAAAGCTACAAAGTTACTTCAGAATATTAATAATTCTGTAGAGACTTTTGATGTTGGTAATGGAACTGGTTTGCCATCAAATCCACCAACAGTTACAGTTACTTCTTCTAGTGGGTCTGGAGCAAACTTTAAAGTTTATGTATCTGGTGGTGAAATAAGAAAGATTGATCTCTTGAATGGTGGTAGTGGTTATGATGACCGTGACTTTACTATCGGAATTACTGGTGGCGGTGGAGATGGTTGTGTTCTTGAGGGTGTATTAAACAGTTCTGGTACAATTACTAGTGTCATTATTCAAAATCCTGGTGTTGGTTATGATACCAATAGAGTATTCTTCTATAAAGAAGTATCTGGCGAAGTTGAAGCTGAAGGTGTTGAATATACATATGTAACTGAAAATTCAATTTCTTCAGTTGGTTTTGATACAACAAATTCAGATGGAATTTATGAATTTGGTAATGGCACAGCAATTGTTAGTGGGGGAACTGGAGTTGGTTCAACTGGTGGTTTTGATATTGGTACTCACTTGAGATTTGGTGATACTAGTGGAACTAGATTTGTCACTTTTGACCCCATTGATTCTAGAGGTGTAAATTCTGTTCGTGTTTATGCTGTTAGAGGTAACGATTCTAATGGTGGTGAGACACCAGATGTTGTTGGTGATGAAGATCTTAGAATACAATATCAATCTACATCATCTGGTGCAGCACCAGATGGTAATTCTTGGGTGGATCTTGGTATTGTAATTGATGCAGTTCCTAATGGATCTGGCACTGGTGTTCTAGACAATTATGATTTCAACCTTCCAACTGCAGTTCAGGGTGAACATGTGTATTTCAGGTTAATTCAGGATGATAATAGTGGATCAGATTATGACCATTATGGTATTTTGAGTATTTCCTTCCTTGGATATCCAACATATACACTGGATGGTTGCACTAGAGGTGCTGTAGGAACTGCAAGATCACACACAAGTTCGGATCTTGTATATTTCGACAGTTATCTCTGATAAATAAAAGTACAAATAAAACGAAATTAGAAGAATGCCTTCACTAGTAACTGATAATTTTAGGGTGTTTGCTGCTGAGCAGTTTATTGAGTCGTTGGAAGAACCCTATAATTCCAGTGACCAGCCAGAAGCTGATAGTTCTTCAGCTGCACAAAATTATAGAAGTAAGATCTATCTATTTACTGGTAGATCCCAACAATGGACGTTGGAAAGATATGATGGTCAAACAGGTGTGAGTGAATTTGAACCACCCGATCAGTATGATTCATTCAATGATATGAATGAAATTTATGATGATATGATCTCTGTTAAGAGAGTCACTAGATCTGATTTATCAAAGGTTATTAGAAGAAATACTTGGACGACTGGTGTCAAGTATGACATGTACAAGAATGATTATACAAATTTAAATCAATCTATTAATGGTCACCAAAAATTATATGATGCACAGTTTTATGTGATTAATAAAAATTTTAATGTGTATAAGTGCATTTATAATGGTGAAAGTGCAACATATCCAAATGGTGTTACATCTACATTAGAACCAACAAGCACCAGTACCCAGATCGAAACCTTATCTGATGGGTATAGATGGAAGTATATGTATACGATTACAATTCCAGAATATATTAAGTTTGTATCAACTGATTTCATTCCAGTTAAAGATGATACTGATGTAAAAAATGCTGCAATTGATGGTTCTATTGAACAATTGATAGTTGATAACAGAGGATCTGGTATTGCTGCAAATACTTATTATGTACCAATTGTTGGTGATAATGATTATGGAACAGAAACAAATAGAGCAATTGCACAAATAATTGTTCCTTCTACTGGAACTAATGCAAATAAAATTGATACAGCTACAATGCAAATTGTTGGTACTGGTTATACTAGAGCAAAATTAGTCCTAACTGAAGGTTATACAACTATTGCAAATGCTAAGAGTAGATCTGGAACAACCACAGACTTAAGTTCTGCTACTGTAGAGGCAATTATTTCTCCTCCAGGTGGACATGGTTCTGATGCTGCATTGGAATTGGGTGGTTATAGAGTTATGATTAACAAGAGTCTAGATTTCCTTGATGGTGATGGTGATATTCCAGTAGATTCTCAGTTTAGGAGATTTGGATTGATTGCTGATCCACAGAATACAAGTAATACTGATTTGACTGCAAATACAGCTACAGCATGTTATGCAATTAAGTTCCCATCTTCAACAACTGACAACTTTGAACCTGGTAATATAATCACACAATCTACTACTGAGGCAAAAGGTAGAGTTATACATTGGGACTCTGTTACCAAAGTATTGAGATATTATCAAAATGAGTTTATTGATGAAGATCAAGCTTCACCTAATGCAGATCAATTAGTATTGTTTAGTGGCGCAAACTCTATTACTGCTACAACTTCCCAAGGTAGTGTTACAATGACTCCAGATACAGGTACTTCTGGCGATTATTTTGGAGTTACTTTCACTAATGGATACTCTACACCAGAGATCAAGAAAAATAGTGGAAATATTATTTACGTTGAAAACAGAAAAGCAGTTAATAGATCCAATGACCAAATTGAAGATATTAAATTGGTCATTGAATTCTGAACTAAATAGTCAAAAGAAAACAAAACAACCTGAAGGTTCTAATAAATGCAGGACACTAATTTAACAGTATCGCCGTATTTTGATGACTTTGATTCGTCAAAGAATTATCAAAAAATACTTTTTAAACCAGGGTATTCTGTACAGACTAGAGAGTTAAATACACTCCAGTCTACTTTCCAGAATCAAATTGAGCGATTTGGTTCTCATATTTTTAAGGATGGATCGGTAGTAATACCAGGAAACGTTCATTATAATATGAGTGCAAAATGTGTCTTGGTACAAGACACTATTAATGGAGTTTCTGTAGAAAGTTATAGAGCCGGATTAGTTGGTAAAACTTTAACTGGTCTTGTTTCTGGTGTTAAAGCTGAAGTCATCGACACTCTCAGTGCTGAGGAGTCTGAAAAAGATACTATTACACTATACTTGAGATATAATTCTGGTGGAAATATTGTAGATACTGTTCAATATTTAGAATTTATTAATAATGAAGCATTAATTGATGCTAATGGAGACGCAGTAGCACTCACAACAGTTCAGAACGCTAGTTCATATATTGGTTCTACTTGTAATATTAAAGCTGGCGTTTATTATGTCAGGGGATATTTTGTGGAGGTTTCTCCACAACTCATTATTCTTGAACAATATAGTAATAGACCATCATATAAAGTTGGACTAGCTATAGAAGAAGCTATTATCAACTCAGAAGATGACAGTACTTTATTCGATAATTCAATTGGTTCTACGAACTATGCTTCTCCTGGAGCTGATAGATTACAATTTAAATTAGTATTTTCAAAACAAGATCTCACATTCACAGATAAAGCAAACTTTATTGAATTATTGAGATTTGAAGATGGTAATATTACTGAAGAGGCTGCTGCATATACATCTGCTTATAATCAATTAGAGAAAAATTTAGCAAGAAGAACATATAGTAACCATGGTAGTTTTACCACAAAACCATATACAATAAAGATCAGAGAAGCATTAAATGATGGAGTTAATGGTGGTGTCTATTTACCAAATGAAGTTACTTGGGATGGTAAGACTGTAGTAACAGAAATTCCTGCTGGAGCAGATGCCCCAGTTATTGGCGAAAATGCATATACTGATGGAACTAGTCAGTTTGTTTTAGGTAAAGATTATTATGCTCTAGAACTATCTGAAGGTAGAGCATATGTAGAAGGTTTTGAAGTAATTAATGAAAGAAAACAATATACAATAGTACCAAAACCAAGAAAAACACAACAAAGAAATAACCAAGGTGTTTATTTAAATATTGGTTCATATTTTAAACTTGATTTAGATAATACTGGGACACCAACTTCAGGAACTATTACTTTTGGTGAAGATCTTCAATTGAAGGATGTTGATGGTACTGTTATAGGTAGTGCTACTGCGCTTGGATTGGTTAGATCTTTCTTATATGTTACTAATGTAAACATTTATAAGAAATTAACTTTAAGTTCCGCGAACAATATTGCGTCTGGTGATTTCATTACCGGCAATGTTTCTGGCGCCACAGCATTTGTTGATGCTGTGAATGGTTCCACACTAACTCTCAGACAAGTCACTGGAACGTTCTTAGTATCAGATTCAATTCTTTCTAGTAGATATACTACCGATACAAATCCAACTGTATCATCCATCCTGGAATATATAATAGAAAATGTAAGAACGATAGATCAGTCATCTGGCGGTGACTTTGATGCTGCAATTGAATTAGATAGAGTTGCGATAACTGGGTCATCTTTTCAATTAAGTGGTACTAGTATTACTGGTATTGGAACAGAATTTAATTTTGATCTTAGTTCTAAATCAACTATTTCTATTCCAGGAATTACTAACACTCTAGAAGTAGGTTCTGTTAGTGGGACCTCAGTAACTTTAGAATCTAATCCAAGTGCAGATGGTACATATTATTCTATCGACAAATTAATTTGTAAATTATATTCTGGTGCTAATGGTCTCACAACAAAAGCTTCACTCAACCCAATAAAGAAAACTACTATTACTGTAAATGGTGATGAGGAGAGTGATTACATTCACCACAGACAAATTGTAGAAACCATTACTGTTGGTGCTGGTGGTTCTATTACAATTCAGTCTCAAGATGGTACTTTAATTGATCCTTATTCAATTACATTATTATCTTCTACTGGAAATGTAACGATTAATTCTAGGACTGTTGAAGCTAATCATATTGTCACATTAGGTACAGGACAAACAGCTGGAACTAATGTATATGCATATTATTCACTAAGATTATCAAATCCATCAAAAAGAACTAAAACAAAACAATCATATCAATTTTTAATTGTAGATAAAGAAAAGAATTCTAGTAACAATATGTATGGTACTAGATATACAGATAAAGAGATATCTTTAAAATTCCCTGACGTAATTAAAATTCATGCCATTCATGAAGCTGTTAGAGAAAGTGATACATCTCAGAACATGTTTGATAGTTTGGAATTAAATGACGCATCAGATATAACTATTGGTGACATTATTACATCTGGCACTATCAGATGTAGAGTAATTTCTAGAAGTTCTAATACGGTTTGGGTTCAGTATCTATCTACAAATAAATTCCAAAGTGGCACTAATTTAGTTATTAAAGTCAAAGTACCTACAAATGAGCTCATTTCTGGTTTATATGTTAAATCATCTACTTATGGTAGATATATTGATTTAACAGATGATTATAAGTTTGTAAGGAATGACACTAAAGATTATTATAGAGTATCAAAACTTGTAAGAAAGTCATCAGCTGCAGAACCACAAAATAAAATTGTTATCGTATTTGATTACTTTAATCATACAAATTTGAGTAATGATTTTTATACTGCGGAATCATATTCTCCATTAGAATATGGAGATATTCCATTGGCTTTTAATCAGTCTTCAATGGCTGATTTGATTGACTTCAGATATTATGTAACACCTTCTGCTACTGGTGGATCAGCTGGATCTGGTACTGCTACCGCACCATACAAAGAAACTAAAACAACTGGTTCTGCATTTGATATTGCTTTAAGTACTTTACCATCATCGTCTAAAGTACCTTTCCCACAAAGTGTATTCAGTCTTGATTATGAATTTTATATGGGCAGAAAGGATAAAGTTTATCTAACTGTAAGTAATGAAAAGTATGGATATATTACAGGAAAAGTAAATGTAGTACAAGGTGCAGATTCTGTTGAACCTGTATCAAAACAAGATGCAGGTGCTGGACTACTTTTAGCTACTATTGATTTACCTCCATATCTAAAGGATGTAAGTCAAGCAAAAATTAATTTGGAGAAGACTAGAAATTATACAATGCAAGACATTGGTAAGTTAGATGAAAGACTCAATAAAGTAGAAGAATATACGACTCTTTCTTTGCTGGAAGTAAATACAAATAATTTAAATATCCTTGATGAGAACGGTAATAATAGATTCAAGAACGGATTTGTTGTTGATAATTTCACTACAAAAAATGTATCGGATTTACAAAATCCAGACTACACTGCATCTTTAGATCTAACAAAAAATATTGTTAGACCATATCCAGCTGTAAATAATGCAGACCTCCAATATAATGATGACCTTAGTGACGCTAATTTAGCTTCTACTTATGTTACTATTCCATATACGGAAATTCCATATGCAGAACAACCTTATGCTAGTAGGGTAGAAAACTTGTTTCCATATGAGGTATTCTCTTGGGTGGGTAACATGTCATTATTCCCACAGAAAGATATTTGGTATGATACCGACAGAACAATTGTTGAAAATCAAAGTATTAATTTAGTTGATGCATATACAGCACTGTTTGATTTGGTTCTTCCAACTGGTCAAATTTGGGACGACTGGCAACTAGGTGCCGGTGGAACTGTTTTTGGTGGTGGTGGAAGAACTATTACAGATATTAGGGAAGGTGTTCAATATGATGTCGGAAGTCTTAACTTTGAAATTGAATCTGGTGATACTATTCAAGATATCCAAGACTTGAGATATAGCCGATCTAGAGTTGTGACGATGGGTGTTTCGAGTCTGAAACCATCCACAAAAATGTACTTTTACATTAATGATACTGATTCTGGTAACATTATTTATCCAAAGTTATTGAGTTTAGAATCATCTACTAGAAACGGAACTTTTGCAGTTGGTGAAACTGTTTACATATATCCAATGTATGAAGGCGATGAAGTTACCATACAAATGATACCATTGCCATTGGTTGCTACTGTTGTTGCTGCTACAAACTATTCTCAGGAAGTTAGTAGTGATTTTGCTAATGGTAATTATCTATCAGGTCACCTGAAACTTGGTATTGACGACATCCGTACTCTAGCAGGTAGTGACATTAATCCAACACAATTAGGATCTAAGTTCTTTATAACTGGTGTTACTTCTAATGCATATGCTCAAGTTAATAACACAGATATTATTTCAAATGAAAATGGTGTAGTTAATGCTTTTGTTTTGATTCCACCTCTACAATATGAAACTGGAGAGATGCAATTCAATCTCTCCAGTCAGGATCAAAATACTCAGATTAAAGGACTTACTGATACATATGCGACTTCTTCGTATTATTCACAAGGAACTGAATTAACAGTAACATCCAGCATTACTACTTTAGAAGCACCAGAGTTAACTGCTACTACAATTACGGATGAAAAAGTAAGATTTATTCCTAACCCACCTCCACCACCAGGTCGCCACGATCCTATTGCACAATCTTTCTTTGTAAGTCAAATTAGTGGCGTTTTTGCAACTTCTATTGATTTATATTTCTTGACAAAGGACCCTTCTGCTCCAGTTACTATTGATATTAGAACTGTAGAGAATGGCGCAATTTCTGGTCAAATTTTACCTGGTTCTGTGGTAACAGTTGAATCTGCGGATGTCAAACTATCAAATGATGCAACTGCAGCAACTAGATTTACATTCCCAAATCCTCTATACTTATCACCTAACAATGATTATGCTTTCATTGTTAGAACAGTTACTGATAAGTATAATATGTGGGTTTCTAGATTAGGTGAAGAAGATGTTACTACTGGTTTGTTTATTGATAAACAACCATTTGTTGGTGTATTGTATAAGTCATCCAACCAAAGTATTTGGACGCCTGACCAATTTGAGGATATTAAATTTACTTTAAATAGAGCACAATTTGATACTAATACTACATATACATGCGTACTTGAAAACAAACCACTAGAACCACAAAAATTACCAAAGAATCCATTAACATTTACAGAAGGATCTTCTGTTATTAAGGTTTTCCAGCCTAATCATGGTATGCATCAGTCTGGGAACAAAGTAGCGATTAATTTAATTGCATCGGATACTACTAATGCCACTATAAGTACTGCTTTAAGTTCAAATAGTGTTTCAAATATTCTGATGTTGGACATATCTGGAACTAATACTGGATTTGATTTATCTTCTATTGAGGGGTGGAATAATGTAAGTAATGCGTCAGTTTCTGGTGCCAACAAAGGATTTATTAAGATAGATGATGAAATTATTTCTTATATTGGAGTAACTAATAATGGACAATTATCTGGTATTAATAGAGGCGAATTAGGAACTACAGCAACTGCTCATGATGCGGGATCTGTAGTTAGATGCTTCAATATAAATGGCATACCATCAAATGAAATTAATACAGAACATATAATTACGAATATCATTAGTATGGATGAATATGAAATTACTGTGACTTCTGCTGCTAATTCTACTAAACAAACTGGTGGTACTGTTGCAACTGCAACAAGAAATATTCAATATGAAAGCATTGAACCATTCATTAATCTTTTCACTCCAGTAGAATCAACAAAAGCAATTTCTTTGGTATCCACTAGCGGAACTAGTATCGGAAATGATAAACAAAAATCATTCTTATCAAGACCAGCAGAAAACATTGAAAATGGAATTGAAAATGTAATGAATGAACCAAAGTTAGTTTTATCAGAACCAAATAGAAAAGCATTCCAGAATTCTCAAACTTCGACGTTGAAAACTTACATTACAATGTCTACTCCTATTGACAGAGTAAGTCCTGTAGTTGACGTTACTGGTTCTTCTATAGTTACCATTTCCAATAGATTAAATAAAGTGGTTGACGATGATGGTGATTTAGACATCAGTAGTGAATTGACTCCATTCGGAGGAAAACATTCTTCTTATATAACAAAGAGAGTCATTTTGGAGACTGCATCAACATCCATCAAAGTATTATTTGATGCAATCAGAATGCCTAGTGTAGAACTTAAAGTATTTGCTAAAATTAAATATGATTCTTCTTCTGGAGAATTTGATGATATGAACTATATTGAAGTTCCTGTCACGAATAATCCAGTTTCTGATAATAAAAATCAATTCAGAGCCTTTGATTTTGATATCAAAGGTCTTGAGGAATTCCAAGAGTTTTCCATCAAATTAGTAATGACTGGAAATGATCAAAGTGAACCTCCAAAAATTAGAAACTTCAGAGCAATTGCTCTCGCTTTATGATATGAAAAAGATAAAAGTTGAAGGGCACCCAGAACTGAATAGAGATTCAAGTTCTGGTGCTATTATAAACACAAGTCAAAGTGATTATGATAATTACATGAAACTTGCGAAGATGAAACAAAACGAAAGATATAAAATGAATAACATTGAGAAAGATTTGTCTAATCTAAAGCAAGAAATTAATGAAATAAAAAATTTGTTAATTAATTTGTCCAACAATAAAACATAAATACTTAGAGGAATTGAAGTAAAATGGCAGCAGTTCACAATCTATATGTAGACCAGGGAGCATCATTTGATGCCAATATCCAGGTATATGATGGTGTAAACCAGTCCTGGGATTTGACTGGCTACACTGCTGATGCTAAAATTAAAAAATCCTATTATAGTGCTACTTCTACAGATTTTACAGCAACTGCACTTGCGAGTGGCATTGTTCAGTTGTCTTTATCATCATCCCAAACTTCTTCTCTAGAACAAGGTAGATACTTATATGATGTAGTTATCACTGCAGGTGATGGAAAAAGAACTAGAGTTCTGGAAGGAATAGTAACAATTAATCCAGGAGTCACGATATGATAAATAATGTAAAAGTCACTGTAGCAAACACGCCTAAAGTAATTACTGTTAGTTCTGGCAATGTAAATTCTTTGAGTAAGCTAACGGACGTTTCTATCCCTGATGGGGGCGTACCTGATGCGGCGTTGTTACAATATGATACTGCCACTGGTTCTTGGACTTCAACTAATATAATTGACCGTGGTATTACCATAAACTGTGGTTCATACTAATTCTCAAGGAAAACACCCATGTCAACTATAATCAAAATTAAAAGGTCTAGTACGACTAATACTCCAAGTCTAGCCCAGGGTGAATTGGGTTATTCTTGGGGTACTAGTACGTATGCAGATCAAGCAGGAGGTACAGTTACCTCTCACGGTAAGTTATACTTAGGTACTGGAACAGAAAGTGCAGGTGTTGCTGCAAACCTAGAAGTTATCGGCGGTAAGTATTTTACTGATTTATTAGATCACCAACACGGTCAATTAAACGCAAACAGTGCTCTAATTACAGACTCAGATAGTAAGTTAAATATCTTAAATGTAGATAACCTTACTTTAGATTTAAATACACTATCTTCTACAAATACCGATGGTGATATTCTTTTTGATCCTAATGGTACAGGTGAAGTAATAGTTGTAGATGATACATATTTAACTTTTGGTAGTGATAAAGACGCTAAAATTAAATACGACGAAACTACCAATGATAAGGTAAAGGTAGAAGGTGCTGATTGGGAATATACTAATGGAGTCCAGATCGCAATTAGCGATAGTACAGCATCAACAGATTCAACTAATGGCGCATTAACAGTAACTGGTGGTGTTGGTATTGGTGGTGATTTATATGTAGGTGGATCATTTAACGTTGGATCTGTCGGAACCCCTACAGATTTAACAATTTCAGGTGATTTAACTGTTAATGGTGGAGATGTAAACTTCACATCAGTTGCTACAAATTTAAACTTAATAGATAACACTGCTGGCGCACTAGACATTCAACAGGGTGCTGATAGTTATTTAAAAATTGATACCACAAATGATGATGAGACAACAACACTTGGTAATAATTTAACTAGAGTTGCAGTTGTAGTAGAAGATAATGATTCCACTGCTTTTGTATTAAAAGAATCTACTAATAACTATTTGTTAGTAGATACTACGAATGCTTCTGAACAAATCACTTTTGGTAATAATTTAAGTCAAATATCAACAGTTGTTGCTGACAATAAAGCAGATGCATTTAAGGTATCTGAAGGTGCTAACAATTACATTCATGTTGCAACAACTGATGGTTCCGAAAAGGTTACCCTAGGTAACACTCTATCAGTTTTAGAAGTAAATGTAGAAGATAATCAAACTGGTGCATTAACAGTTCTAGAAGGAACTAATCAATATTTAAAGATTAGTACTGCTGATGCTGCAGAGCAAATTGATATTGGTAATAATTTAACTAAAACTCATATTCAAACTTTAGATAATGCTACCGAAGCGTATAAGATACACTTTGTAGATACTGATAATGCTAATAGTGCAGAAACTGTATTTAAGATTGATACTTCTGAAGGTGCTGTACTATCTACATTCGGTACAGGTAATGTACAAATTGATAACGATTTGAATGTTGATGGTGGTGATCTTAGTACTACCGCAACAACATTTAATTTACTTAATGCAAATGCGACAATTGTAAATTTTGGTAGTGATGCAGATACCATTATAATGGCTGCAACCACTGGTACTACCGTTATCAGAAACAATTTAGATATTGGTATTGATGTCGATATCGCTGGTACTACTTTAGATTCAACTTCTACAACATTCTCTTTACTTGATAGTCCTACAACAATCACTGCTTTTGCAGCTACAACTAATTTAAATATTGGTACTGCTTCCACCACTATTGACTTTGGTGATTTACTAATTAAAGGTAATACTTTATACAGTGAGTCAAATGCAGGTACTATCGTAATTGACCCATACCCAGTTGCTGGTGATCAGGGTGGTGATGTTGTTGTAAGAGGTAACTTCACAGTCACTGGTACTACAACTACTGTAGATTCTACAGTAATGACAATCAATGATCCAGTTATTGCTGTTGGTGATGCTTCCTCTACTGCAACTACAACTGTTGCATCACCTCCAGCTGGTCAGGTCTTAGGATTTGATAATGCAACTGGTACTACAGCGCCATCTCCAAATGACAGAACGGATGGTTCATATCAAATCGTTGCAACTGGTGGTTCTGGTACTGGTGCTACGTTTACTGTTACTGTAGATGAAAATGGTGATGCAACGATTGTACTGGATGATGGTGGTGCTAACTACTTAAATGATGAAACTTTAACTCTCTCTGCAAGCACTAACTTTGGTGGCGCAACAGACATTACTGTTGATGTAAACGGTATTACTACCAGTTCATCAAATGGTGTGTTAACTGTTGATAGTGTTGATGGTCTATATGTTGGAGATGATGTAACTGGTCACGCCAATATTCAAGCTAATAGTACAATTAGTGCTATTGATACTGCATCAAAAGAGATTACAATCAACCAACCTCTAAATGGTATTGTTCCTGCTGAAGTAGAACTTTCTATTGTAAGAGGTGCTGATGACAGCATGGATCGTGGTGTTCAGTTTGGTTACTACAATGGTAGTGCTAAAACTGGTTTCTTTGGTTACGATCAAACTGCAGTTTCAGAAGGAGTTGACACAACTTACTACTTTACATATATTCCAGATGCAACTACTACTGGTAATGTGTTCTCTGGAACTGTTGGTAGTGCATACTTCAATACTACTAAACTAGAAATTGGTATTGAAAATGGTGTACCATACTTTGATGCATATCAAAGATTAACTACAACAGTTGCTGCTGGTACTTCTGATGTTACAACATCAAATCAAATCCTGACTGTTGACTCAAATGGAGTTCCTGTTTGGTCAACAACAATCGATGGTGGTTCTTACTGATAAATAATTAAAACAATGAGGTAATTATGAATCCTGATGAAGCGAATATATTAATGCAAACCATGAGTAATAAGATTAATCAGCTGACTCAACAAAATATAATGCTGGAATCTAAGGTAACATACCTTAATTCTGTTTTGGCACAAATTCAGGAAGCTGGTGAAAAAAATGATGGTGGGACTTTTGGTGATGAAGAAACTAAACCCTTAAGACGAAATAATGGCAAAACCAAGCAGCAGGTCTCAACTTAAAGAATATTGTTTACGTAAACTTGGTAAACCAGTTGTCGAAGTTAACGTCGATGATGATCAAATAGAAGATCTTATCGACGATACTATTCAACTTTTTAATGAAAGGGTTTATGATGGAGTTGAGCGTGTATACTTAAAGTATAAAATTACTCAAGATGATATTGATACTGGTAGGGGTAGAAATGTAACTACTCAAAAAACCGACACTAATGCTGGTGACACTCCTGCTTCTAGAACTTTAGATTTTGATGAGGGTAGAGGGTATTTGACCGTACCAGATCATATTATTGGTGTCCAAGGTGTTCTACCAATTTCCAACACATATGTTGGAAACATGTTTGGATTTAGATATCAATTCTTTTTAAATGATTTTTATAATTTTAACTCATATGACATCTTAACTTTAGAGATGACTATGCAGCATATCCAGACATTGGAGTTTTTGCTTGAAGGTCAAAAACCTATTAGGTATAATAAAGTACAAAATAGATTATATTTGGATATTGACTGGAGTAGAATTTATGTAAATGAATATATTGTAATTGATTGTTATAGAGCATTAGATCCAGTAACTTTTACTAAACTCTATAATGAAAGATTTGTAAAAGAATATCTAACATCATTAATTAAAAAACAATGGGGTCAAAATTTAATTAAATTTTCTGGCATTAAAATGCCGGGGGGAGTTGAATTTAATGGACGACAACTTTATGATGATGCAGCTGCTGAGTTGGAAAAACTCGAAGGTAAAATGCTGAGTACATACGAACTTCCACCTCTTGATTTTGTAGGATGACATGGCTAAAAACGTTTATTTTACACACGGAACATTCTCCGAACAGAGACTTGTAGAAGATTTAATCATTGAGTCTATAAAAATTTATGGACATGATGTCTATTATCTACCTAGAGAAATTGTAAATAGAGATCAAATTTTCAATGAAGATACAGTTTCTGTATTTGATGAAAATTATTTAATTGAAGTTTATTTGTTAAACTATGAAGGTTTTGAAGGTGATGGCACATTACTAACTAAGTTTGGAATTAGAATTGCAGAAGAAGCAACTTTTGTAGTCTCTAGAAGGAGATGGGATGACTTGGTTTCTTCTTCCTCTAACTTAGTTAGCGATGAAAGACCAAATGAAGGAGATGCAATTTACTTCCCCTTAACTAAACAGTTATTTCAGATAAAGTTTGTAGAGAATGAAATACCACTGAGACAGTTGGGTGATTTACCAACTTATCAGATGGTATGTGAACTCATGGAATTTAGTGACGAAAGACTTGAAACTAAAATTGATGAAATTGATCTCATACCTGCTGAAGTTGGATATTCGCTCACTTTCGACTTACAAAGGGGTGGTTTATCGGATGTGGTTGTAACTAATGGAGGTACTGGATATGGTGCAACAACAACAACAACTGTAAGTACTCCTGGTTCTGGTTCAGTTATTAAACCAGCAGTTACAACTGCTGGTGTTATCTCAGATATTACAGTTATAGAACCTGGTATTGGTTTTGAAACTACTTCCAATGTTTTCATATCTGGTACTGGAAATGGTGCTACAGCTACTATAGTATTGGCAAACAATAAAAACTTTGAAGTTCAGGAGACTGTTTCTGGTACATCTAAAACTGCTAAAGTTATTGGTATTTTGAATAATGGCGAATTATCAAATACTAATATATACAAATCAGGTAGTGGTTACACTACAACCCCAACAGTTACTATTTCTGCACCACCTTCTGGTGGGACACAAGCAACAGCAGCTGCTACGTTAACAAATGGTGTAGTGTCTGGAGTAACTATAACAGATGCTGGTAGTGGTTACACTTCTGCTCCAGAAATATTGATATCACCATCCCCCGCAGAACCACAGGGTAAAGTCATAAGATTTGACTATTCAAATAGACAAATTGAATTGATAAATATCAACGGAACATTTACTGATAATGAAACCCTGAGAGGATTGTCTAGTGGTGCAGAGTGGGTAGTCAATGAATTTAGTACAATTCAGCAACAAAATGATCCACTTTCTGATAGCCTAGATATTGAAACAGAAGCAGATTCAATCATTGATTGGACTGAAACTAATCCCTTCGGTGAATATGGAGACATGGGAGTATTCTAATGCTAGGAACACATTTTTATCACGAAATTATAAGAAAGACTATCGTTGGTTTTGGTACTCTATTCAACAATGTTGAATTAAGGAGATCCGACAGGGATGGTAATATTGTAAATACACAAAAAGTTCCATTGTCGTATGGACCAAGAGAAAAGTTCTTAACTAGAATTGAAGCTGAACCATCTCTAGATGGTAGATCTGAGGTTCAGATTCAACTACCAAGAATGTCTTTTGAGGTAAAGGGCATTACATATGACCCTAGCAGAAAAATGAGTCCTGTTAATATATGCAAGACTCCTGTTGGTGATGATACTAAAAAAGTTTATACTCAATATAGTCCAGTTCCATATAATTTGGAGTTTGAATTAAGTATTATTAGTAAAAACAACGATGATTCTGTTCAAATTCTAGAACAGATTCTTCCATACTTTCAACCATCGTTTAGTATCACAATAAATTTAATAAGTCAGACTAGTGAGAAAAAAGATATTCCTATTGTATTAAACAGTGTAGGAATTCAAGATGATTATGAAGGAGATTTTAGAACTAGAAGGGCGTTAATCCATACACTAACATTCACTGCAAAGACATATCTATACGGTCCTGTTACAACTCAAGACGTTATCAAAACTGTTAACGTTGATATTGGTGCTGCTATTGAAACTGGAGCTAGATATGTAAGGTACAGTGCAACTCCTAAGGCGTTACAAGATTATAACAATGACGGAGAACTGATTTCTGGTACAGCTATTAATGTAAATAGTAATACTATCACATTAGCAAATCATGGATTTGTAACTAATGATTTTGTTACTTATAGATCAGATGCTAATGGTACACCAATCGGAGGATTAACGGATCTTCAAGAGTATTATATCATTAAGATTGATAATGATAACTTCAGACTTGCTACAACTAAGTATAATTCTACAAGGGGTTACTCTTTAGATATCATTTCTCCTGGTACTGGTGGTTCTCACAAGTTCTCAGTGATTAATTCTTTGGATGATAACTTTGTGGAGGAAGATGACAACTTCGGATTTAATGAAACTTGGACAGAATATTGATATGTCAGAACCATTTGAAAATCTAGACAAAGCTTTTAATATCGAATCTGCGATAGAGAAGGCAGAAGATACAACATCGGAAATAAAAAAAATATCGACAGACGATTTGTCTAACGATTATGAATATACCAGAGAAAAATTGTATGATTTGATTGAAGACGGTCAACAAGCCATAAAAGGTATCTTGGATGTTGCGGCCAGCTCTGATCATCCAAGAGCGTATGAGGTCGCTGGCAACCTCATTAAGAACGTTGCGGACATATCAGATAAGTTAATTGACCTACAGAAAAAAATGAAGGACATTTCAGAGGAGAAAAAAACTGGTCCTACAAATGTTACCAATGCAATGTTTGTTGGTAGTACATCTGAACTTCAAAAAATGTTAAAACAGATGAATTCAGATAAATAGATTAGTAAAAACCCTCGTCGGTTGTCATGCGAGATTATAAAGAATTTAAAGAACTCTGTGAAGCAAAGCGCGGTCTCTACGCAAATATCCACGCTAAACGAAAGAGAGGAGAAGCACCAGCGAAGTCAGGTAGTAAGGACTACCCCGCTAAGGATGCTTTTCAAAAGGCGGCGAGGACTGCCAAAGAAAGTTTTGAACTCACCACAGAAGCAGCCTGGACAAAAAAGTCAGGCAAAAACAAAGAAGGAGGTCTCAATGAAAAGGGACGAAAATCTTACGAAAGAGAAAATCCAGGATCTGACCTTAAGACACCAAGCAAGAAGGTTGGAAATCCCCGTCGCGCATCCTTTTGCGCTAGAATGAAAGGTATGAAAAAGAAACTAACATCTAAGAAAACTGCTAAAGATCCAGATAGCAGAATCAATAAATCTCTTAGAGCGTGGAACTGCTGATGTCATATATTAGATACGATAAAGATAATGTTCAGGTAGATCCACAACCATCAGCTATTGATATTTCTGTATTTGATGGAGATGAAGGGTGGACTCAAATAGATTATAAAAATTGGAACGCAGACTATCAAGCAAGAAATTCTGATAACACAACTAGAACACCAGCTGCATATCAAGCAAGAAATTCTGATAACACCACCAGAACACCATCTGTTTACCAGAGACATGACAAAGACAATACTCCAATAACAGGATAATAAAATGGCACAGTTTAATAAAGTTGCTCAAGAATTAAACGGACAAAGTAAATCACTTTTTGAAGTGATGATGCTTGCCAATAAAGATGGCACAGTTTGTGATGAAAACAACCCACTTCATGTTACTCTTGGTTCCGAAAATGTTACCATTACTGGTGATGTAAATATTGGAACTACTGTAGAAATTTCAAACGAAGAAGGTAATCCAATACCAACTCATGCTCATATATTTGATGAAAATGATAATGAATACACAGCATCAAATCCCCTTCCTGTTGCTGGAATAGTCACTCAAGGAAATACTGATGCTTTTGGAAGAAACCGAGTATCTATACCATTAACTTTATTTGATTCTTCACACAGATTTGCCGACAATAATCTTTGGAGCACGGCAACTGTAACTGGAGGATCTACCAGTTTTAATGCTAGTCAAGGATTAGTTGATTTAACAGTAACTACTG